CCCTCTCGGTGGTGCGTCCCGATAACCCGGTAGGATTCGTCTTCACACATCGAGTTCCTCTTTCGCGATCTCACACAGCAGTTTTGACGCAACCGGGTCGAGCGCGTGAAGGCGTCCGAATGCGGTCCTACGAGTCAGCGGGTACTCGAGCTCGGCCGCCGCGTGAAGTCCCCCGGATGACCCCGGGAACAACTCGAGCGCGAGGTCCGACCAAGGTGCCTTCCGGGCCGAGCTCGACTTCCGGACGACCCCGTCGGTCCCCCGGACGAGCGCGAAGATCCGGTAGAACCCACGCTGGTCCCAGAACGCGCGGCCCGCGCGCCAGTCCCGCAACATGCACCGGTACAGGTGGGCGCGTCGTTCGATCACGCCGGATCCCTTTCGCTCGACAGCTTCCGCCGCATATCCTGCTCGAGTTCGTCGAGCGCTCCCGGGAACGACTCCCGAATGGTCTCGCCGGCGATGGAGCGCCCCAGTACCTGCTGAAACAACCGGTACGCGAGGTTCGTCGGGTCGGCCCGGAGCGGGGCCACTAGGCTCGTTTTCGACAGGCTAGCGAGGCACTCGGCGGTCGTCCCAGGCTTGAGATCTTCATCGCGCGCTACGCGGTCGAGGAGCTCTTGAACGTGGTGCCGGTACAGGCGCTCGTTCCGGAACTCAGACAGCATTCCCGGGTAGAGGATCCGGAACGCCCCGTGGATCGCATCGGCTCGTTTCGGGTGCGCCCGCTTCGCGCGCGCGATCTCTTTTTCCGCGACCCCCATGCAGTCGAACGCCCACGAGATAGACGACGCGATGCCGGTCTCGACCCCGAGGAGGTGAGCGATGTCCTTCCCGGTAGGGAACGCGCTCACGACTGCGCCTCGATCCGGATCATATCGGTGACGGCGCCCGCGATACGGGTAGGGGAGCACCCTTCGTGCCGGGACCAGATGACCCGGTCGCTCTCGTAGTCCCAGCAGCCGACCGCGAACCCAACCCACTCGCCCGCAACATTCTGATCGACCTCTACCCGGCCGGAGCCGGCCCACCAGCGAACTTCGAGCTCGATGCCGCCCGGGAGCTCGCCCCCCATCGTTCGGGTCGGCTCGGAAGCCCTACGGGGCGGGAACGCGGCCCTCATCGGGCGAGCTCGCGCGAGTACGTGTGGGTCCCGTAGAGCGGGCTCCAGGTCGCGACGAGCGTCCCAGCGCGGTCGATCCGAGCCTCGAACCCGCGACCGCGAGCAGCCGTCAGGGCCTCCTCGTAGGAAGCGGTTTCGATCGGCTCGTGCCACGAGAAGTTACAGGAGCGGACCACGTAGAGGTTGGGATTCTGAACCGTCGTTTTGGCTGCCGTCGTCATCGTCTTCATGATCCAACACTAGCGTGTCTAGACACCGTGTCTAGACAATTCGCATCTCCCCCTAACGAATCTTGAATTGGACCGTGTTCAGCTCAAGATGACTGCCCCACCGGATCGCAGTCCCGCCGAGGTGGACGGTGTCGGTTACGTCGATCCGGGCGCCCGGTTGGGACTCCTGGATCGTCGGAAGGAGCTCCCGCCAGACATCATGCATCACGAGATGGCCGACCAAGAGCGCTTCGGGCTTCCGACCCGTTTCGAGCTCGATTAGGCGTGCGAGTGCAATCAACAACCCTACCGTCGGTTTAGGCATTGTTCTCTCTCCTTTTTTGGTTCACAGCAACCGTACTTTTCTTCCGCAAAACTTGCGCCTACATCCGCATCGGCATGACGACGATCGACCATTCGGACCCATTCGCGGGACACCGGACCGTCCCGAGGAGCGGATCCAGATCGCTCGCGGGCGGTTGGATCTCGACTCCCGGGTAGAGTTTATCGGTCCCCCGGTCGGAACGTTTAATGATCGTCGGCGGGCACGCCTTCGTCACAAGCGCGAGGTCCGCCAGGTACGGACCGTTGAAGCAGGCCGTCGCGCCCCCCTTGTGCTTCGGGTCGCGCCGTTCCGGTACGACCGCGTCGAGATGGTTCGGCGCTTCGTCCGACAGGAACGCCTCGTAGGAGGCGCGGCAGAAGTTCGATCCGGGCGAGATGGGCTCCATCACCTCGACGCGGCACTTCGCGATCTCGGACGCGGAACCGGGCCCCGTGATCCGGATCTCGTCCTTCGGAGCCGCATGCTTGATCGCGCTCTCGACGGTCTCGCGCTTAACGCCCTCGACGGGGCGCTCGATCGCGCGGTCGTGGTCGACCCGCTCCCCCTTCAGGATCGCGCCGCGGTGCCCGTCCGTAGCCCAGCAGCGACCCGTCTTCTGGTCGAGCACCAGGATCGATATCCCGGGGCGCGTAACATCCGTCGACATGAACGCGAGGAGCGCGACGAGCTCCTGCTTCGAGAAGTGCCAGGTCGTTCGCCCCGATTCGTCTACCGTCGTTTTCACGAGACCACCGCCGGTGCATAGGCACGAACGAGCCGCGGTAGGTCGGATAGGCGCGTGCGATGGGGCTCTCGGACGTGCTTATCGAGAGCTTTCCGAGCTCCCTTAACTAGGGAGCGGAGTTCCGACTTCTCATATAGTCCGATCTCGTCGGCGAGAATCCAAAGTAGATTCGTGGGCAACGAGCGGGCAACGACCTGGCCGATAATCGTGGTCGTCAGGTACCCGTCCGACCAGCCCTGGACGAGCACGTTATCAGCCGTTCGGCGAGAAAAGATGATATGGGGAGCCGAACATCCACACGAACAATTCGTCGTCTTCATGAACCTCATACTAGCGTGTCTAGACACGGTGTCTAGACAATTCGACAGCCTCCGTTGACCTACCTGGGGGACCGGGGGAGGATCCGGTCATGCGAACTATCTGCGGGGCCCCCGGGATCGAGCACCTAACGCCGGACGAACTACGGGGGTTCTGCGGGACCGCCGACCAACTCTCGATACAGCCGGATTGGCTCGCATGCGTCGTCTCGTTCGAAACCGCCGGGACCTTCAGCCCGAGTCAGCGGAACCGGTGGGCCGTCATCGACGCGCAGAAGCGCGGCGTTCCGTATCAGGGGGCCGTCGGGCTGATCCAGTTCATGCCCTCGACCGCGAAGCTGCTCGGCACGTCCCCCTACGGGCTCGCCCAGATGACGGTCCTGGAGCAGCTCCCGTTCGTCGAGCGATACCTCGGCTCGTACCGCGGCCGGATGGACTCGCTCGAGAACACGTACCTGGGGGTCTTCTACCCGGCCGCGATCGGACAGGAAGATTCGTGGGTCGTGGCGGCCCGCGATGGGTCGAAGCTGAACAACCACGACACCGTTACGCCGGCGGAGCGGGATCGCTCAAAGGCCATCTACCGGCAGAACGCCGGGTTCGACTCCGGCGATACCGGGTTCGTCACCCGAGGCGACGTCTGCCGAACGATCCGAGAAGTTCAGTCGCGGGCGGCGCAGAATCCTCGCGTCGATGTTCCGGATGCGCCCGTCGACGTCAGCGCGGCCGAGGCACAGGCACGCGGGGCAGAGGCAATCGCGGAAGCGCTTCGGGACGACCCTTCGATCCTCGACGGCGACGGGAATCCTTCGGATCCCGCATGAGCCACCGGTAGTTGAGCGTCTGGGTCGTCTCGCGGATCGACTCGGCGGACGCTTCGCGCGCAGCCGCCCGATAGTCGGGAATGGTTTGGGTCCCCTTCAGCGGCAGAAGCTTCGCGAGAATCTTGGCCTGGACGATCAACATCATGAGGCGCTTCCGGGCCCCATACGGCATCGTGTCGGGACCGGGTTCGAGCCACGTGTTCCGGAAGGGCCCCGTGTACGTAAGGCCACAATACTCAACCTGCTTCGCGATGCGTCTCCTACGTGCTTGTCGGCTCATCGGCGGGCCGGCAGAAGACGCTGAGGGTGGTTCGGGCATCCGTACGCTCGCCCGTTCTCGTCCGTGTGTTCGAGCCACCCGATCGAGAACGCGACCTGCCGGGATTCCTCGGCCCCGCACCAGCAGCACCGGACGAGTTCCTTCGGCGACACGACGATCGTCTGGCGTTCCAGCGCCGGCGTTACCTTCATCTCCGTGATGTGCTCGTACCCCCCGTACACGTTGAGGCGAGCTTCCGCGTCGTCCTGCGCCTCCACGGTACAGGAAAAGGCGTGGAAGATTCCGATCGCCCCGACCCTACGGCCGATCCCGCTGACCGTGAACTTCATCCGAACGCCCTCGAGTTCGTATGAAGGCGACGCTGCTGCCTCCGAACCTTCCCGAGCGTTCGGTGCTGGAGCGCCGCCGCGCGCGAGCTCGCCCAGCTCGGGGGAGGGGGAGGCGAAAGAAGACTCACGAACGAGAGTGCGGTGCCGGGCGAAGAAGAATGTCGATGCCAGGCATCCCGCGGCACGAACGAGGGACGACTCACCGGATTGGTTCGATCTTTGATCGTCGTTCCGCACGTCGGACACGAGAGGTAGACGGCAGCGTGAAGATCTTCCGTCTTTAGAGTTCCGACGAACGCTCGGCAGCACGGGTTCTGTTCCATGCCCCCGGGATGGCGCCCCGGATGACCGCGCCGCGCGGCGCGGTGGTAGGGTTTCGGGATGGGAATCGCGATCTGCCCGAAGTGCCTCGCGAGCGGCGAGGAGCACGACCCGCGGGGATACACGAAGCGCGCCTGCGGGCTCTGCGGGGGCGAATGCCTGGTCGACCAGGCGGTCCGGCACCGCTGGATGGTCGAGAACGGCCAAGCGCCCTTCGGGCTCGACGAAGAGGTGACGCGGGTCCCGTGTCCCAGCTGCAATCCCTGCCGGTACTGCGAGAACGAGCGGTTCGTCGACGCCGCGGAAGCGGAAGTGATCCGGGCGCTCCTGCTGGGAGCCAAGCCTTAACGATGCTGCCGTGCGGATGCACCAGTGAGGCCCCGTGCCCGGCGGCCGCTTGGCTGTTCCGACGCCAGAAGGTCCGGGGGTACGAGCTTCATCTCCGGTATGCGGTCGAGCGCCAGGAAGCGGACCTGCGGCGGGACGAGCGACGACGCGCGGCCGATGCCGCCCGGCTCGCCCGAATCGTTACGCGGTTTTGACCGACCTGGTTGCGGGGTCCGGGCGCGGCCCGCTACCCAGTAGGGATGCAGACACGGCTCGTCGGTCCCGACCACGATATCCCGATGGCGATCCTGCCGAGCGAAGCCAAGGGGGATTTGCCGGCGCTCGACCCGGTCCAGTACGCGGTCGTCCTGACGGATCGAAAGCAGATCGTTGGGTTCCTCCGGTACGAGTTCGATGAACTCGGTCAGCTTTGTGACGCCGGGACGTGGGTCGCGAGTTCCCTACGGGGCAAGGGCATCGGGTCTCGACTGTGGAGGTACCTGCTCCGGAAGGCTCGCCCGCGGGCCGTCTGGGTCCGGGCCGTCACGCCGGGCGGGCGCGCCCTCATCACGGGGCTCGTCCGCGAGTTCCCCCGGATCCGCTGGACCGTCGCTGGGTAAAACGGGGAACGGCTGTATTCCAACCTTCGGGATAGACGCGGTGGTGGGTGCCCCCGCGGCAGTCCTGGGCGCGTTCCCCGCCGCCCTGTTGTCTTATGGCGCCTAGTTACACACGACGCGCAACGACCCGTTCGAGACAACTCAATTCGGTTTCCGAAGCTCGTGTTCGACTAGGTTCACACCCGCCTCCGCGGACCCTCGCGCGACGCTGAGGAACCCAAGCGCGTTCCGGAGCACGAACCGGCACGCCATCGCTTCCCTCGACGAGAGCACTACCTCGCCGTCGTGGAGGAGCACGGTCTCGTCGCCGGCAGCGAACGACCCAGCGTAGCGACCGCCCTTCGTCACATACAGACCCCGCGGATCGTTCTCGCGATCCGTCACGATGAGCAGGACGTCCTCGAGGACCGAGACGACAACAATCATCGCGGCTTCCTGTACTGCCGGTATGCCTCGCGGCCATTGAGCCACGCTCGGTGACACGCGTACCCGAGAAGAAACAACAGAGCTACGTCGCTCACGACCTGCGAAAGTTCCCCAGCGGAATAGGCGATGTTCATCACAACCGTCACGTTCCCTCCGCGTCGAAGCAGTAGTCGGTTCCGGTCCCCTGCTCGGGATCCGCGGCGTCGACGCGGTCGAAGATCTCGTTGGCGGTCCGCTCGAGGTGTTCGGCCTGCTCGATGTCGTGGTCCGTCAGGACCTTCCGCGGGAACGCGTAGTCGTCCCGGATCGCCTCAGCGTCGCGACTGAAGACCCACCCGAGCTGGGCGAGAAGACGCGCCGTCATCGGAACCTCGGGAACGAGATGCCGCCTCGGTGCTCGACCCACGCGCCCTCGACCTGCCGACGACGCCACTCGTGTTCGGCCATCAACTGCCGGTACGGGGTAAAGCCCCCAAGTTGGTGCCAGAGCGCCCAGTCGAGTTTCCGCGGGATCACGCGGACCTCCGGGGGCGGTGGAACCGAACTCGCCCGTCGTAGCTGACCCGGGCGACCAAGCACCCTTCGCGGTCCAGGACGTCGCCGTGCCCGGTATAGTCGCCGCGTCCGCGCCGGACATCGGCGGGACCGATCCCGCGTTCGGCCTGCCACCGCACGAGCGCTTCCTTCGCCTGATGAACCGACTCGACCTTCAGGTCGAACGCGAACCCGTAGGCCGCAACCGGCTTCACGACGAGCCGGTAAGGGCGGTCCGCGAGCCTCACGAAAACACGTCCTGATCCGAGAAGATCATGTAGGTGCCGGTTTCGGTCCTGACCCCGTACTGGAGTTGACCGGAAAAACTCCCGTAAAGCTTCTCGACCTTACCCGGCATCGAAAACCCAACCGAACGCCTAACCCGGCAAAGGACCGGGGTTCCGATCGCGATCAAGACGCTCTCCCGAGAATCTCGCGGAGTTCCGCGTTCCTCGCGTGCTGACGCGCTACCGCGCCCTGTTGAATCGCCCAGCCGATCCGGGACTGGATCGCGCTCATCTGGGCCCAGCGGAAGTCTCGAACCTCGGAAGGCTCGTGCCCGACGAGTCGGTTACCGGCCCGGTAGGCAGCCTCGACGGCCCTGTAGAGCGGCTTCGGGTCCGCGCCGTCCGCGACCGCGTGAAGGAGACGCGAAGCCTTTCGGCGAGCCGCCTCGAACGCCTTGATTCGTTTCTCGATAGTGTCGTCGGTCATGATCCAATACTAGCGTGTCTAGACACGGTGTCTAGACAATTCGTCGCCTCCAGGACAGCTTCCCGAAGCCTACACCGGAGCTGGACCTCGATCTGCCGGATTCGTTCCCGCGAGACCCCGAGCTGCGCCCCGAGCTCCCGGAGCGTCATGGGATCCTCCGCGAGGCAACGAGCGTCGAAGATCACCCGATCCCGCGGCCCGAGTGACCTGCGGAAGCGCCTGATGGCCTCCCGGCCTAGCTGGAGCCGTTCCTGATCCCCCAGCGCGTCCTCGGGGCTCCCGGACGGGTTCTCGAGGCAGTCACCAAACGTCACGCCCTCGAGGCCATTGCGGGCCGGACCTTCGGTCGAGATCGACCGGGTCGCGAGCAGCGGCAGGAGTGCGCGGGCCCGCCCGATCGGCATCCGGGCCGCCTCCGACATCTCGTCGGGCGATTGGCTCTTGGTCTTCCGCCACCACCTGAGCGCGGCCCGCTCCCGAGCGCTCTGACCGATCCGGACGCACCGGTGAAGCCGGAAGACCGCGTCCTGAACCTTCGAGCTACAGGCGGTTGTCGCGTAGGTCGAGAACCGGATCCCGCGGGCCGGGTCGAACGACTCGAGCGCGATCAGGATTCCCTCAACCGCATGCTGGACGAGGTCGTCGACCGGGATCCCGAAGAACCGGTACCGGCGAGCCGTCAGGGACGCGACCCAAAGGTGCCGGCGTACGAGCTCGTCGCGCGCACTCCTATCCCGCTGGTTTAGTTTCCTGAAGAGTTCCTGCTCCTGCTTGCGCGTCAGCGGTTCTGTCGTCCCGTACAGGTATTGGGGGCTCATCTCGGCACGTACGTGAAAACGTTGTGACCCGGCACGTCCGGGAACTTATCCGCGTTGAGGAGCTCGATCTGTTCAGCCCGGAATAGAGGAGCCGAGTCACCACTCTGAACGAACTTCAGTTCGATCCCACACCACTCTGCCACAACGGTATGACCGCCCGCGTACCGGTCGTGCTCGCCGTGACCGTGCGAATCTGAGTCCCCGTAGGAATACGCGACGGTCCAGACGACGTCCTTCGCGGCCGCGAGGCGATCGAGAATCGACTTCGATTCGGGATGCCTCTCGAAGCACCACCGATACGCGTCCCGCACGAGCATACGGGTGTCGTAGCGGCCGATGACGGTCGGATCGTTCAGTCGAAACTGCTGCCCTCGATACAGAAAGTTTTTCATCACGAACCTTTTGGCTCTTCTTGGTCGGTCGACCCGTAGATGGCTTCGTCCCCGGACTCGGTGTGGGCGACCCCGATCGTGCCGCCGCGCGACCGAATCGCGGTCTTCCAAGCCTCGGCGATCTTCGCCCAAACGCTGCGGTTCGGGCGCCCGTATCCGTCTGGACCGAGCAGGAGCCGACCGCCGTGCGGGCACATCGATCCCCACCAGCAGACCTGGCTACAACCGGCCGGATATCCGGCTTCGCGCGCGATCCGGGCCTGGTCGGTCATCAGGAGCGCGAGCGCTCGCGAGTAGTCGGGATCGTCTTTCATTGGTCCTCCGGAAACGGTTTACCGGCCACCTTCGCTTCCGTTCTGGCGCGGCGGTAGTCGGCGACCTGTCGGCGATCGTCCGCGCGCTGACATGCCCGGCAGGTCGCGTTGTCGACGAGTTCGGTCGGGCCGATGAAGCACCACTCCGGGAGAAACCGACCGCAATAGGCGCTGTAGTGGGGCTCGCCGTGGACGATGATCGGTTGGCCGTCCCGCAGGTGAGTCTTCTGAGGAGTCACTTTCCACCTCGGCCGATCTCTACGATCTGTCGACGACGACGATCATCAGACCGCTGACAAGCGCGGCAGGTCGCGTCGTCAATGAGGTTGTTCCGGTTAATACAACTCGAGGCAGCAACGACCCGGCCGCAGTAGGTCCGGATCGTCGTATTACCGAGCGGCCACCGTACCGGGATGTGGGTCTTCACTTTCCACCTCGCCCGATCTCTACGATCTGACGAAGCAGCTCAACCGCGGTCCTGCGGCGCGCGTAAAACTTGGCCGACAGAACAGTGTTCGCGACCGTGCGGTTCAGCCGGTCCACGAGCAGCTCCGCGTCAGCCTGCCGGTTCATGAGCGCGAAGGACCGCTCTTGTCCTTCGCGCTTTACGTCCCAGCGTTCCATCAGGCGGCCTTCGCCATCTCGAGCGCGATCGTGAGGGCGCGGTCGTTCTGATTCGCGGCGCTGCCGAACCAGAGGTTGTCGAGACGACGCGAGCGATCTTTCCCGCGTCCGTACGCGAGGTACTCGGTCAGGGCGTTGTAGGCGGCCCAGTAGGTGCCGGCGACCCCCGGGAGCTGGTTGCCGCGTCCTTGCTCGAAGAGCCGAACGACCTTCGGGAGCGTGATCTTGGAGGCCCCCGGAAGTTCTTGACCGGTCGCCGGCGAGAGAACCCGGCGGACCAGCAGCTCGAGGGACGGGCGGTCGATCTGTCGGCTCGCGAGGAACCGGTACCGCTCCGCCGTCGCTTCGAAGGTTCGGTCCGCGAGGTTGATCGCGTCACGGGCCGCCACGACCGCTTCCTTCACCTTCCGGGTGTGGTGGATCTTCAGGAGCGTCTTGCGCGCGTCGCCGGCTCCGTGCGCGAGCGCGAGCGTGTTCGCGCACACGACCTGGATGGGCGTGAACCCGACCCTGACCGCGACCTTCCCGTCGTGGCTGTTCGAGAGCAGCAGGTACTTCAGGACCTCGTCACCCGGCACCACGACCGACGGATCGCGGTTGATGCGGGCGAGCGCCCAGATCCGTTCGCCATCCCGGAGTGATCCCGCGGTTTCGAGAACGGCATCGCCGGAGGCGAGGAAGGGATCGAAGAACGCGAACGCGTCGCGGTTCTGGAGCGGGTGCGTGCCAGGGCCCACGACCCCGAGGATTCGGCCGTCCGTGGTTCGGTAGTTGGCGAGCGCCGGAACCTTCTGGTCGATAATCGAATCCCGGCCATCGTCCATCGGACCAGCCTCGCGAACCGTCCAGAGTTCCTTCTGCCCGACCTCCCAGTCGAGACCAGCCGCCACGATCGCCTCGCGGGTCGTCGGGGCGCTCTCGAGCCGAACCCCGAGCCCGTGCCAGGGCGTCTCGCCCACGTAAAACATCGATTCAACTTCGTGACTCATCTTCAGCCTCCACCTTCGTTAAAACGGTTTGACCTCTCTATCGGATTTGACCGAGCGAAAGCGCGGTCGTGGTCGCGGCCGAGATCCTCAGCAGAAGCTGCTCGATCGCGGCGTCGGGCGAGCTGGCGCGTTCCTCGAGTCCCGCGATCTGGACCACATACACGACGCGATCGACGAGGAACTGGATCCGGAGCTCGAAGTCGTCGAGCCCATACCGCCATGTCGCGGCCCCGAACTTCGCCTCCTGAACCTCCCGGAGCCGGTTCGCGGCCAGCACGACGAGCGAGACCCGGTTCCGAATCTCGATAGTTTCGAATTGGTTCATACGTCCGCCTCCCGCGTCCTAATGTCCGACACACCCGCTTCGTTTAGTTTCTCGACGAGTCGCTCGAGGGCCTTCTCGGTCCGGACGACCTTTCGTCGCCACGCCTTCCCGTCCCACCACGCGACCTCGGTCGCGGTAAAGCACCAGGGAGCGGTAAAGCACCCGGGTGCGGGTTCGTTGTATTCGCGCGCCTCGCGCTCAGCTACGATTCGAGCGTTTTCGACCGACCCTTTTGCGTTGCTCATGAGTAGACTCTACCGTGTCTAGACATCGTGTCTAGACAATTCGACATCCACCCGCGCCTACACGCGCCGCATCCAGTCAAGCAGCACGAGGCCCGCGACCTCCGCGGGGCCGCCTAAACGGCTCCCTACGGGACTTCCCCATTGGCGGCCGGTCTAGTCGGGGCCGTCGACGATACGCGCTAGGCCGGCTTGGTGGCCTGCCCCTCGGGGGGTTCCGGTTTACTCGCCCCGTATAGAGCCCACGTTGTTTTTGAGTCGTCCTCCCGAACCGCTGCTACGAAGTCGCGAAACCGCTCGAGGAACCCGTTGAGCCGGGCCGCGATCCTGGCGGTCTTCTGCTTCTCCTCGAAGAGTTGCCGCTTGAGATCGAGTGCTTCGTCGGACGCGTGCCGGTAGTTCTCGTTCTCGTTCCGGAGCAGGACGTCGCGGTCCCGACAACCCGTACAGAGCCCACGCTTCTCTTGAGCCGCCTGCCACAGCGCCTCGTAGCGTCCCGTGCGGATCTCGTTCTGCCGCATAAGGTCCGCGACCTTCTTGCGCTCGACCTCGAGGTCGATACGAGCGCGGTCGCGTTGCGCGTAGCAGGCGCGGCGGTCTTCCCCGAGGGCCCGGATCTGGAACGCCCAATCGTCAACGGTACCACTCGCGGGATGTTTGGATTCCGGAACAGCCTGACGAGCCGCATGCACGAGGCGATTCAGTTCCCCTACGGTTCGCCAATAGGATTTCGAAAGAGCTACGAGGCTCTTCGGAGTAGACTTGGGCGTTAGTTTCTTCGGCATAGGTGACCTCGTCCTTCCTTTACGGCCCACTCGCGGGCCGTCAGTTCGAGCGTAGCGTCCGCATCGTCCTCGTTCGTGATGGCGGCATCGGGCCCTACGACGAAGATGCTCAGGGCTTCGTCGTTCGGTACCTGCTGGACGTCCTCGATGTCGATATTCTCGGGTTCGAGCCCAAGGTGGTCAGCCAGAACCACGACCGCGTCCGCGACGTCGAGCGCCACGACCGCGTCGTCCGCGAGCTCGAACACGTGAAGCTGCTCCTGTGGGGTCGGCTCGACCGCGTTCCGTTCGATGAACTCGTCGATCGTCATCGGGAGTTGGTTTCGGTTACCCGAAAGATGTGTTGTACCGGGAACTTATGTACGGCGCCTCCCTCGAACATGAGACAATAGAACGCTCCTTTTTGGTATGCGTTCTTGACGTTATCGTAGATGACAGGTTCCGACTGTGTATAAAGATGCACCTTAACGATCATCACCCACCTTCTTTCGTCTCCACAGAAGTGTCGCCTGCCAGATCCACGCGAGGTTCCCGAGCGCCAGGACGGCGCCGGCCCCGAAGCTAAACCACTGCCCGAGCGCCGGGTAGTAGAGAAGATTCCAGAACCCCCAGCCCGTGTAGAAGAAGTAGATCGGCCAGTAGACGCCTTTGATCGCACGGTCCCGCCGGAGCTGGAGCGCGTTCCGCCACGCCATCAGGGCGCCTCCGGCCTCGAAGAGTCCGTTCAGAAGATCCGGTAGGTCTTTCCGCATGGGTCAGCGATGGCGCCCGTGCGCGAGCCCGACAGATCCCGAGAGCGTACTGGTGAGCTGGTTGCCGTGGGGATCCTGGGGGACCACTCGACCCCGGTACTGGACGTGTCGGATCCCGGCCCGCGCGGCGTGCTCGCGCTCGTACCGGTCGAGCTCCTGGTGGGTCATGGCCGTCAGGTTCTTATCCCGCCCCTTTTGGACGAAGTAGTTCGACCCCGGCCCCATCCCGGGCTTCTGAGGGATCCGGCGTCCATTGATGAGCTTCCGGGGCGGCAGCGGGAGCTCGGGGCGTCCCTGGGCCCGCCGGAGCGCGTTCTCGTGCTCGGGGGTCCACCGCGCCGCGCGGCGCGGTGAGTTGGCGGACGCGATGAGGCCCTCCCGGAGGGCCACTAGTGTCTCCTGGGCCGTCGGAGCAGCCGGGGCACGAACGATCGGCGGCGGAAGCTTCCGGTGTCTCGGCGGAGCCCCCGGGGCATCCCGGTGCCGGACCTCACAGCCGAGCGCCGCCCGCTCCCTCTCGTAGCGGTCGCGGGACCGACACCGCTTCGAGCAAAAAGGGGTTCGGTTCGCGAGGAACTCTTTTCCGCAGACCCGACACGTCAGCCTATTGATCGGTTGTTCCTTCACGCGTTCGGCCCTTCCGGTTCGTCCTGCTCGTCCCAGTACCACATGAACACGACGACCAAGCAGAGGAGGAAGATCGAGAGCGCCTTCTCCTGCTCGGGCGAGAACCCGAGGATGTCGAACGCCTCCCGGAGATGCCTCACGGGACCCCGATCGGGAGCGTCTGCCCACGTTCGGGCTTCCGCCCGTTCTCGATTCGGTAACTTAGGCGATCCGGCATCCCGTTCGGGGTCCTAGTTCCCGAGGCTGACGACCGGGGTCGTCATGACGAACCGCCCGGCTTCGCCCGGGAAGAAGATCGTGACCTTCTGTCCGACCCTGACCTCGGACGCCTCCAAGTAGGTCGTCCACTCGCTGTAGCGGGCGGCCCGTGAATCGTCACCGGCGAGCCACCGGAACCGTTTCCCTGCTTCGTCGAGCTCGTACACGGAGCCGCTGCGCGTCTTGAACACCATCCTGAAAGCCTCCGGCATCATGTTTCGGGATGGCGCGGTCTTGTCTAGACCTCAAAGAACAACCGGTGGACGAGCCGGTCATACCACCGGTACTGGGGCGGCCACGCGAGGATCCGGTGGTCGGGTTCCTGATAGACGCGGCGGACGAGCAACGCGAGCACGAGCCAAAACGGGATCACGATATCGTCTCCTCTGAAGTGTTCCCGGGGCTGAACAGATCGTGCCGGAACCGTCTCTGGCGCTGCGGCGCCTTCGAGTCCGGCGTCTCCTGCTTTGGGGCGGGCGACTTCCATTCGTCCAACGATCCCGCCCCGGGAACGCTACTGGATGGCGCCTAGGCACCGAACCAGAAAGCCAACTTCCGCACGTACAGCCAACCTTCGTGGTCGACGATCACGCGATCGTACCGGTCCTCAATCGCCAACACCGGTAGGGCACTCGGGGCGAGTTGAGCCGGGTCCTCCGGCATCTCCCGCGTTTCGTGGCGGGTGACGTTAGCTTCGTCCATCGACTCGTTCCCCGAGCACGCCCAGAAGATAACGCGCTACGCCCCGTAGGTCCCGTGGACGACCACCAGCTTCGCACCGTCGGGATGTCGGATGACACGCCGGACACAGCACCGGAGCTGGCAGAGCCGACACGCCGGGTCCGTGAACGCGCACGGAGTGACGAAACCGGCGGTCGGGCCCGCGTAGAGATTCCAGTTGTGATCGGTCTCCCGGACGTCGACGATCGGAAAGACCTCGACGAGATCGGGTTGAACACGCTCCCGATACCCGGGGCCGAGATCGAAGATCATCGCGCTACTCGTCGCCCTGTCGGAACGGATGCCGGCAGAAGGTCCCGATCGCGACCATGAGCCCGTACCCGACGATCGCGGCCATCGCGGTCAGGGCCCACTCGCGGCCCGATCCCTCGCGGAAGATGCCGGGGCCCGATACCGCACACCCGGCGAAGAACCCGTAGAGGAACCGTCCTCCCGGCCAGTGTCGGGTTGGCTTCATAGCCTGAGCCTGTCGAGCCCGTCACGGATCTTCCCGTGGCGGCGCATGTCTTGTTCGTTCCACCGAGCGTCTGTCTCGCGGTACCGGAGCTCGATCCAGACCCATTCCTGCTCCGTCAGGCCGTCGGCCCCTACTTCTTCGAATCGCCGGAACGCTGCCTCGACCTCTTGGCGATGCCGGCCGAACCCTGCGCCGCGGGGCATTACCGCGACACCTTTAGGACGATCCGACGATCCTGACAGGCTCGGATCTCGAGGTGTTCACGGTGCCGGACCGCTCGGTCCGCGCAGGGTCGGCACGACGGGATCGTGGCCGGGATCCCGTTGGTCGAGTTCGGCACCTTCAGATCGACGAGTGCGTCGCAGAAGTAGCAGCCGTTCCGGCGCCCGGTCCCGTCCTTCATCTCGATACCCAACCTTGGTCGGACTTTATCCGAAGCTTGCCCTCCACCGCGCCGCGCGGCGCGGTGCCGAGGAGTCGGTGAGCGCCGTCGAGCGCCTTCTCGAGCGTCGTGTCGAAGACCCGCCAGATCCCGCGCTTCTCGGTCGCGGCGACGTCGACGTAATACTGAAGCTCGGGTTCCCACGCGACCTCGATGACGGCCGGGTTCCCAACGAAGTAACGTTCGCGGAACCACTGCCCGAGTCGATACCAGTCGCCCTCACCGGTCCAGAATAATTCCTCGAGACCGTCGAATCCCCATTCGAACGCGCACCTACTATCGAATCGTTCGACGACGAGCGCGTGATGGGGTTGGCGGGTAGTAGCTCGCCCGTCCGTGACGATCGTAACGGCCCCGAGGGGGCAGTAGGTTCGGCTCAGTAGATCGTGAAGGCCCCAGTTAGCGCCGATCCGCCATCCCCTCCGGATCGCGTGCTCGCAGAACGCCTCGAGTTCCCGCCTGACGAGTTCGATCGACTTCATCGATACACCGGCGGGTGCGCCTCGACGGCTTCGATCACGAACCGCGCGTTGGCGAACCATTCGGCCTTCTCGTCGTTCGTCAGCGCGTCGAACTCCCGATACGTGAGCCCATACGGGACAAGCTTCTCCCGCGAGAACCGATAGAGCTTCTGCGCGACCAGTACGACTCGTTCTTCCTCACCCATCAGGACCTCACTTTACCCGCCTGAGATGGCGCTGCTTACGCTTCCCGCTTCCGTCGCAGTCCCGGCACAGCACGATCCCGGAGTCGTCCGGATAACGGGACGGGCCCTCGACTTCGCCGTCGCCGGCGCACTTCGGGCAGATCCCGCTCTCGAGTTGAGGCGAACCCTTCAGCCGTTCGATCTGGTCCGCGAGGTCGTCGAGTTCCCCGTGAAGGAACGCGTCCATGTGCTGGCCCCGCGCGACGTCGCCCGCGATCTCGAGCAGCGCCCCGTGGAGGCCACTCGACGGGCTGTACTGGTGCGCACGATCGATCAGGTACGCGAGCGCCGCGTCCTCCTGCCGGAGCCCGCTCATATCCGTCGCTCCGCGGGGGCCCAGAAGATCCGTAGGCAGTAGGAGCATTTCCCGAACAGGATCGCGAAGTGCTGGGTCGTCGCAACCGTCATCGGAATGATGATTGGGTTCCCGCACCCGCACGCAACCGCGCTACCGCGGGCGACCGGTACGATCTCGGTGACCGGATGCGAGGGTGCGAGCTCACGCGCGATCATCTCGGCCAGGATGGCACTCACGACGCGTCCATCCGAACCAATAACGCGACCCGCTCGTCATGCCGGAGCCTGTCGACGTACCGGAGTGCCGACGCCTGCTCGGTCAGGAGGGACAAGCCCTCGGCTAGTGCTGCTTCGCGTTGCCGCTCGAGAGCTACCCTGATCCGGGACGCCTCGAGCGCGTGCTCGTGGTACGGGATCCACTCATCGGTTTCGCGGAACCAGAACCCCGGGAACTCCCGAAGCGTCAGCTCAATCAAAACCGCGAATACCAAGTAGGGGCGCAGGACTTCTTCCCGACAACACTCTCGGGGTCCCGTCGCGGGGATGCGCCCCGTCATCACTTCCGGTAAGACGAGCTTCACGGTCGGGTACGTCACTTCCGGCCCCCCTTCGTTACGTTCGGGATCTCGTCCGGCACCCGCGACGGGACCGCGTCGTCGCCGAGTCCTGCTTGCTCGCGCAACACCTCGAGCGTGGTGTTGTTGAGGAACCGATCCGACGCGATACCAAGTCGCTCGAACACTTGGTCGACAATCCGAACCGCGGCGGCACTCCCAACGATGAATCGCGGCGGGGCTTCTCGTTCTACCCGGCGCTGCTCCTCGTGGATCTGTATCAGGCAGTGCGGGATGAGGTCGATGAGTTCCCGCGCCTCCTGCTGGAGTGCCGGCAGCTCGCAGTGGTCGGTCGCAGAGAGGAGTCGTTGGAGCGCTGTCGCGAATGCGGCGCGGATCCGGTGGGCCTCCTGAAGGGTGGTCGGGATCTGGTGTTGTCTAGACATCGTAAGTCAGATGACGCATACGGGACCCGCCAGCACTTGAAGCACGAATGGGTAGTCGTTGCCGATTGGCCCGAGCTGAGCGGTCCCGATCCAAAGTTTGGACTCCAATACCGTACCGGGTTCGGCTGTAGGGTCGGGCGCGCAGAACCATTCGCCCGTCGTGACGAGCTGGAAGCTCTGTCGGCACTTCTGCTTTCGATCGAGACGATGCCGGCACCACAGCACGACGCTATCGCGCTGGACCCCAACCCGGTACTCTTCCGGTAGATACGGGAACTCGAGCGTCACGACCGCCGGGTCGTCGCCGAGCTGATACTTAAAGATGACTTGCTCCATCGGATCAGAACTGAACGGGGTTCGCGGGATCGCGAGGCCGCCATCGGACGCAGCATCCGAGCTCACCGATGCTCGGCACGAGATGCACGACCCCTTCTTGGTCCACGATCCGGTGGGTCGTCTTTCCCACGAATAGGGTTTTGGGGGTTTGGATCCTGTAGGTTCTGTAGATCCTGACCTGCCCGACCCCCGGGATTAGCCACTCGTATTCCCGCCACAACTCACTCGAGATATCTTTGGGTTCCATCAGAACCTCCTGGTTCGGGACGAGATGACGCCCGTTACTTCTTCGGACCGAACAGGGCAGCGTCGATATCGCGGAGCGTCCTGATGGCGGGTGATTCGGTGCTCACGTACAGGCCGGGGGCCACTTGAGTAGTGCGGGCGAACCGGTCGATGCGCGCCAGATAGGTCCGGATCACCAAGAGGGCTCGGCGGCAGCCGGTCGAGAGTTCCCGGATTCGGGCGGCCTGGCGGGCGATGATCTGGTCTTGGGCGGTCGTGAGGTTCTGGAGGTCCCGGAACTTCGCGTCGATCAAGCGGTTCTCCCGCTGGAGTCGGTCCCGGTCGGCTTCGAGGAATCCCGAGCGGGCGCGTTCGTCGAGTAGTTCGTTAGCTAGTTCCGCGCCGCGAATGGTCATGCGGGATCCCTCCGGTATCGGGTGACGCGGCAGCCCGGGACGAGGCGCGCGACCGTAAGAGCGCCGTCGGGACCGGTGTCGCGCTCGTAGCAGCCGAGGAGCTTCCCCTCGTGATGGATCGCCCATAAGAACTCGTTCTTGTCTTCCCGTTTCGGAACGACGTGACACCTGCAACCGCATGGAGTTCGGGCGCGGGAGATATAACTTTTGCCGTGAAAAACGATCGCGCAGTGACGGTTGTCGCGACAGATTGGGCAGATAGGAGGTTGGGTACTCATCGGGCCAGCTGATCCTCTACTGCGCTCCGGACCCGATCCCGAAGCCGTGCCGCGACCCCGACCGCTAGCCCCGGGGCGTCAAGAGTGGCGCCGTCGGCATCAACTTCCCGTACGAACTCGAAGTGCGTGCTGGTGGCGAACTTCCCGCCGTGCCGAACCGTCAGGCTCGCGGTCAACAACCACCCCGGCGAGCATCCTGCTTCCCGGGGGGCCGGTCGGATCCCGACCCCGAGGCCCTCTGCCTGTAGGGCGTCGGCCGCGAGACCCGCAACGACGAGCGACCTATGGGCGAACCCGCTCATGCAGAATGGTCTCCGGCCGGATCACCCCCAAGCTCGCTGTCTTCGGCTCCGTTGTTCGGATCCGGATCCGGAACTTCTGACCGGCCATAATCGCACCGTTGGATCTTCCCCGGAAGGACATTTGGACCACTGATGATCTGGAAGTACTCCAACGGGCAAAGGTGCCGGTAGTGCTGCTCCGCGAAGGTCTCGAGAGCGGCATCCCGATCGAACGGGTGATCCGGTAGCGCGACGGAGCGGCCGAGACACCCGGGGCAATAGATCACCATCCTATACCTCCTGACCGCGCCGCGCGGCGCGGTGGATAAGGGTCGCGACTACGGCCTTCCGCGCGGCCGACCGGGTAGGAGCGGCGATCAAGAGGAGCGGGCGGGAGCCGTCCGGCATGATGGGGCGGCACGCGACCGCCTCGAGCAGCCGCTGCGGCACCATCGCGTCAGGGTCCGAGGTAAAGTGGCCGTACTGGAAGCGCGGTAGGCCGGCCTTCCGCATGATTCTTCTGTGGCGACGTCGACGGGGGTTCATAGGTTCGGATGGCGCACCAGGATCTCGCGGGCCGGTTCCCGCTTGGTTCCGGATGCGGCGATCGAACGCCGGGCCACGATTGGGTCGATCCGGTAGCGCCGGTAAAGGTGGCGGGCCTCGGGGGTATCGGAGTTCGACAACAGGACGGTCGCGCCGGCGCGCGCGCAGCGGTCGAAGGTCGCGGCGAGTTCTTCTTGGTCGGCGGGCCCGAACCCATCGGGGCAGAACCCGACGTAGTTGGCGGTCGCGGAAGTCGGCACGTAGGGTGGATCCAGGTACACGAGGTCCCCGGGCCCGACCTGCTTGAGGGTTTCGGCGTAGTGTTGATTCGTAATCGACACGCCCTGGAGCGCTTTTGAGACCTCCCGGAGGTTCGGCGCGTCGACGATGCTGGGTGTCTTTTGCTTCCCGTACGGGACGTTGAACTGGCCCTTTTGGTTCACCCGATAGAGCCCGTTGAAGCAGAGCCGGTTCAGGTAGATGGTTCGGGCCGCGCGATCCGCGACCGTCATACCGGCAGTCGCGACGTCGATCGCCCTGACGTGTTCATACTCGACCCGCGAGGTCTTGAACGAAAGCAGCCGGAGCGACACGACGAGTTCGTCGACGTGATCCCGGATCGCGACCCAGCAGTCCGCGACGTCAGAATTCAGGTCACCGAGGAAGGTCCTCCCACCGATTCGGTCGCCCGGTGAGAGCGCGAGAAAGACGGCACCACCTCCGAGGAACGGCTCGTAGTAGTCCCGATACCCGGGCGAGAACCGAGCGAGGATCTCGGGCACTAGTGCCCGCTTTCCGCCGGCCCACTTTAGGAACGGATGGGGAACCAATTACGAATCCGTCTTCAGTGCGGCGCGGATCAACGTTCGCGTCGGTGCATCATCACCAAATCCAGATTCGGATAGTCTTTCATCCGCAACCAATAGAGCCTCCGTCAGCTCTCGCACCCGTGCTTCGGCGGCTTCGGCGCGCTCTGACGCGTTTAGGTACATCCGACACAAGTCGGCAGGTCGGTGCAGATTAGCGATTCGCTGCACGTCGGCGTCACTCAACACCGCCCCATCGGCCGCATCCTGAGACCCGACAGCGCCGATCGGCCTGGTCTTCCTCCCCGCCTCCGCTTTCGCCTTCAGCGCATCAACGATTACTTCGTCGCTGGGGTCGACAGGTGGGACAGCGGCGCACTTTGGTCCGGCAAAGCAACCAATCTTCCCGCAATAGCCGCAGATGCGATTGTCGGCGCGCGATTCATTGCGGGCGCGTAAACCATCGAGGCACTTCGTGTGAATCCCATACCAGGCAGTCGTGCCGCGCACGCGCAATCGGAACTCGCTATCGCACGCCGTTCGGTAGCAAGCGACACAGGTGAGTTCTGGATCGGTCGTCTCCATTAGATCGAACGTGATTGTCGGTCGATCGGCGCGCGTGGCTTTCACGTAGCGAACATGAGCGTCGTTGCCGATAGATTCGTACTGCTGCGTACTGTCAAGCGAATCCCATACATTATAGAGCGTACCTTTTCGGTACGTTACCCATACTTCATCCAGCGCCGCCTGCTCCGGAGTGGCTTCTAGAGACACGCGAGGTTTTCGATCTCCCATAGGGCCCTCCAGTAGAGTGCGGCCCGCTCGTGGGCCTCCCGCCAATGGCGTACCGCTCCGATGTAGCGGCCGAACGATAGGGTTGGGTGCGCCCAGTCGAGGCGCGCGACGTAGCGGTCCCGGGCCGCCTTGGCCTGCCGGTAGAGGGGTCCGCACTGCGCGGCTCTCCCGTTCCGGTCCGAGAGCCCAAACGCCCCCATGCCGCCAAGGCCCGCGACCCGGCAATCCTCGACCTCGCGGCGAAACGTCGACTCGCGGGCCGCGATCACGACGAGCGCGGCCGCCTCTTCGGTCGATTCCGCGACTGCCGCGATCGCGCACGCGTACCGCTCCGCTTGGCCCTCGGGGGCCCGCATGGGGGCCGGGAGCGCCAGGATCGCGAGCAGGACTGCCTCGGCCGTAACCATCAGGGGTGACCGAACGGGATCCCGCGGATGATCCGGCAAGTCCCGCAGGCCCAGCTCCCGTTGAGATTCGCCGAATCCCGATAGTGGTTATCGCACCCGCAGAAGCAACATGCCGCGAGGTGTTCGATTACGTCGATTCTCGATAGCGGTACGAACAAGAAGTCGATGTCGCTAAACATGCCCTTCAGGGCAGTCTGAAGTTGCTCGCGGCTCCGATGCCCTACTCCTCCCGAGACCATCCATCGATCCGGGAGCCCTACCCGGTACGTGAGCGGATACGCTTCCAGTACGATCTCCGCCTTCGCTTCCGGGATCTCGAACCCCTTCAGGAACTCTTCGATCTCGTCCGAGAACGCGCCCCTCATCAGAACCTCCCCTTGTAGGGCGCGACGTCGAACGGTACCTGTTTTCGACCCCGTCGGGGTTTCGTAACGAATAGGAGCCGCCCGAGCTCGGGACGCTCGTACCGGACGCTGGCGCTTCTGCCCGCCCACAGAACCGTGAACCAACCCGCGCAGGTCGCGTACGTGACGTGGCCGATCTCGCCCCGCGGGACCGTCCCGTACGAGGCTCGTGCGCTTCCGTCCTGCGGCACGACCGCACTAAAGGTCTCGTGGTCGATCTTCGCCTCAACCTCGTCGTCGAGTTCGGGGGTCGGGTACGAGCACATTAGGCTTTCCCGGCCAGCATCAGGTTCCGGGCAGCGCGCGCTTCGCGCTTCTGAGCCGCGAGTTCCTTCGCGCGCGCGACCTGTTCGGGAGTTTGGTCCCACCCGCGCGGTGGATACCGGACGCTTCTGCCCCGGAGCCCGAACCCGGCCGGGAGGCGAAGTCGCGCCGGCGCGCGGCCGTCCGCGGTCCGGAACCGCTCCTGAATCCCGTTGTAGGCGGTCGCCATCGCGGCCGCGATCAAGGCCTTCATCGCCGAAAACTTACCTGCCGCCGTCTTCGCCACGTTTCCTCCTCTGGATGCTGATGCCTTCTGGGCCGCAACAGTAGCCCTCCGGACATAGCGCCCCGGGGGCACCGCAGTCATCACGCGGTGGGCACCGCCAGCCGGGTGCGCACGGGATTGGGGCATCCGGGTCGGGGTCCAGCGCCTGCACCGCGCCGCGCGGCGCGGTGCAGGACCAGAAGAGCAGCGCGATTACGTAGCGGGCCCTCATGGGTTCGCCTTCCGAGCAGCCGCGCGACGGCCCGCGAGCTCCTTCGTGACCCGGCGGTGGCACGGCAGACAGAGTGTCCGGAGTCCATCGATCCCGACTCCGCCACCGCCCTCGCAGACCGGCACGATATGGTCGGCCTCCCAGAGATGCTGACCCCGGTAGGGTTTCGAAAGTCCTATAGCCCGGCAGAGGCGAAGGAACGGGGCAAACTCGAGCGGTGTAGAGGTCGGGCGTCCAAACCGCTCCGCCTCCTCCTGCACGTACCTCATGTCGAACTTTTCACGCCAGCATCTATCGAGCGTGTAGTGGAGTGCGTCTGCCGTCCTCGTCTTCAGCATTCCCCGCTCCCGCAGGTAGTGCTCGTTCAGAACCTCCAGCATCCCGCCGAGTCGACTTTCGAGTTGGTGGCAGTCGCGGCGACAGTTCGGAATCGCGCAGACCCCGCGGTCGCGCTCGAATACCTTCCGCCGCGCATGCCCCGGGTTCCGTTTCTCCTGCCACTTACCTACGCATTCGGACGAACAGAACGTCCTGCGGGGCGGCGTGACCTCGACCCCGCATTCGCGGCAACAGAACCGACCGCCGACGCCGCGGACCAACCGGCCCATCGGCGGAATCCTGCTGGTCCCCATCGCTAGAGGGTCGAGGGGGTCGAGAGATTCTTAAGATCCTGTGAGTTTTCTTTTTCGTCGAATTCCTTCAACGCTCGAAAAAGAACGGCCGGGAATCGAATATCTTCGATGTTCTTCGGGTTCGGACGCGGAGCTCCGCGTTGGAATACGTCGCGGAACCACTTCGCCATCTCGATCGATTCCTCGACGTCCGGCATCGCGCGGTGTTCGGGCTCCTCGCGCCGCTCCGGTACCTCACCAACCCAAGCCCGATAGAACAGCTTAAGGGCCGATACGTCCGCGTGACGATGATGGAGCATCTGGAGAACCGAGCGGCAGCCCCACCGCTTCAGATGATTGATGTCGGTGTGGACCGAGAACCCCGCGGGGTGGAAGGGCCGGTCGACCGACGGGTCGAACCCACGCCCGATACGAGCACCGGCCACTACCATCTCGTTGAGAAACGAAGTGAGGGAACCGATCACGTCGAGCACCCGAACCTCACCTGTAGCCGCGAGGTCGTCCAGGAGACCGCTCTTCTGATGCATCTTGACGACGAACCCGTTCACGTACTGGTTGTTCTCGAGCGGAATCAACCAGCTCTTACGCCCGAGCTCCTGAAGATCCAGAGTCGTGACGCAACACGCGAGCTCGAGTATCTGGCATCGCTCGGGGTCGAGCCCCGTTGTCTCGACGTCCAACCACAGCAGCAGCCTTACGGGTTCTGTCTCGCTCATACGTCCACCGAGTCCTCATTGCGGGAGCGGAAGTATTCGCGGAAGTCGTTCCGCATCCTCTCGCCCCGGTCCGTAAAGCGGATGACGCCCTGCCAGTCCCGCTTGATGTCTTGGTCGGGGTCGTAGGCGTGCCGCTTCAGGATCTCCCATCGACTCCCGTAGCGACGGTGAACTTTGCTCCCGTGCCAGCCGTGCACGATCGTTCCCGGCACGTACCCGACGTTCCGTCGGATGTGGGTTTCGGCTCGGGTCTCCCAGGCGTCGAGATGCCGAACGTACCCGGGGGACGAGAACGGGCGCCCGTCGGTGCCGCGCCAGTACTCGTGGACGTCTCCGATCAGCGCGTGGGCCATGTGGTGGTCGGCCGACCCGAGGATCGCGTGATCCATCAGACCCCCGAGGGCATCGATCGCCTCGCGGCGCGCACACCAAGCGTAACCCGGGTGCCAGATTGGATGGAGGTACAGGTTCTTGGCCTGTTCCGAGTACGGGCGCGGCTTGTTGTTTATCCAGGACCAAACGAACCCATCGATCGTCTGGGAGTGCTCGCCGTGCGGACCGAGATCGATCGCGTGGCTAAACATCTGGGCGACCTTGTAGTGCTGAAGCACGTGGGTAGCCTCCTCGACCCAGTCCCGGCGGGTGAACTGCACGTCGGCATCGATCCACGCTACGTACTGCCAGTTCGACGGAAGGCGCTGGATCCCGATATTGATCAGGTTCTCCTTCGACCAGAGCTCATCGAACAGCTGAACCCGGTGGACGTGCGGGCCATCGATCTCGGATGGTCGGCCGCCCAAGACACCCTCAACCGTCAGGAGGTTCGCACCGCTCGCCAGTACGTGAGCTTCGAACTCCCGATAGAGTTCGTACCGGCTCCGGTACCGTTGCGGGTTCGTGAGCGCGCACACGACCCAAAAGTTCCTCTGTGACTCGATCGGCCTATGCCGGAAGCTGTACATGGTTTTCCCTCGTCCGCCCTGACGGGCCGCAAACTATCTGGCACCGATCGTCATCTCGAGCGAGACGCCGCGCGGCATCCGGTATCGGAGCTCGGTCCGGACGGTACTGAAGAGCTGATACGGAACCCCGGCCATTGGTGAGATATCGACGACGAGATCGGTCCGGTATCCGAGTAGACCTGATTCGAGTTCCTGAATCTTCACGTCGCGATCCAATACGCGAAGCGATAGACGAACGAAGTCGCGAACCCGCGCCGGCGAGATCGTGTTGCCCGTCTCGTCGAACGCATCGAGGACCTGCTCCCGCAGGAGCGCATCCCACTCGCAGTCCTCGACCCCATGCCAGCGCGCGAGGTCGCGGAGTTCCCGCGAAAGAATTCTGGCTCGGGCCCACGCGCGGGCCCGCGGGATGAGGCGCCAGGCCCCGATGAGGGCGAGCGACCACGGAAACACCAACGCGGTCGCGATCGTCGCGATCACGATCCTGACGACGGCCATCACGCGTCCCCTATCCAGACGAAACCTCTATCGGTGAGCTCGTCGAGTGCGATCTGGGCCGCGCACTGAATCCGCCGTGCCGCTCCCGCGACCCGGAGGTCGTGCGCCTCGGGTTCGATTGCTTTCGAGATACGGGCCATTGCGTTCTCGGGCGACGAACCGCAGAACCGCCATAGGCTAACGCGCGGTTCGTACGAGAGCGTCGCGACGGCGCGCTTGTCCCCGTTCTCGTCGAACGACTCCACTATCTCGACCCGTACTAGGATCCTCACAGCTTCATTCTCCTTCGGTTCTCGATCAGTTCCTTGAGGTCCCGGATCTCCTGCTTCAGTTCCAGATCTGACTCGAACCGCTTCCAATCGAGCTGGTAGCGGAGCCACGACACGTAGCAGCAGAGGCAGAACAGACAGAAGAGCAGAAACCGGGTGATAAGCCGCAGCTCGCGGGTTTCCCAGTTGTTGGCGTGTTCGTGCTTGTCTTCCGGCACCGCTCTCGATGGCGCGCGACGCCGTTCACGACGGACGCGTTCGTGACCTCAAAGAGGTCGGCGACGAACGGATAGCTGCTGACCTCCCGGTAAAGGGTCTCCCAGAGCTCGTGCCGAGCCGCCACGTAGGGAGCTTGTTTGCGGCGCCCCAGTACCTCGCGGAGCAGGACGCGGTGGCGTTCCGCTATCTCTTGTGCCGCGACGAGGAGCCGGCGGTGACGGAGCTTCGTCTCGATTCGCTGAATCCGCTGAAGGTCGTCGCTCATCGTTCGACTTCGTTCCGGACCGCGCCGCGCGGCGCGGTCCTGGTTACCGGGGTTTTCTTCACGCTGCCTGTTCCTTCCGAACCATCACGAGCTCCTGGCGCGCACGCGTACAGGCGACGTAGTAGAGGTTGTCCTCCTCGACCGACGGTCGACGCCTGTACGTGTCGGCTAGCATCCAGACCCGGTCGGCCTCGAGACCCTTCGCCTTGTGGGTCGTCGAGAACACGACCGCGTTCGAATCCCGAAGGTCCGTGAAGAGACTCTCGATCCGGTCGAGCACGACCTGGACCGACGTCGCGGCCTCCGCGAGCGCCCTGATACACTCGGCCTTATCGGATACGATCTGGGCTTCCTGCTCCTTCGGCGGGTTCTTCGCCATCAGGCGGGCGTTCTCGTTCGCGACCCAACCGTCGAGATACTGGTCGAGTTCGATGACGGTCGCGGCCTTCGAACGCCTTACGATTCCAGCGAGGTTCGTCCCGATATCGCGCCCCAGTACGGTCGCGCGACGACCTTCCCGAAGGAGCTTCAGAGCGTGGCCGATCAGGGGGGCGTTGATCCGCGAAAGGACGAAGTCTCCCGGGAGGGCGGACGCGAGCATTGTGGCCTCATCCGATTCCCGCACGATCCCGTCGACGGCCCCCGGGGCGGCCTCGAGATCCGGCACGATCTTCTGCGCGACCTGTACGACTCGGACCGGACACCGGTACGTGACGGCAAGCGGCAAGACCTTCGCGTCGAGTCGCTTGATGATGTTCGGGATCGAGTCGCTCGCGGCGCCCCGGAACCCATAGATGGCCTGACGGTCGTCGCCGACCGCGCAGATCCGACCGTCGAATATCGTGCAGGACTTTAGCGCGAGTTCGATCTGAGCCGCACAGAGGTCCTGGGTTTCGTCGACGAACACGCGGTCATACGTCGGACCCTTCAGGGCCAGGACGTGCGGGAGCCAGATCATGTCGTCGAAGTCGATCGTCTCGAGGTTCTTACGCGAACGCTCGAGAATCGAAAGGGCATCGGCCAACAGGTCCTCACGGCGGAACTCCTCACCATCAACGAGTCCGAAGTCATCGACGATCGCATCGAGCTCCTCGGGGGTCGAGGCGAGCGAAGACTTCGCGAGCGAGACGAGTTTGCACGCGACCCGGCAGAGCGCCCGCGGGAAGTTCGGTGACTGCCGATAGATGTCGCCGAACAGCTTGTAGGTCTTGTCGGCGTCGATCGGGATTCGGCCGAGATGCTTCGAAACGATCCTGAGCCCGAACGAGTGGCAGGTCGAAACGTCGACCCGCTTCGGAGCGCGCTGCTTCAGCTCCTCCGCGATCTTCTTATTGAACGCCACCATCTGGACGCTCGCCCCGCGGGGCACGTGCTGGAACGACTCGACTACGGTGGTCGTTTTTCCTGTTCCTGCACGAGCGATTACGACCGTATGACCGGTTCCGTTCCTAACGTCCTCGAAGATGTCCTGCTGAAACCGGTTCCATTCTCTCATGTCGTCCTCGTCTCCTGTGTAGAGGGGTTATGAGGTAAGGGTAGCGTGTCTAGACACGTTGTCTAGACACTTAATCCCGCATCGATATCTATCTGAGGGATTACGTAGATGTTACCCGCACCTCCGGCCTTCCGGGCCGCCTGAAGTTGGTCATACGCAACGTCCTTTTCAAACGGTCCCGCGACGGATTCGTCGTACGCGATCCAGTAGGTCGCTTCCTGAAGGCCCCCGATATGACCGGACGTCCCAAACGGCAAGATCCGTCGATCTGGTCGATAGATGTTCCCGAACACGACGGCCCGAACGCCGGCGTTGAGCGCGAGGCGGAAGCAGGGCCAACACGGGAACGCGGTCGTGAATAGAGCCGAGCCCTCAATCCGAACGCCGTGTTTGGCGGCCTGACAGATCGCGTTCGCCTCGGCGTGGACGGTCCGGACGCAGTGCCCGTCCTCCATGTCGTGCCCGGCATCGTCGCAATGCGGTTCGCCGACGACGCTACCGTTGTAGCCGGTCGCCAGGATATTGTGACCCCGGACGATCACGGCCCCGACGTGAAGTCGGTCGCAGGTCGCGCGCTTCGAAACCTCTCGCGCGATCCCCATAAAGTACTCGGCCCAACCCGGACGCTTCCCCATCTCGTTTCCTTTCAGCCGAACGCGGCTGGCTCGACGAATACGTCGATGCTGTGCCCGATCTCGTTCCCGACGTGATGCGCGACCCTGATGACGAACCAAGCCGATTCCCCGCCGTCCCGAGAGAGCGTCACGACCTCCCCGAGCGCCGGAACCGACCACAGCCCCCACTCGCCGATCACTTCGGTTGGTTGCCCAAAGGGTGCGTGAAGGAACGTCGCGCAGAACGTCACGCGCCGCCCTCCGCTAGATCCCGCAGTGTCCTCGGGTCGGCTGGTTCCTTCGCGTACGCGACCCGGCAGAGTCGAATGAACGTACGGGCGTCTTCGGAATGCGTCAGCGCGACCTCGTTGTAGTTGTCGGCCGACGCATCCTGGTAGTAGTTGTCGAGTGCCGTGACGACGTCCGCGAGCTCCGGACACTTCATGAGGATCGCGATCGCGAGATCCTGAAACGATTGCTGTCCCTGCTCGGCCCGACGGGCCCGCTCGAGTAGTTCTCCGTTGCGGGTCAGGAGTTCCTGCTGCCGCGCCGCATGCTGCTCGTGTTGCTCCTCGAGGATCCGGACGGCATCCGAGAGTTTCAAAATTCCTCCACGAGACCCGCGACGTGCCGCGCGTATGCCGCAAGATCCTCGAGCGTTCCGGCGTTCTGGTAGAACGACGTAAAGAGCTCCGCCGGAATCCCGTCCTGCTCGGTTTCCGAAACGTGTTGGGCGGCCGCGCCGGCGAGCCCCTCTACCGGTCTCGAGATCCGCACGCATAGACCCTGTGCGTTGTTGATCCCGTCGACCTCGTTTCGGAACCGAACGTCTGGGATCACGACCCCCTGTACCTCACCGTAGGGCCGATCGTTGATATCGAAAAGCTGCTCGAGTCCTCGCTCCTTCGTGTACGCGACTTCCTGCTCGGTCAGCAGACGCTTCGCAATCCGGAGCGCGTAGTCGCGCCACGTGTTGTCGTAACAGTACCGGCCGAACTCGGTCCCGAGGATCTGAAGCGCGAGCCGCGGCGTTAGGTACCCGGGGTCGAGACCAGGACGCGGATAGCGGGCGTCTTGAGCGTTCCGCATCGCGCTCGGTCCCCAGAGCTGATGATCGCTGAACTCATAAACCTCTCGGCAGATGCGTTTCAGTGGGTCCGCGAAGCTCACCTTTACGAACCCGTGGTTCTGAACGAGAAAGTCCGCGAGCGTATCTTTCCCCGCCCCGGCTTTGCCGCAAATTCCAACGAGCTTCATCGCGGACCTCCATTCCCCGGGTACTTCGCCCAATCACGCTTCGAGACGATTCGCTGCCAAACCCCCCAGATGGTCTCGGGGTACGTGCAGGTTGACTCGTGCCGCACCTCATCGTGAACGTCCCACACGATCGCCAGGATTCCGACGAGAGCTTTACGGGCGCCGAGTTCGTGGTCCTCGTTCCGACGAATCCGCTGCTCTTTTTTGAGCCAGTGATGCGAGAGTCGCCCGACCAACGCCATTAGGCGGCTGAAGACCGACGACTCCTGCTCTTCGTCGACGTCATCCGCGGCCGCGCTCGCGGCTGCTTCCGCAAAGACTTCGGCGGCCGAGATCGAGAGCTTGTTACAGAAGTCGATCGCGTAGATCGCGACGTCGGCGGTCGCGTCGACCGCCTTGTCGCGGTCCTTCAGCTCGATCGCCTCCGCGAGTTCCCCGAGTTCCTCAAAGATCCCAACCATCGGTTGTTCGGGGTGCCCGATCGCACCCGGGAAGTTTGCCGTTGCCCATCGGGCGTTCTCGTCCTGGAACGCATCCCAAAACGCTTTCGAGTTGTCTGCGATCGTCTCCATCCAGCCTCCGGTCGAGGGATGGCGCGGACCGCTATCGGGTCATGATGTTGGTTCCGGCGGGACCGACTCCGGGTGCGTCCGGGATCCCGAACTTCTTCGCGATCTCGTGCGCGATGAAGAGCGACATCAGGACGTCCCCCGTGTGCTTGGACGGCACGTAGTAGAGACAATCGTCGATCAGCCGTTGGATGTTAGGATGACAGACTCCGCCGCGGTTCGGGAACGCCCACGCGCCGTTCGCCATCTGGACGAAGATTCCCGGGATCCCGTACTCGGGATGCGCCTTCGAGCGCCCGGTCGTGTACGGCATGATCGGGAGCGAAACGTTCTGATCGAGCGCCCACTGAAGCAGGAAGTCCTGGCTGGCATTGTTCTCGACCGCCACAACGGAGTCGTAGTCACGCTGCTTGCGATGAATCCGTTGAACGATCTCGCGGCCGGCCCAACGACCGTAGTCGACGTCGAGTACGACCCGGTGACCTGACTGCCGGACCTCGATCGTCGTGAGGCTTGTGAAGTCGTGCTCCTCGCCGCGCCCGACCGCGAGGTCGACACCCGTGAACGTGTAGGCGTTCCGGCGGTCCTGAAACTGCGGCCCCCCCGACACCATCGCGTCGATCCCGAAAAGTCTCGCGACTTCCTTACAGCGGTCGACGTACTCGGCTTTACACATCGCCTGCTCGTCGTCGCGCGGAAGGTTCAGGTACAGCTGATTGAACTGGATGTTCTTCCGAAGGTCCCGCTCGACGCGGTCTTCGTCGTAACGGTCCGGCCAAAGGGTTCGGCGGCCGGCCGGTTCTTTATCGTTTCCGACAAGCCTAAGGGCGCCTGCCTCGATCGCGGGCCCGTCCCGGGGGGTCGCGTCCCGGAGATCATCAGCCCCCGGTTTCCCCTCGAGCCCAAAGTCGGTATCGCCGTACACGTACACGTTCCCCAGAACATCCATCCGGAGAGTCGGAAACCCACGCTTCCGGAGCTCGTGTAGGAGGTCCTCGGGATGGAACGCCGTATTGCAGACCACGATCGTACCGCCCTTTACAAGACGTGAAACGACCGCCGTGAAGAACCACTTGAGCGTCTTCTGACGCTGCTCCTGCGTCAGCGTGTTCTCGGGCGTCAGGATGTCGTCGACGACGATCCAGTCGAGGCGCGACCCAATGATAGGACCGTCCATCCCGAGCGCGACGAGCGACGGATCCTTGATGCCGGGTGGTCGTTCGACGACGATCGCGGTCTGGGTCCAGGGGTCGCCGTGCCGGGTCGACGGCATCAGGTGCGGCGCGACCGCCCGGAGCCGCCAGCTCCCCTCGATGTAGTCTTTGACGATCCTCAGAACCTTCTCGGCCTGTGTCTGGGTCGCCGATACGACCGCTCCGCGCTGGCTCTGATCCCGCTGGAGCCGAAAGAGGCCCAGCATCGACATCGTTACGGTTTTGCCGTGGTCCGCCGGGAGCATCACGACCGACAACGGGTGGTGAAGCGCAAACTCAACCGTGACCTTTTGGTGTGGCGAAACCCGTACGCAATCGAGCGGATTGCGATTATCGAAGAACTTCTGGGTTTCGCCATCGGCCCCCAGACGGGACTCTTCTTCGGGCTTCATGACGAAGCTGATGAACGAACACGGATCGCGAGACGCCTCGAGCGCGCGGGCCGCTATCTGGGCCCGGACGAGGTTGTACTGGTCGACCTTCGAGAGGTCCCCGGTTGGATTCTCCACAATCCTATTGGGGCACACGCCCTACGGGTGAAGCAACCGCTCGCAGTCCCGAACGACCTGAACCAAGTGCGGCCACGAAAGACAACGCCCGCCCCGCCACGCTTGGTTGAACGGCTTATCCCAGACGATCCCGGTGCCGGTGGGATGGGCGGCCACCCACTTCTCGACGTGCGGATGATGGTCGTCGACCAGATAGTCACCGACCATCCGGAACTTCTTCCGGCAATGATGGACGTCGCCGTGGTGAAACCCGAAGTGATGCAGGAGCCACTCGTCACGCTCGTGAACCCACGTCGGATTCCCGTGCAGGGGACTCGTCAGAACTTCGACGTCAGCGATCTTCCGGAGTTCCGTGAGACCCTCGAGCGCTCCCGCGACGGGTTCGATCGTGAGGCAGAAGTCTCGTTCACGAGCCCGTTCCCACGCGAGCTTCTGGACCCGCTCCCACCCCGGGAGGTTTCCAAATCCCCATTCCGTGATGTCGGCGGGTTCGTATCGGATCCCGGTGTCCCGGTAGACCTGGTCGAGCATCCGCTTATCGAAGTCCGCGAGCGGACCATCGCAATCAAGTAGGATCAGGGAACGTCGTGACATCTTTCTTCTCTTCTTCCTCATCCGGCAGCGGGACCGCCCACTCACGTTCCCGCCGGACCCGGAGCCGCCACAACACCCTACGGCCATGCCGGACCGCCTCAGCCTCGCCAAGCTCCTCGAGAGCCGCGACGAGCTGGCGTAGCATCGCCTCCTGAACGCCTTCCTGGCGGGCGCGAGCGACGAGCGCGGACCATTCTCGCGCCCGTACCAGGAACCCCACTACCCAACGGGTTCGCTCGACCCAAACCGGGTTCGCCAACGGGTGGACGATCTGAGCATCCTCCTGGTGTCGACCTCGCGGAATCAGGGGCATCCTGGCCCCCTATGGCGCAACCCGCTATGGGGCTTGTGGCTTGGTCGGATCCGGCACGCTGAAGTGGCGTTGGAACTCGGCCATCAAGAGGGCCGTCTGTCGCTCGACCGCGACCCGATACTGGTCGAGCTTTTCCGACATCATGTCGATCCGCTTATCCTGAAGCCGCTGGGCCTCCCGGATACCTTCGAATTCGGAATCGAGACACGAGACCTTTGCCGCTATCCCTTCGAGGAGCGCTTGGGCGGTCGGTGGGATTCCCTCGAGTACGAGCCCCGGGGGCGGAGCAGAATGCCTACCGTTTTCAGTCTCGGGTTCCGACATACCAGAACGCTATCGCGGCCCCCCGGGCTGGTCAACGGGGCCGCGTCAGGACTTCGGTCCCGTCCTGCTGGGTCGCGACGACCTTCCCGGCCTCGAACAAGCGGGCCTTCCGCTTCTCATCGAGCGCAATGTCGACAGCGGCCCGGAATTGTTCGGGCGTCAGTTCGAGCATCACGCGATCTACTGCCTCGACCTGAGCGAACTCGACATTAACCTTGATGGGTTCCTTCGTTCCCTGAAGGTCCGAGAGGAGCCGCTCCCGCTGCATGATCGCGCCGTGGTCCCAGCTCTTCGACTCACCCGCCCGGAGTTCCGAGAGATCGTTCAGAAGGCGTTGAATCGCCCACGCCTTCGCCTTCGGGCGGTTTCGTTCTTCTTCCGCGACCCACCGGAGCTTCACGCGCTCGATCATGTGGAGGCTCGCCCGGCGGGTCATGCCCCAGGTGTTCCGGCAGAACGACACGACCTTCTCGTCCGGCGAGCCCCTCCAGAGAAGCTGGCCGACGAACCTCATCCGGAGCTTCTTGTCCGCCTCCGAAAGCTGAACCGCGCCGCGCGGCGCGGCGGAAGGCTCCGGCGGTAGGGGTGGTTTCGCGTCTATTCGGCGGCGCCGCATCGGTCGATTGATGTCTTTACCGCGCCCCACCGGGAGCCGCGAACGGGTCCCGGTGAAGGTGAAGCGACCCGAACCGGGCGATTTGGGCCCGGACGCCGCTGCCGGTCGAACACTGGCCTCGCCAGGCGGTCCCGCAGGAATCGCAAGTCGCCTCGATCTTCCAGGTCGGAACCTGATCCGGTTCCGAGTCTTCTGGGTCAGGTTCCCGGTACCGGCCCCTCACGTGGGGGGCAAACGCAGGGGACCACTCGACCCACGTCACGTCGAAAAGATCTCCCGCGCGTACCGGGTCGCGAGCTCCCGTACGATCCGGTCGCAGTCCTCCTTCGCGACCTTCCGGGCGACGTCGTCCATCCCCTGAACCAGGATGTCGAACATCGTGTCGGCGACGACCGCGAACGCTTTCATCGCCATGTAGAGCTCGACGTACCGTTCGAACACGGCCGTTGGCCGTAATCCCTCGACGCTGTTCGAGATCCCTTCGAGTTCCTCGCGGACCGGATCAAATATCTTCTCGACGATCGTCTTCATGAGGCACCAAGCGTTCTGGCGGTACGGGCAAAAACTCGTGAGATGATCCCGGTAACGGCCGGCGCGTCGAGTCCGATCGCCTTCCCGAGCGGGAGCGCCTCCCGGCACATGTGGTTCGTAAGTGCCTGCATTTGGTTCATGAACGCGATCTCGTTTTCCCGCATCGGGACCATGTCGCCTTCCCGGACCAACAGGACGTTCCCGTCCTCGAATTCAACGCATTCCTCCGATATCGGGCCGGTCGACCCCACGTAGGTCCCGGGGGCCCAGAACTTCTTGACCTTTCCCCCGACGTTCGCCCCCTGGTGATAGAACCAACCCGCCGAGCCCTCTGCCACTGCCGTAACGTCAGCCATCTTCGATCTCCCTTAGCTCGTCGGCCAGGTCGGCCGCCGGATCTCCTTCGCCCACGACCTCGTCGAGTCCTTCCGGGGTCGGAACACTCCCCCCATCTAACCATTCCCACTCGTGCCCCTCTACGGCCGCAAGCGCCTCTGGGTCTATGGCCGGATCTCGGCGGTCGAGGTCCCGTTCGGCCCACTCGTACCCTCGGACGTACCCGGACCGGTACGCCTCCTCGGCCAACGAGCGCGCGAACTCGATCCATTGCCGACGGGTCGCGCGGCGGTGCGATGTCGCGAAAACTTCGACGATTTGCCCCAACCTGGACGGCGCCTCGGGCCCCTCGTAGTAGGTCCCACGGAGCCGCTGGAATAGATTCCGGAGCAGCCTACTGATCGGCACCATCGGCAGGCGAGGCTCCCTTCGGGGCGGCTCGCTCTTTTGACTCCCGCTTCGCGCCCTTCCGGATCATCTCCTGGACGACATCACCGGTCCGCTTTTGCGTCAGCTTCGAGCGCTCGACGAGCCACTCCTTCACCTGGTCCCGGACCTCGATATCGCCGAACTCAAGGCTCAGCGTAACGGAGCGCCCGAACGTCGCGGGTTTCGGGTCGTCGAGCGCCGGTGGCGCGACCGTCTTGAGGGCCCGCTCGATCTCCTTCGCCGAAAACCCGAGTTCCTCGAACCGGAATCCCTCCGGGAAGTCTTCTGACTCGAACAGCTGTCCGAGCTTGTCTTGATCGAACTCCCCACCGATCCGGTTCAGCCGGAGATTCAGCCGCTTGGCGGTCGCGTCGTCGCAATCGAGAATGAAGCACGTTGCCTTCGGGTTCTTCACCCCCTGCTCGTGCTCGACCTCTACGAACGCGTTGAGGCGCTGATGCCCCCCGATGATCATGTTGTTCGACTTCTGGACCACGATGGGTTCGACGAGCCCGTGCTCGCGAATCGAGTCCTTCAGGAGCTCAAAGTCGTCCGCCGATATCTTGCGCGGATTGTAGGGGGCCGGAACGAGCAAACTCGCCGGCAACAACTTGATCTCAAACTTCTTCTCCTGCTTTTCCATCATGCTTTCCCAAGCCTCTTTCGGAAGTCGTCCACTACGGTCTGGATCCCCTCCCGTAGCGGCACTGTCGGGCGGAACCCTAGGACTGATGACGCAAGCGAGATATCGGGTCTCCTGATCTTCGGGTCGTCTGTCGGGAGGGCTTCCGTTACGGTCCTGAACGGTGCTCCGGTTTCTTCCGAAACGATTGCCGCCAATTCCTCGATCGTAAACTCACCCGGGTTTCCCAGATTGGCGATAAAGGGACCGCCTGGCATGCGCGGATGCGTCGCCATTCTCCACAACCCATCGACGAGGTCGGAGCAGTGACAGAACGAACGCGTCTGGGTTCCGTCGCCATAGACGGTCAGGGGCTTTCCCAAGAGCGCCTGAAGGACGAAGTTCGAAACAACCCGCCCGTCATTCAGGGCCATCCGGGGGCCGTACGTGTTGAAGATTCTCGCGATCCGGACGTCGATTCCCCACATCACGGATGCGTCACGCAGAAGCGTCTCGGCGGCCCGCTTCCCCTCGTCGTAACAGGACCGCGGTCCGACTGGATTCACGTTCCCCCAGTACGACTCCCGCTGAGGATGAACGAGTGGGTCCCCGTAGACTTCGGACGTCGACGCGTGGATGACCCGGCATCCAGTTGTGCGCGCCGCGCTTGCGGCTTCTGAGGCCCCCAGCACGCACGTCATCAGAGTCCCGTACGGATCCGCCTGGTAGTGAACCGGGCTAGCTGGGCACGCGAGGTTGAATAAAAAGTCGAGAAACCTGGAACCGAACAATTGCCAAAACGACGGCGGAAGGTTTCGTACGTCCCCCCGTACGAAACGAAACTGCCCGCTTTTTTCGGCAGCCTCGAGGTTCCGTTCACTTCCCGTCATGAGGTTGTCTATCCCGACGACCTCGAGCCCCTCCGCGAGCAGTCGGTCGCAAAGATGAGACCCCAGAAACCCGGCCGCACCGGTGACGATCGCCCTCATCGGGCCCTCGGTTTCGCTCGTCCTTCGATCATCTTCCGAACCTCCGGCGACTTCGGCGCTTTCGACTGAATGAGCTCGAATCCGAGCTCATCGACCGCCGGGAGCGTCGCACGATCGATTCCTGGCTTCAGCTTCAGGGCCGTATCAAACCCTTTCCAGGCCCCCTTGATGACGTGTTGGGGGCGCTGAAACCGGCGCTTCGTCTCGACGATCCCGGGCCAAGCCTTCTCGAGCGACCTCGCCATCCGGAGGCGACCGTCCCCCTGATAGAGCTCCGCGGTGTTGCCGCCCTTCATCGTCATGGTCGTCATCTTCCAGACGAGGAACGCGTTGAACAGAACCGTGCACCACCCGCCGCTCAGGACCTGAAGGCAAAGGTCGGTGTCTTCGTTGTATCGACCCCTCCACCGGTACGGGAGATCGTTCCGGATCAAGAGGCACGAATACACCCGGACGTTGAGATAGAACGGCGGCTGAACCGTGCGGTTCGCGCTGAACATGAAGTAGTTGAGGCCCGCGATCGCGACGTTCTGGTATCGGTCGACGAATCGCTCACAGGTCGCGAGCGCGGGCCCGGAGCTACACGGGATCTTGCGAGCCTTCCAACGCCTGTAGGTACCCGAGATGTTGTCGTCGAGAATCCAGTGGCGTTCGGCCCCCGTAGCGGCCGAGTGCTCCCAGACGAAGTTCCGCGCCGGGATCCCGCCCTTTCCGAGATTGCTAAACGGTGTCTCGAGAATCTCTTCTGCGGTAGCGCCGTGCTTCAGGTAAAGGTCCCGCTCCTGCGGCTCGACGACGAGTCTGAACGGTACCCCATCTCGCCTGAGGAACCGGGCCGTCATGCATCGCTCGGCCCGCCCCTTCGAGATCACGTACACCGGGTAAAGGGGGTTCACGTCTCGAACCTCAGCCCCCCGACGTCCTCATTCTCGACGGAGGGCCAGCGAGCCCCCCAGGTCCCGTGGACCTTCTTCGCAATCCGAAGTTCGGCTTTGCGAACGAACTCGTCGCGGTCCGCTTCGGACGCGAACGACACGACGAGCTTCACTTGGCGTTCTCCCTGGTCGTACTCGGGCATCCCGACCCACTCGGCCGCGGCATCGAACGTCGCGACCTCGGACGTCGGACGCGTTACCATCAGGAGCCCCGCCAACATCTGGTCGTCGAACCCGGTGCCGAGCAGGCCGAGTTCGTCCTCGTTCTTCACCTGACGGAGCAGCTCCGTCAGCGCGCGGTCGTCCGACTCCGCGAACCTCCCGAGCTCGTTGTCGGCCGTCATGACCTTGAGGGCAGCGGGCGAATCGGGGTCGATATCGAGCCGAAACACCGGTACCTGGTCGAGCCCGAGCTTGCGTGCCGCTTCCGCGATGCCGTGACCGGCCAGGATCGTCCCGTCCCGCGCCACCACGACCCGTCTGTAGATCCCGTACCGGCCGATCGACGCCGCGATGTGGTCGACCTGCTCCTGTGGATGCGATCGATAGTTCTTCGGGTGGGGCTTCAGCTCCGCGAGCGCCCAGTTCTCTTCGAACGACTGAACCGCATCCTTTTTCTTACCCTTCGCTACCGGGCGAACCTTGCTGGGGGGCATGTCAGGAGCTGAATGGCGCCGAACCAAACAGGAACTCGCTTGCCGTAATCGACGCCGCGACGACGAAGCAGGCGTGGGTTCCACCGACTCGGTTCCAACCCTCCTCCACCGATCGTTACGAACCCACCTCCCGCGTAATCGCTCGGCACCATTACTCGCCAAGCTTCACGATTCCTTCGGAACCACAACATCGGGACTCGCCCCATCTCGTCGGCAGCCCTCTGGCACTGGCGCCACCATCCCCAAACCGGACTGGGTCGGCCCGACCGAAACGTTGACTCAGCCCACCCTTCGCGGTGCTTCACCTCGACGCAAAACGGAAAGTGCTTCGCAGACGTCATGATGTCACCGGACGCCTCAAACTCGCCGCGCGACTTCGCGTTCCCCCAACCGCCGCTCCCGGGCGAGCGAACGAAGATACAACCAGGCTCGACCTGCCCCCACCAGTCTCCGAACGTGCGGCAGACGTCGAGTTCCGCCTTCGCACCTTTTGAGCGGGAATCGATCACCGAACGCCTTTTAAGCGAACTACCCGAATGATATCGATATTCCGATGAAACGTTCTTATGTTTTCTCGAACAAAAGTGCGCGCCTTCTCGGAACTTTCAAATCGTTGGGCAAAATAAGACCGGTTTGAATAGATAGGGGCGCCGTCTAACCAAGCAACGAACCACTTCTCGCTGCCTATTTTGATAATCCACAGGCACTTCACGATATCACCCGCGCGGTCGATCCTCGGTCGGTCCCGACGATCTCGATTCTTCCGGGAAACGCGTCGTTCGTCTCGGGCCGATGCGTGATGACGAACGCCTGCCGGAACCCGTACCGGCTCGACAGAAGAGACGCGACGTGCGCCGATAACGACCGCTGGTTCGCGCCGTCGAGCGACCCAAACGGTTCGTCGATGAAGCAGGTCGACCACGCCGCACTTCGGTCCCGGCGGAGCCAGCGGGCAGCCGATAACTGAAACGCGATCCCGCAAAGGTCATCCGCGCCCCCCGACTTGTCCGAAAGCTTCAGGTCGAGTCGATGCTCGACGTTGTGGCCGCGAGCGGTCCCGCAGCGCGCGCACTCCTTCACGCGGGCGCTTCTGCCGAACGGAGTCCCACAGGCTTCGCACGAATCAGCTAGGCCCTTGCCCTCGTGCCCCCACCGGACCTCCATCCGGAGCCTCATGCCGCAGTCCGCCAGCATCCCGTTCGCCCCGTCCTGAATCGCGCCGAGTACGCCCTCCGCGATCCTCCGCTGGGCTCCGCCGCGACTGAAGATCGCGAGCGCCTCGCGCGCGGTCGCGAGTTCCTTTTCCCGGGCAGCGATTCGGCCAACCAACTCATCAGCTCGCCGCTTCCGCTCCCCAAACCCATCGAGCGCCTGCTTGGCCTGCCAGACCCGTTCGCGCGCTTCCGCCTCGACGATCTTCGCGCTCCCGAGCTCATCGTCGAGTGCCGTCAGATCGACCGCGCCTTCCCGTTCGGCCGCAGCTCTCGCTATCGGTTTGAGCCGTCGTGCCTCTACCCGATGGGCCTCGATTCGTCCCTTCAGGTCGTCGCGCTTCCGCAGCACGGCCTCTGTGCGAACCAACGTGGTTGCGTCGTCGCTCGCCTGTTTCTTCGCGACCCCGTACCGGGCCGACGCGTCCTCGAGCAGCTTCAGATTCCCTGCCCTATCGGCATTGATCTGTTTCTCGATCGGACACGCACAGCCGGCAACCGGGCATACACCGTCGAACTTCCCGCGGGAAAGTTGGTCTTTCGACCTTACCTCCTGGTAAAGGGTTCGCTCGACCGCCAACGACGCGTCTCGCGCCTCCCGTGCCTTCGTGATGGCGGTAGTGACTTCGAGCTCGGACGGCATCGCGGCGAGCTCGGTCGCCATCGCGGTCCCTTGATCAACCACCTCTCGGAATCTCGCAAGGTCGCGCTGACCGGTCCGGGCCGCGACCGCTGCGTCGCGACGACCCGATACTTCCAGGACTACCCGGGCCGCGGCATCGAGCGAACGGGACGCATCCTCGAGTGCTTTTTGCCAAGAAGCCTGCACGACCTCGACCGGGTCGCTACCAGGGTCGCCTTTCAGTTCGGACCCCGTGAGCCGATTGAGCTCGGACCGGTCCGCGTCCTGAAGATCCGCGAGTCCTGCGGCCTTCGCCCTCAGGATCTTCTCGCCCTCCTGGACGGGTGCGAACCTGAGCCACTCACCCACGATCGCGATCCGGTCGGCTGGTTTCGCCGAAACGAACCAAGACGTCTTTTTCTGCTCGACGTACGGGCCGCGGCAAAAGTCCCGTAGCGAAAGCCCAACGCGCTCGCATATGATCTGTTGGGCCTCATCCCCGGTCGCCTCGCCGATACCCGGAATCTGGACGACGAGCTTCGTCGGACTTCCGCGCCGGCGCGAACGCGTTACCGTCATGGGCTCGTCGCCATCTTTTAGCAGCAGACGGACCGAACCGGACCGTTCGCCGTCCGTGATCCAATCGTCCTCGTATTCCTTGCGGTGCTGTCCGTAGAGACCAAACAAGACCGACTCGACGAACGAACTTTTACCCTGCCAGTTCGAGCGGTCCGCTTCGTCCTGCCGACGCGCGACGATCGAGTACGCTTTCGGCTCCAGCGCCAGAACCTGCTGGCCCCGGTAGCAGAGCCAATTCTCAAGTCCGATCTCGGTGACGATCACAGCTTCACCTCGGTCATCACGGACTCGCAGAGCGCGACGAGCGCCGGTCGGTTTTGCGTCGGAACCTCGGCCGCCATCGCGACGATCACGGCGCGCGCACCAGGACATTCGGCCGCCGGTTCGGTTTGGCCGACCGGGACCGCGCCGCGCGGCGCGGCCGGCATCGGCCTTACGGCCTTCGCGATTCCCTCAAGGGCCTTCAGGGCAAGCTCGATCTCTTTCTCGCCGGTGCCGGCGGGAGGAAACAGGCGAACGAGGGACCCGACCGGAACGAGATCGCGATCGTGGGTATCCCAGAATGGGCTATCGGCCGAGATCGTTACGACCTCGCGCGCGTGCTTGTTCAGAACCTCCGTTACCTTCACGGTCTGCTGCGGTTTCCGCCTCGCCACCTAGACCTCCACGATCGCGCAGCCAGGTTGGTTCTGCTCTTCGCCGAACGAAAGACGCTCGAGAGATCCCGGCATGAAAACTTCGCCGACCTGCTGTCGCTTGTGGTAGTGGCCGTTTAGGCAGAACCGGCGAGGCAGTAGCTTCACCGCTTCTACCGGGAACCGAACGTCGCGACCCCGCGGCATGTCGAGCGTCTCGGACCCCAGTAGAGCACCCTCGACCTGAAGGTGGCCGAGCACGACGTGGAACGTATCGGTCCCGCGGGAGCGTTCCCCGAATCCCTTTACGACCGCGTGCGGATCGTACGCGCGAGAACGTGCGACGAACGGAAGTGCACAAAAAAGAAACCCTCCTTCGACCCCACCTCGGTTAGGGACCGTGAGCGCACCTGGTTCCTCGAACACGACCGTCTTGTCGAGCTTCGCCTCCGCGAGCGGCGTTAGAGTCGTGTTACCGGTACCGTCTTCGAGAACGTCGTGGTTACCCGAGATCCAAAAGTTCGGGATCCCGTTCTGTCCGAGGAACCGGGCGATCTTCAATGAGAGCGCGATCCCCCGGATGGTTCCGACGGCCGATAGATCGGGATCGCAAAGGTCACCGTTGAAGCAGTAGAGATCGACGCCTTCCCGGACCGCGAGCTCGGCTGTCGCCATCGCGGCTCGCTCAACATCACCGGCACGTCGATACCCAGCCGTCACGGCGTCGACGTGCCAGTCACCTGTGGTCAGGAATCTCATTCTGCCGCTTCCGGCTTGGCGCCGAACTGTCCCCGGACCTCGCGCTCGAGGGCCCCCAGCATCTCGGGGTCGCCCGCGAGTGCCTTCAGGGCGGCCGCTTTGCCGTTCCAGCGCTTCCCCGGCGTCGACCAACTGAGCCACGCACCGCCAGGCGACTTCACGACCGCAAGCTCCATCCCGAGCTCCAGGACGTCGCGGGCGCGGTCGAATCCCTCGGGTGTCTGAACGCCGTTCGAGGTGTGGAAGTACGTGTCGGTATGCTTGTCGTCCTTGCCGCCGATCTTCGTCTTCCAGATCCGGACCTGATGCTGTTCCCCCACGACGGTCCCGCCGTCGGTCTTGGAGGCGCCGACCCGCGTCCACTCTTTCCGCGTCACCCGGATCCCGAGCGATGAATCGAACACGAGGGCCCCGCCGCCCGTGATCTTGAAGTCCTGCCCGTACTTCCGCTTGTTCGCGTCCGCGTTGACATCCTGCGACTCGCGCGCGATCACGACCATCGCGGTGTTGGTCTGCTGGAGCAGCATCGTGACCTCGTCGAGCCACGCCGCGTTCATGGCCGCCTTTATCTGAGCGGCCCTGCCCCCCATGCCGTCGACGCTCCCCTTCTCGCCCTCGGCCCCGATGTCCTGAATCTTGTCCCAGATATTCTGGGGAACGAGCTTTCGAATCGAGTCGACAACGACGAGAGCCGTTGTGTCCTTCGGGATCTGACCCTTCTCGCGGGCCTCACCAATTCCGACGAGATACTCGCGTGTCGCGTCGACCGTTTCCTCGTACGAGGTCGGCCGAATCGCGCTGAACCCGGGGTGATCGGCGTTCGGCCCCATCAGCTTCTCGACCCAATCGATCGGTGTCGTGTTCTCGGCATCGATCAGACCAAAGAAGTGGTCGCGATTCAGGAACGAAAGTCCTAATCCAAGGACGAATGCCGTTTTGCCATGATTCGAGGGACCGTGGACGATCCCGAACCGAGCGAGCGGATGACCGCCGACTCGCGTCCCCATGTCGTACCAGGGGAAGATCGTCGGAACCGCCTCGACCTTGAGCAGAACGTCGCGAGCCGGGCGAAACGCTTTGAAGCGCTTCGACACGGCCGCGAGTGCCTTCAGTCGTTCGTTCCTGGCAGATGAGCCGCCGTTGCCCCCGTCGCCGGCAGTAAGCGTTGCCTCTACCGGCGTCTCATTCTCGGCCGTTTCTTTCTTTTTTCGCATGGGAATAAGGCCTTTTAGAATTCCCATCTCCACCAACGCTCACCGGTCATTCTGGCTACGTCGCAATAAATGAAGGGGATCTCGTCGTCACTGCCTTCGAACGCGGCCGCGAGCCCAGCCGATACCGGTGACGTTGCAGGAGCCGTTTGAGCGGATTGGGTCGGCGGTGGTGCGGGCGGTGGGGTCGGGATCGGAAACGTTTTCTGAGCGAGCTCACGCTTTGCCTCGCTTCGTTTTTTGAGCGGAGGGGGTGGCGGGGGTGGCGGAATCGCGGGAGCTGCCTGCTCGACCTCGTACACCTTCCCGCACGCGAGACACTTCGGGGCAGTTGCGGGCATCGGTGTCTCGCATCCGTCGCACGCGACCATGTCGTCCGGTTCCGACGCCGGCGGTGCCTCGGGCGCCGCTGCTTCCTCGGGCGAGTCGTCCTGCTCATCTTCCGCGAGATGACCGACTTCCGGAGCGTCCTTGTCCTTCGAGTCGCGCTCTGCTGCCTCATCGGGCAGGTAGGAGGTCCAGTCGATTCCGCTGAGGCAACAGTGCTCCTCGAGCATCGCCCGCACGGCCGTTCGGGACTTCCCACCGACGATGTGGTCGAGGTTCGGGGGTGGACCGTCGATCAGCTTGGCGATCTCGGGCGTTAGCTTCTCCTCCACCATCGGGATAACCCCATAGGCTTCGTTGAACGATTCCGCCTTGTCGTCGTACTCCCACAGGAACGGGTACGGATTCTGGTACGGGTCCCCCTTCTCACGCCGGCTCTTCAGCTGGTCGCGCAGAACCCGGCGCATCTTGTCGCCGAGCCCGGAGGTCTCGACCGCGATCTGGACGCCCGACTTTACGTCGGAGTCGTCGACGACGCTGAACACGTATTCGGCTTTCGGCTTCGAGACCTGCTTCCACGCCTCTTTGACGAAGATGCCCTTGTCGCGAAGCTCGCCCTTCTCGTCGTCCGTGAGCTTCGGAGATCCGAAGAACCCCAGGAGACCACCCGCGTACATGATGCGCTCGGTTCGGCCGTCGGGAGTGCGGAACCGAAACACCGGCTCGGTCCACGACATCTTACCCCCGACGATCTCCTGGTAGAGATCCTCGAGGAATCGGCAGTAGCCGCAGGACGGCGGGTGCTTCCGCTGTTTCGTATCCTTGTCGCGAAAGTTCTGGTTTCGCAGGACGTCCTCGTCGGTCTCGAAACACCCGAACTTGTCACCCCAAATCTCGGCCGGCTTATCCTTCAGGTCCGCGACCCGCATGAACTGGTGACGCCAGAGGCAGTGGATGCGCGACTTCCGCGACAACCAGACGAGGATCTTCCCCTTGTCCTTCCAGCTCTTCAGAACCTGCCCTCGACCGCCCCTCGTGGAGTGGTTGAGAAACTCGTCCATCGTCATCCCGGTACCGGCCATTACTTCCTCCTGTTCGCGATCATCGTCATGAGGCTCGCGCATCGGCTCGACCAGAGCGCCGCGAGCTTTTTGGTGTGTTGGACCATCGCGTCGAGCGTGGCCTCTCGGCGGGCGAAGTCCCGGTACTCGTCCGGGTAACGCTGCGCACACGCCGCCCTGACGTCAGCGTCCGTGATGTTCTTCGACTTCAGGACTCCCGAGTCCTTTTGCTCTTGCAGATAGAGCGAACACGCGCTCCAAATCGGAGCCTGAAAAACCTCGAATTCCTTCAGACACGCGTCGCGCTCGACCTGCGCGTTGACCGCGATCTTATCCGCAACCCGCGCGTTGTCTTCCGCCTGATCGAGTGCCTCCATCAGGGTCCCGAGGTCGTTCCGCTGGGCCCCTACCCGTAGGGCCTTCTCGAGTCGGTCGTATTCAGCTTCCGCGTTCGGTAGGTCGAGCACCCGCGTCAGGATTCTCTCGAATTCATCCGACATCCGCGGCTTGCCGTCCGGCACTACCGTCACGAAGGCTTCCGCGACCGTCTTGGGGGCTTCGGGCTCGTTCGACACTTCGGCCAACGGCGGGCCTACCCGGGCCGCCACGACCTCGCTGCGCTTACGCATGCCGGCCTATGGCGCCGACTTCGGTCCGAACGTGAAGCGACCCTGGCCGGCTTTCTCGAGGAGCTGTTGGTTCTTCGGAGGGCGCGTCCGGTCCCACTGCGACCAATCCCGGAGCGGGAACGCGGCCGCGAGGAGTCGCTGAGTCGGCGGCCAGATCATCTTCTCCCAGAGGTAGTGACGATCGGCGTTCTGCCCGTCGTACTCGGACGCCGGGATCGCCTTCAGATTCCCTTCATCTTTCGACCCGTCCTGGATCACGTAGTCGATCTTCGACCCAATCACGATCTGCTCGCCCCGCTCCTCGAGTAAGCGCGCAATCGTGACGTGTGGCGGAACCGCCGCCGGCGTCTGGTCCTTCTTCAGTTTCTGCTCGTACTCGTCGGTCCGCTTCGAGAGCGCCCGGGATTGCTTCACGTCGTCGACCGTCAGGGGGTCCTCGAGAACGTGGCGCTTGTAGCACTCCACCACCTCGACGTACCGGGCCGGATCCATCGCGTCAGCTCGCGCGGGTGCGCATACGATCTTGATCGCCTCGTACTGGAGCGCGCGCGCGATCTTGTTCGCGTCACCGCGCTTCCACTCGAGGCCCTTCACTTCGGGCTTCGACTTGTCGGTCGCCCAGTTCCAATCGCCCCGCTTCGCGTCCCACCCGTAGTGACGAAGCCGGCCCACGTACTTCTTCGCCGACAGGATGACGATCCGCTCGAACATCTTCTCGTACGCGAACGAGATCTTGTTCTCCTGACACCCGCACCCCCTCAGGAGATCCGGATAGAGGGACTCGTTGCACCATCGGGCGAACGCATCGAACTCGAGTTCGGTGCCGCCGACGATAAAGAGTGAATCGGTATCGCCGTACGTGGTCCGGAGGCCCTTACCGGTATGGGGACCGGGTCGCTCCGCGGCATCCGACGTGCGCTTGATCAACCAGACGCCGTTCTGCGTCACGCCCTCCGCGATATCGCGATCGAAAAACCTCGAGTAGATCGACCCTACGACCCCGTAGAACGAATTGGCCGCGACCTTGTAGGCCATCGACTTCCGGTCAGCGTCACGCCACTCGTCCGTATTCGGAGGCAGCTCGCTCTTACGTTTCTTCCAGAAGTCGCGGAGCCGGATCAGCTCCTTGAGAGCGTCCGTCAGCATCCCGGCGATGTCGGTCCGGAACACGACCCCATTCGAGGGGGACCGGCAGAATCCCTCGGGCTGCTTCTCGGAACTCCGCTGACCGGGCGGTGTCGCGACCTTCGTGTCGGGCGACATGTTCCACGTGATCATGATGGACGGGTACAGGCTCTTGAAGTCCCCGACGTGAACGTTCTCGATGAACCCCTTGTCCTTCGGTTCCATTACCCAGGCGCCGGCGAACTGCTGCTCGGGTTCGCGGTCCCAGATCTTCGACGGGAAGTGGGTCCCGCGTTCGACCGCCACCCGGAGCATGAACCCATCGACGAACCGGGTTGGGTTCATCCCGTAGCTGTCCGGGAAGACCCCGCAGACCTCCGAGATCGTCTGGTGAAGCGCCAGATAGCCGGTCTTCCGGTCGAGCTTCACGACGAGCGCGGAGTCCTGCCGCATGTACCGAACCATCTCGGCCCGCGACTTGTATCGGCCCTTGTCCTCCCAAGCCTCGAACGTCCGGCGAGGATCGAACTCTTCTTTCCCTTCCCCGATCATGGCCTCACAGACCACGTTCAGCTTCAGCGATACCTTCTCGTCACCCGACTCAGCGGCGTTCCGGTTCATCCGCTCGAACAACACCATGTAGTCGAGGAACAGCCACCGGCGCTTGTCCTTCACGCGGGCCCGGACCTTCTGAACCCGAACCGGCATCAGCTGGAAGTCGAAGTCATCGCCATTCCAGGCGAGTACGAGATCGAACTCGTCGAGCGCGAGAAAAAACGCCTCCCAGAGATCCCGCTCCGCCTCGTCCGTATCGGCCTCCAGGACTCCCGTGATGTCGGTCAGGTCCGGGCGCGTGATGACCCACGAGAGCAGGCGGGCATTCCCAATAGCGGCCTCGCGCGGCGATACCCGCGAGTCGGTTTCGAAGTCGACCACGCACCAATTCGGCCGCGCGATCTTCGCACCCGAGTCAGCGAGAAACCGCTGAACCGGTGAAAGATCAGCCTCGAACGCGACAACGCCGGCGCGGCTTAGGGGGCTATCGGGCGAGCACGCTCGTTCCCGGACCCATCGGTCACTCCACCGGATCCGGACCCAATCGCCCTCGTCCGCGACCGAACGAACGAACCGCGAACTCGAGAGTTCCCGCAGATGGGGTTCGATCTCGGCCCTCCTGTAGAAGCTCGACCACTCCGCCGGGAGTCGACGCTGCATCAGGGCGTTTGCATCGTTCCGGTAGAGCAGGACCAACTGGTCCTGCTCTACGAACGCGGTCGTCAGCGCCGGAATCACCACGGCGACTAAACCTCTGAGAGCGGATCTTCTTTCTTCACGTCGACCTTCAAAACAAGACCGGCGCTTCCTTCGAGAATCGTGAACTCCATCACGACACCGTTGTCGAGATCGAGTCGGCAGGTCGGAAGGTCCACGATCGCCTTCGCCTTCTGGGTTGGGTCGTCGCGCTTCATCAACCCGAGGTTCTTCACCCCGAGCGTTAGGGCCGCCGCGATCGCGCCAGCCGGGAGCGCGCGGCGCCCGGGGGCTCCGTCGGGCATCTCGCGCCGACCAGTCTCGCGCCGCGGAAGGTTCAGCCGCTTTACCTCAGCCTGAACTTCGCGCGACGATAGCCCTTCGCGCTCGATCTTCTCGATCAGCTTCTTTTGTTCTGCTTCGTCCGAAACCCGTAGGAGCGCGACGACCTTGTGGGTTCCGAGCTTCTTGGCCTGTTCTTCCGTGAACCGCTTCGAGATGTCCATGTACCGGTACGCGGTCGATGGGTCGATCCCGATCTCGGTGACGACGAATTGATTGAACCCGCGGTACGACTGCTCGCCTTCTTGGTCACGGCGGAGCCTCCAGCCCTCGCTGTGAAAGACTTCCGCGATCTTCTTACCGAGGAGCCACTTCGACGCCTCGACACCCGCATTCAGCGCCAGAATATCGCGAACCGCCTCGTCGAGTTGGCGAAGCAGATTCCCCTCGTCGACCGTCAGGTCGGCCTTCTGGGCCGGTTCGGTTTTCGGCTCGGGTTTCTTCACGATCTCGGTCGAAGGTTTCGACTGCTTCGGGCGCTTTACCTGCGTGAGCTTCTGGGGCTCCTTCGGTTTCTCCGGAACGCCCGCCTCATCGTCGCCTCGGCCGCAAAACGGACACCCCGGGAGGTCAACGTCGGAACCCGCAAGACAGAGATCGCACTCGACGAAGTTATCCGGGTTCGTGATGTTCCGGAGGTGGATCTGGAGTAGACCGGCTCGGTTCGCGAACTTCGCGCCGCGCGGGATTCCCTTCACGCCGAACTTCTTGATTGCCTCGTCGACGAGGGCCTCGTTCATGTGTTCGACCCGGAACGCCGGCGTCGCGATCGCTTCGCTACTCATCTGTCTGCCAAACCTTCCCGGCCCGTCAGGCCGCCATCCGTTCGATGTCCGAAACCGTGCAGCCGATATTGATCAGCGCTTGGTTGATCATTCTGGTCGCGATCGGTCCGTCGATTCCGGCGAACAGCTTCCCCGCGACCTCCCGCACCGATCCACCCGTCGCTACAAGGGCCTCGAGGATCGAGCGATCGAACGTCGTTCTGCACCGGGCCAGTATGGCGCGAACCTCCGCAACCCGTTCTTGGATCGGTTCCGCGACGACCATGTCGGCGGGATCGAATCCCCCTTCATCGACACCCCGCATCGACGAAAACGGGACCGCGTACCGCGATGGGTTCTTGTCGCGCGTGCCGTGCTTGTTGCACTGGCGGGCGCGGTGGGCTTCCGCTTTGCCGACAACTCCCGCCCCATAAAGTAAAAACCGCCCGATCGAAACACCACGCGAAGGATCGAATTCGGCGAACTTCTGCCAGACCGCCACCGCCATCTCTTGCTCGACGTCCTCGGCACCCGTGGGGGCCTTCCAGCGCCGTAGAATCCAGGCCGCTTTTGCCGCCAACACGGGACGCGTTTGCTTGTAAAAACACTCGAACGTAATTCGGCCGTCTAGACAAGCTTGAGCTAATTCCTCGAACGAACCGCCGACCGGCGTGATGGTTTTGAGAGCTCGGTCGAGCGCTACCCGCGCCCCGGGTTCGTACCGTCTCCTCATGACAATGCGCCTACATTGTTCACGTGATCCTCTTTCTCCGGACAATCGTCCTAGGTAAAAAACTCTAGGACCAAAAGTCCCAGTGCGCCAAGCATGACGCGCCCTGTACCTATGTAAGTCTCGCGACTTTCCCCTAAACTAATCGAACGCTTAACACCTCTGCAAGTTTCTTTTTCAACCGACGAGCTTCGCTCGTGCGATCGCGATCGCGCGGGCAAGCCCGAGCTCGTTCGCGATCCTGATCATCTGCCGCCTGCTCACGCCAAAGTGCGTTGCCACATCGGACGTAATCCAACCGAGGAGCCTGTACTGTTCAAGAACGTCGTTCCGGGCCTGCCGTCGGTCGTACCGAACGAGCGTGCCGATGGGGGTCGGGCGGTACGACATCAGGTGTCTCGCGGCGGAGCCAGCATGGCGGTCACGATCGCCTTTTGGCGCGCGAGCTCGGCCCGGAGTCCTTTACGAGTCACGAGCTCATGGAGGTACTTCTCATGAAGTCCGAGCAGGCGTGCCGCGCCGCTGTATGTGCAGCCTGCTTTTACGTACTGGGCGACCACGTATCGGCGAGCGGCTTCGGGATCAACATCGAACAAGTTGCCTAGGTAGGACCACACGATCGGATCAGTTCTCCTAGATAGGATGGCGCGACCGTTGCGGGATCGGAACCTTTCGGGAGTTCGACGCGTCCGAATTCGACATGTCGGATCAGCGCAGCCCTCATTCGGTCGGCGGCCGCCTCGCCGGCGAGATCCGGATCCGTAAGGGCCAGGACTCGTCCGAACTGCGCAAGCTTGAGGATCTGGCCGAGATTAACCTTCGAACCCGAGAGGGCCGCCACCGGGAGACCCGTCGCCCTACGGGCCGCCATCGCGTTAAGGGCTCCTTCGGTCGCGACGACCGTCTGACCGCGCCGCGCGGCGCGGTCGGGCCAGAGATGCTCGCCGAACATACAGGAGTGGTCGGGACCTTCTTCCTCCGAAGCCGACAGATACCGGACCATCGCGCCGACGAACGTGCGGGCTGTGTAGTTTCCAATCCGACCCCGTTCGTCACGAGCCGGGAATACGATCCGGCCCTGAAGTCGCCCCTCGACCGCGTAGCCAAGCCCCCACTGTTCGACGTCGCGTTCATCGAACCCGCGCTGCTCGACCAGGTATCGACGCGGCGTTGGGGCCCACGACGCGAGCGGGAGAACCAATACGGTCGCGGGTAGCCGGAACCGCGGCGCGACTGCCGGCTGAACGTTCACGATGAGACGCTCGACCCGTTGGCCGGCCCCCATCGCGTTCTGCTCGATCCACGAAACCGCCTCACCGGGACCCGAGAACCCATAGATCCGGACGACGAGATCGATCGCGGTCCCGCCCCACTTACAACTGTGGCAGTAGTGAACCCCGTGTTTCTCCTGGCCCGGTACGTCTTTGATTCGCCAGGACGGTCGACGGTCTGCGTGACGGCCCCCGGGGCAGGTCGCGAGCCAGGTGTCGCCGTCGTGGGTCGCCTCGACCCCGAGCTCCGCGAGGAGCTTCGGAACGTCGACCGCGAGGGGGTCGTAACTCAATCTCGCCTCCAGGACTTCTTCTCGCGCTTCGGTCCCGCGATGAAGTCCTCCATCTGCCCCCCTGCCGACTCCGCCGATGATCCAAACGGAACCTCGCGACCGCTCCAGATCTGGGCGGTGTCGGGGTCGAAGTCGAACTCGAGCGCGATCGGCCATCGCCCGTCACGTTGCTTCAACACCAAGAGCTCAAACTTGTTGTCCGGGACCGACTTGAAGAGCGCCGGGCGGTGCGTCCCGAACAGGTTGTCCGCGACCTCCACGTAGGCGCTCGATCCCTTCATGGTCGAACGATTCGGACGCTTGTCCTCTCGTTCTTCGACGTCCTTCAACTTCTGTTGATGATTGAAGATCCCGTGACATCGGCTCCTCTCCATCATCTCCTGCTGCCGATACAGGGCCCGCTTCTCGTCGCTCGGTGAATCTTCCTCGAGCGCTCGCTCCCAGAGGTCGGCGTAAAAGACGTCGCAGCCGGTGTCGCTCAGGTAGCCCTCGATCATGTCGAGGTTTCGCTCGTTCGACGCGCGCGAAGTCGAACGTCGAAAGGGATTCGGGAGAAACCTCACCCACTTCGAGATGAATTCCTCACGCTCCCGGAGTTGTTCAAATTGCTCGTCCGTGACGCGACCGAGCTTCACGTCGGAGCGGCTCCACTTCAGCGAGACGCACGCAAGGAACTCGAGGAGCTCTCCTGATTGGGGTTCCCACGCGCCGACCAGAACACGACGTCGTTGTCGGACCGACCCGAGGATAAAGTGAGCCCCCATCAGGGACTTCCCGGAACCCGAGACGCCCGTGATGAACGTGATCTTGCCGGGGGCGGCGCCCGGGATCAGGAGCGGTTTGCCGGTTTTTTGATCGACGAGATCGTCGAGCGACCGGATCCCAAACGGATAGATGGCGGCGCCGGCGCGACGCTTCCGGAGATCCTCCATCTGGTCGCGCACGAGCTGCTGGGGGTCGAGCAGAAGACCGCGATCACCGAATCCGTCGAACGATCTCGCGACCTGGAGCGCGAGCGCCCTTACCTTATCGGGCTCCGTCCGGGGATCCCGCATCGCGGTCACGAGTCCCTGAAGGGGTCCGATCCAAACATTTACTCGTGCGCGGTCCCACTCGAGCGTCCGGACGTGATGCTCGATGTTCGGGGGAGGGGCCGGCCGGAGCTCGATCAGCTGCGCCAGATAAGTCGAATCGACGCCGGCCGAAAGCGTCGCGAGCGTCGCGACGTCGAACCCGAGGTGCCGGCGTTCGAGCTCCCGAATGGCCGACCAGATCGCAGCGTTCTTCGGATCGTGAAAGTAGTCAGACGGGACTCGCGAGACGAGAACCCGGCGGAGCTCGGGGGACGCGCACGCGGCCGCGACAATCACGACCTCGTTCAGCGAGTCTACTTCAAGAGTCGCTTCGCCAGCCTTCGGAGCTTCACGGGGCATCCGCTACGGATGACGCCGGATCTGGAGTTTGGAAGCGAGATCTTCGAGCACCTGATTCTCGGCCGACGCGATCCCGGGTAACGACATTTTGGCCGCTACCGCGCGTAGCTTCCGAACTCGCCCGCCCAAATCGACATCGACGGTTCCCTTCCGAAGATTCCCAAAAAACCACTCGCTCCACCGGCGGACCTCCCACCATCGAGGGCGGAAGATCCGCCAGAGGTTTCCTTCCCGATCCCCCATCAGGGTACCGTCCGGCACTTCGATCAGAAGCGGGCGTGGTGGTTTCGGAGGCAAGATCTTACTCATCGTGCAGCGTCTCGTGCGTTCGCGACCCGGTAGTCGGTCGCCATGCTGGCCGAGAAGAACCATCGCCAACCGAGCCGCACTCCACCGGTTCCCTGTTGGACTCGTTTCGCCTCGCGGCCCTGTTCACGATGCCAGGCCCACTGCATGTACCGGACTACATCCTCGAGGCTTCCGCCGAACTGATCACGAGCGAACCTCGTCGCCGCGATCGTCGCGAGTGCGTATTCCTTCCCGTCATCGAGCTCCAGCGGCGGTACCCGGTAGACCTGCGCGTGGCAGCGCAAGTAAAGCGCGACGAGATGGCCGGGTCTGGTGCGCGACCAATCGCGTTCTTGGACGAAGTTCGCAACCTCGGACTCGTAGCGGGCGCGGTCTTTCTCGGAAGTTGGTCGAATGCCTTTTTGCTTCCGCGGTGGGGCCGACGACGCGAACTCCTCGGCCGTCATGCCGGCTTTCTTCTTTCCGGATGCCGACTCAGCCTGAATCATCAATACGTCGAGACGCTCGTCCGTGAATCGTCGCCGCATTACTTCCTCGAGTTGTCGCCGACGAGCAGACCGAGCTTCCGGAGGTTCGCCAGGTACGCTTGCTCCTTGCCTGGGTAGGCGCCCTTCGCAAGTTCGATCGCGGCGTTCCAGGCGCGCGCACCAGCGTCCTGGATCGTCTCGCCCGGCCGAACCTTTACCTTCACGAAGAATGGGCCGTGCTTGAAAGCGTTGAACTGGACCGGGCTGTAGGTTTCTTCGCCGTACGAGATCGTTACCTCGGTTCCCTCGTCGCCCACTAGTGGCGGTGACGTTGTGTTGTGAACGTTCGTCACAACGGTTCTGACGTCCTGTTCCGAAACCTTCTGCGGCGGCGCCTCAGCCGTCGGTTCTTTCTTCGCTTCGATCGCGGCTTTCGCCTCTGAACGCTTCAGCATCTCAAGTCCTCCTGATTCCGCCCCGGTAAGCCTTCTCGCGCTTCAGATACTCGTCCGCCGGCACCCAGACCTGTCGGTCGAGCACGACAACGTCGTCGTTCCAGCGCGCGAGATTCTCGACCGCCTTCAGGCCCGTGATGGCGCGATCCCAGAGGTAATAGAGCCTCGCGCCTTCCTTGCCGGCCGAGGTCCGGCAGAACCGACCCCGGACCTGCCCGAGGAGCTGTTCGTTCCCGATATGACTACACAGGACGGCGCGGTCGAGCGTCGGAACGTCGATCCCGGTCCCGACCGCCTTGATGGTCCCGACGACCGTTCGGATCTTCCCCGACGCCGCGTTCCGGACCGCTTCATCGAACTCGCGTTCGTTCTCCGGTCCCCCCACCATCACGCCAGGCGGGAACCCTCGCGCCACCAGCCCCGCCGCGAGCCTCTCGCAGGCGGCACGTCGGTCAGCCAGGAGGGCGACGACGTGGCCCGCACGGGCCTCCTGGGCCGCAAGGTCGGCCGCTATCGTGATCCTACCGGGGTCGGTCGCGAGTTCACCCTGGAGCTTCGTGTGGGCCCACCGGATCCGGAAGGGGTTCCCGGACGCCTTCGCCTGCCGGTACCAACCGGGGGGCTCGTAGCCGGTCGGGACGAGCGCGACCTGTACGTCGTGCACGATTCCCTTCTGAACGACCTCCTGCCGCGGTACCTCCGCGACGACATCACCGAAGAGGTCCCGGATCATGTACTCGCGCCCGTCGCGCCGGCGTTCGTCCTTCGAGATCCCAATCCGGTACTGGGCCGGGAACGGATCGATCGCCGCGAAGAAAGTGTCGGCGGCCGCCGTCTGGACCTCGTCAAACACAACGGTCCCGAACATCGCCATCTGGTCCTCCACGAGCGGCCGGATCGCGAGGGTCTTCTGCATCGCGACCGTCAGGGGGGCGAGCCTGCGGGTCGGGCCCTGCACGATCCCGATGTCGATCTCCCGAAGCCCACATTCTTCCCGGATGCGCTCGACCCACTGCTTCAGGAGTCCCTTCGTGTGAACGATGACGAGCATCCAGCGCCCGACCCGACACGCGAGCGCGAGCGCGGCTGACGTTTTGCCCCCACCGGTTTCGGCCCGCAGCAGACAGTTCTGCCGGGCCATCGCGGCCACGACCATCCGTTCTTGGTGGTCCCACGGTACGCCCCCCTTCGGGTACCGGTGCCGGACCGTCATCGGGCAACCGGACGCGCGCGCGTCGACGACCCTGTACGGGACTCCGGTCGCGCTGAGGATCCGGCGGACGCGCCCCATCCCGCCCCGCGGGACCGAGATCCCGGAGGGGATCGGGCGCCACGTTACGTCGATCTCGCCGGTCGGACCGGGCTGTCCCGGGAGCGCCGGGATTGGGTGTTCGAACTCCCGCTTGAGCGTCGGGAGGGCGGCCGTGAGCTCGTGCGGCGGCACCGGACTCGATTCCGGGACCTCCTCGACCTCGACACGGTTCGTGACCGTCACGACCACCATTGCGGCCGAGATGGCTCACCGCGCCGCGCGGCGCGGTCTTCGGGATCGCGATCGGCGGGATCGTCCGCGGATCGTCCGTATACCGTTTTCCGGATCGTCCGTACGGATCCGCCTACTGATCCGGATCACGTTCCCGCCGATCGATCACGCGCCCATGTGGAGTTTGCGACAAGCAAACCCACATACGTGCTTCGCGCAGCGAAGCACCCTCACCCTTTACTGATCTAAGAGATCTGGGAGATCTAAGAATCAAAGAAACATATAAAAGAACAAGCAAATGAGGTTGGATACTGCGTATCCAACCACTCTTATCCCATCCCCCCTACCCCCCTTCCCAGGATGGCGCCCAACAGGGTCTGGCGCCACCCACCCTACTGCTTCGTCGGTTCGTCGGGCCAGGTGTCGGCGATCTTCTGGGCCTCGGCCGACGCGTTCTTCTGAACCTCGTCGAGCGCTTCTCGGATCCCGGCTTCGTTGAACGCGGCCTTCAGCCCATCGAGCAGCGCCGCAAGCGCGGCCCCGCGGGGCCCCGGGATCATGTGCGCGACCTCGTCGAGCAAGAACAGAGCGTGGTCGGCTTCTTCGACGATTCTTCCTAAGTCGATCATTCGGTCCCCCCATCGAGGTCGCGGTGACGGCCGCACTCGAACGTTAGGTTACAGGTCGGGTTCTCGGCGGCAGCACGGGCCTTCGCGGCAGTACACGAAAGACCTTCGGCGGCACCGGCGCGGAGCCGCGCGAGGTAGCGCTGGCACGAGATCTCCTCGCCCGCGCGAGCTGCTTCGGCCTGCCCGGTCTGGCCGGGGTCGGACGAGAGGGCCGCACAGGCCCCGAGGAGGAACAGGAACGGGTAGGCTTTTTTCACATTACCTCTTCGCGAATGCGGTTTTGAAGGTCGAGACGTTCTGCGCGATCTCCATGAACCCCGAGCCCGCGAGCCCATAGAGGGCACCGGCCTTTAGGGTCTGTCGGACTGTATCGGATGCGTCGCCGAATAGATACGAAACCGCGAAACCGGCCGCGAGCGCGACCGCCAGTACCCAGACGCCGTCGATCTTCGGAAAGGTCGTGCGGGCAGCCTTTACGGCCGAGATGACGGCCGGGACCGCGAGGGTCGCGCTACTGACTCCCGTGACGATGTCGGCGTCCATGCCGAGAATTCTGCGTGGTCCCGGGGGACCGTTCAACTCACCGCGCCGCGCGGCGCGGTGCCGGCGATGGGTTCTGGGCCCGGTATTGGTCGAAGTCCTTCCGCAGCTGGGCGAGGTCGGCCTCCAGGGTCGCGATCGTCAGTTCCCTCGATTCCCGCTGAACCTCGAGGAGCGCGATCCGGTCACGGTCGACAGTGGCTCCCGCTTGGGTCTGGTAGCGGGTATCGAACTGGGTCATGAGGCCCCCGAGCCACGCGTGGCCGCCCCATCCGGCCGCCACGGATGCCCCCACGACCCCCCAGAGCTTCCAGACCCAACCGACGCGGTCAGAAAGATTCCGAATGTACGAGTCGCGGGCCAATCAAAGGTCCCACCCAATAACCTGGGACCCGTTGCCACCGTTCGGCGCCACCACGTATCCGGCGAAGCCACCGCCGTGGTTGACCGTGATTTTGACAGCACTGTTCGCGACCGCCGGGTATGGGGTAGCGATCGGAATCTTCACGACTTGGTTCGTGAAGTAGGCCTGGCCGACGATGGAGGTGACGACACCGTCGGCCGCGATCCCGATCACGTTCCCAGACCCATCGTCGAACGTCACGTTATAGCCGCAGAGCGCCGCTGATGTGGCGTTCGTCGAGTAGGTCGTGGTCAGGTGAAGCAGAATCGCTTTCGCATTCGCCGGGTAATGAGTACCGCCGGCGAGGTCGTATACGGTCGAGGCGCTCGTGGAGCTCGTCGGGACAAGCGCTGACGTACCGCTGGACCCTTCGTCCGATTCCTGGTTGAACGTCTTGCCGTCGCTGACGCCCCGGAGGATCGGAGCTCCCGCCGAGTTAACCATTCCGCCAAACACGCACGCCGCGGTTCCGGCGGCGGAGCCGGCCGGAAACCCAAATGCCGTCGGGAGCGGGATCGCGATTGTGTTTTGGTTGTGGGTCGGAACCGGCCCATTCGTATGAGGGGCCAGAACCGGGATCCCGCGGAGCGGGCCGGGTTGGCGACTTCCGCTCGCGACGCTCGTGTACCGGCACCACCGCGGAAGTCCAAACGGTTCCGCCAGCCAAAGGTAATAGGGGCGGTTTGCCGTTACGGCGTAGCCGGCCGGCTGAAGCTCGCTACTCGTAAAGTCGAGCGATGTTGCGATCGAAACCGCGTCCGTCGTCATGGTTCCGCCGAGGATACGGCCACCGGGGCCGACCGTTTCGGCCCACCCCTGAAGGCCCGGGGTCGCGACCATTCGGTAGTGATGATCGACGCGTGAACGGTCCCGCGTGAACTTCCCCGCCACCTCGGCCCGATCGGCCGCAAGCGGTCTGACGTCCCACATGTACGGGACGGCGTTCCAGGTCGCGGCCCCGTTCGGGACTAGCGCGACGAGGAGCGGTACCCACCCCGCGACGGTCGTGACGCCCGACGCGATCGCCCCAACACGAATCCGGTAACCGAACCGCGATGCCGCGACCTTGTTGACGAGCGCGGGCGAAAAGAGCTGGGAAGCTGGGTTGTAGATGTCGCGATTGTCGGCTTCGAGAACCGTATCGATCCGCTGGCACTCGACCACGTAGATTTGGGTCCCGCCCGACGAGTTCGTCGGCATCGCGAGCGACGAACCGGTCTGGACTCCCGGATCGTTGACGAGCTTGTAGGGGCTATCGTCCGGCGACGGCGTGCTGTCGGGATCGACAACGATCGCGACCCCTGGGTCGACGAGCGTGTTGGCGGATGCCATCTGGGGGCGGACCAACAGACCGTTCAGGATCGCGGCCCTCATCGGACTCGTACTGGCGGCCCCGACGGAACCAGCCCCGTTCGAGTTCGAAAAGTCCCCCTGGTAGTCGAGCAGGTACGCGAGGATCGACGAAAGGTCCATCCCCTGGAAGGCCTGCATCCGGTTCAGGTCAGACGACAGTGCGCGTTCGCGCGGGTTATAGATCTCAGTCTTCCGTCCGCTCGCGCTCATGCGGGAGGGTACCGCGGTAGGATCGTTACGGGCAACCTAGGTCGTCACGAACAAGATCGAACCCGACCCCACCGGCCCGCACGGTGTCGATTACCTGCCAGACCGTTTGGTAAAAGTTACCCGCGGAGGCCGGATAGCCGTCGTAGAACGTGACGGCTGGCGACGAGTCGTATGCGTTGCTGGTCCCCGAGTCGTACGCGAACCCAAATTCGCCGTAATTGACCCCCTGGACCGTAACGAGGAAAAAAGCCCGCATCTCCAAGAAACTGAACAGATACCGGTACCGGAGGGTATGGTCGGGCCCACCCGAAAGCGTCGAAGGAGGCGTGTAGACTTGGCCGCTGACGGTTCCGTGAAGCGGCAGTGTATTGACGAACGTTCCCTGAACGACCGCGATCGATTCGAGGAACCGAGGCGTAACGGGACCGACTCCCGATACCTGAAACGCAAGAATCGCCTTCCCGACCGCCGTGATCCCGGTCGTAGGATCCCGCTGTTCGATTCGTTCGCCTTCGAAGAAGTTGAAGTTTGGAGCCGCAACGGCTCCGTCGATCAGCACGGCCTCCATGTCGTACCAGTCCCCGAGGTCCGGGCGGTCGTAATAAAACCCCGGGAGCGACGCGAGCCCCGCTTCGCGCAGGCATCCCTGGATCCCGACAGGCGCCAGTACGCGGTTGAATGCTCTAATGACCGCGCCTGGCGAGACGACATCCGACGGAACCGCGATCTTGCGGCGATACGAAAAGTCACCTTCTGCTGGTCCGCGGTGAATGTTACGCTCGCGCCCGAGGGCATCAAGGAACCCGAGGCGACCACCAGTTGGTTGTTCCTGATTGGTCGTCTCGATTCCCCAGCCCCCGGCTCCCCAGGGAACGAACTCCCAAGCGGCCGTGCCGGATTCCGGCGTGAGGGTGGAGTCGTACGAAATCGTGCTCGGCGCGGCTGTCGCGAGTGATGTCGCGCCCGTGATGACACCGGCTCCCGTGAAGGTTCCGGATGTCCACTGGACGACGAACGACGTCGCGGTCGCGCCGAGAAACGTGCCGGTCGCGCCGGAACCAAATTGGGTTACGGGTTCGCCTTCGATGAAGTTCCCAATCCCGGACGCATCGAACGCGATATCGCGCGCGACCGACAGAACACCCCCGTCCGTCGGACCCGGCCTCGCGTACCCGACGACTCTTGCGACGCGGCCGACGTTCGACCCGGCCGTGAACCGAAGGTACTGGCCGACGTGATCCGGCACGAATGTGTCGGGTTTTTGGGCGCAGCGTACGAGGGGGGGCGTGACCGTCGCGTCGTTATTCGCGAAGTTCGCCGCGATCTGTCGGATCGCCCGAAGCGTGTCGGGTAGCGGGTTGTTGTATCCCCACCCAACGAGTTCGGCTTCTGCCGTGAGGTCGACTTCGGCGGTATCGCCGGGCGCGAAGCAATACGCGCTCGTTAGGTGATAGAGGCGCCCCGACTCGAAGGCTTCGCCTTCTGCTCCCGGGGTCGCGCCCCAATCGGTCGTGGTTTCGCCGACCAAAAACGGACCCGCCATCAGGACCAGCGGGATATTGGGGAGCCCGCTCCGCGAGACCGAGAGCGTGACGGTCGCGCGCTTCTCGCCGGCGGCCGGATCTGATGTCTGGCCGCTCCACGGCAGGATGTACATGGCCTGCGTCGTGACGTCGACGGCCCTCGAGAGACGCTCCAGCATCGCCCAAGTCTGCGCGTATGCCTCGATCCCGGACCCGTCCCCCTTCTCGAAGAGCGAAGCGGAAAACTGGTTATCGACCGACGATTCCCAGACCGCCTGAAGGTCCGCGATCGTCAGGGGACCCTGTGCGGCGACGATCGGAACCGTCATGCCGCTAGCGTCACGTTCTGCGAAGTCGTCCGGATCGTCTTACCGGCGTCCGGTATTACGTCGCCGACAGGCGCGACGATCGTGCTGTTGGCGGGCGTTGTCGGATCGGTCGTGACGACGAGCCCATCACTTCGGAAGCGGGCCAAAACCGCCTGAAGGTCCGCGATTCTGAGCGGGTTGTTGACCGGAATCGAATTGATGAACCCAACGACCGCCGACAAGACGGCCTGGGTCAGCGAAACCGTGTCGACGTTCGCCTCGAACGCGAGCCTCAGGACGACGTCGACGATCTCGGGCTGGCTCGTCACGACGATGACGGCAATCCCGGCCGCCCGATACTCACCGAGGGATGTCGAGACGCGGTTCGCGAGCGCTTGATTCGAAACACCTGAACCGTCCGCCACGTACAGGATCACGACCCGAGCGGGCGTCGACCCGACCGTCGTGACCTCCGACGCCTGAGCCGATACGACTCCCGGAACCTGGCGGGCCCCGAGCTCGATCGCCTTGAGGGTCCCGCGGCGAGCCGTCAGCCAGAAGTCACGAACACGGTTTCGGAAGTCCTCGTCTTGTTCGCGGTCCGCGCCTCCCGCGGTCGCGACCGGATTGTTCACCGTCAGGGTCGGGTCGAACGGAACGTTCGCCGGCGCCTGCGGTGGGATTCTCCGGATCTGGTTCGCCCCGACCTGAAAGTCGCGCCCGGCCTGAACCGCCTGAACGTCAGCGCTCGACGTCAGGTCAGTACCCGAGAACGCAGCCGTTGAGGTCGTGACGTACTCGATCCCGTCGTTCGTCGTGACTTTCGTGCCGACCAGGATCGACCCGGCCCCCACGGTGGCCGATACTCGCGAAAACTGAACGGTCCCGACGGCAGGAGACGCGCCGAACCGCGCCGTCTGGTACCGGTCCCAGGCGAAGCGGTCGAGGTCCTCGTCCTCGGCCCCATCGAGCAGGAGGCGATTGACCGAGTACGCGAGCTGTTTGACGATCTCGAACGCGACGACGCTCGTCGAGCCGACGAAAACGTTGACGTCGCTCCCCTGGACGTCGATCTGTTTCGGGTCGATCTTGTTCGCCCGTTCGACGACGTACTGGCGCCCTACCGCAAAGAGGTCGAGCCGGGAGGGCAGATCCATGGTCGGATCGTGACCCCTGGGGGCCGTGCCGGCAAAACCCCTACCCGGCTACAATCACGACCGGAACGTCGAACCGCTTCGCGGCCCCTACGACCGGTTTGACCAACACGACGTATCGGGCGAGCTGCGGGGTCGCGGGGTCGTACTGAATCTTGACCTTGACCCTCGAAACGTCCGGCTCCTGCCGGATCTGAGCTTCCGCGGCTGTCGCGATCTTTTGACGGTTTGCTGGGCTGGCGAGGAGCTTCAGAAAGCTGGCGGTCCCGACCCCGTAGGCGTTCCCGAGATGAAGGAAACTACCCGGGATCGAGAGCATCCGGCGGAAGACCCGTTTGCGGAGGGACGCGATGCCCTCGTCGAACGCGTAGTCGCCCGACGAATCGACCGGGATCGTTCCGAGAACGAGCGGATCGGTTCCATTCGGAAGCGGGTCGAGTGCGCTCGAGAGCGTATCGGGGTGTGCGATATCGCGCGACGGAAGGAGTCCGTCAGGGGTTGGGTCCCGGAACGGCTGCCGGACCCCGTAGAAAGTCGCGTGCGCGTTCGCCGGCGAAAGCCCAACGAGGTCGTGAACCGTTACGTCGTAAAGGGCCGGGTAGGGGCTCAGGGGGCGGTCGAGAATCAGATTCAGAATCGTACCGGCGAGCCCTTGATCATCGACGAGATCGACCCGGATGACCCCGACGGTTCGGGCCGGGAGCCCATCGTACCCGATCGTCGACGTATCGGGCGTGACCACGTAGTGGAGTGGGTCGCCGGCGTCGTTCGAGTCGAGGAGTCCCGTCACGACAAGGTCTAGCGAAAAGAAGAGCTGCACGACGTTTTCGCGGATCGCGAACGCGTTCGAGAGGGCCGGACTGACCGGTACGTCGGTCGGGCCGAGCCCCGCCCACGGGAAAACGCCCCACGGTCCACTACCCCAGCCGGTATCGACGGTCGTCACGCCCCAGATGGTATCAGCTGTCGGCTTCCGCGTCCGGGTCGGGGTCTGCGCGCGAGATCCGACCCCCACCCCACGCGACCCCCGCGGCGAAGTTGAGGGGGTGCTCGTTCAAAACACCGTCGCACGAGATCCCGACCGCGAGCGCGAACTTCGGGAGAGGGATCGCGAACGGGGGGATCGAGAAACTGAGCCCAAACGGGAGTGGTCCCGGAAGCTTGAACCCACAGATCGAGAACGGAAGCGTCGGGACCCGTATTCCTGCGCCCCCAGCGGCGCCTGGGAATGCCGGGATCGGAGGGAGCTTCAGCGATAACGAGAACGCCGCGGCCTCGTCCGCCAGATCTTGGACGGCCGGCGGCGGAGCGTTCGGGGGCGGTTGGAATCCCGACATCCGTTAGCCTGCCAGAAACCCCGGGCACGTGACGCCCGGATTGTTTCCCGTTGGGTTTGGAAGTTTTCCCGCCATTGCGCCCGCGAGGGCCGACATGACGGCCGGCGATACGGTTCCGGTACCCGGTACGCCGGCGGCCGACAATACGCTCGCGAGGAACGCATCACGCGCCGGCGGAGCCGATAGCGCCGCGAGTGCCCCCGGGGCCGAGAACCCCGAGAGTAGGAGCAGAAAGTTGTTCAGAATGTTGAGGACCTGTTCGGTTGTCGCGACGTGTTCGCTCGCGGTGGCTCCCTGGGTCGAGACCTGGAGCGCCCCGGTCGTTCCGACGACGCTCCCCTGTTCGCCGAGCAGCATGATGGCTTTGCCCGTTACTTCTGCCCTGACCTGCTTGTTCTTCTTGTCGAGCTGAAGGACCATCACGGTCGACCCGGGGGTCGTGACGGGGGACGTCTTGTCGGTATCGTCGGTCGTCTGAAGACCAGCGAAGTCGGGCCCGAGATGAAGGAAGTCACCGAACCCATCCCGGGCCGTCGTTGAGCCGGCGGCCTCCATCATCAGGAGCGCTCCCGTGACGGCGTTCCGGACCCCCCAGGCCTGCGCGGTTTCGACCATCCAGGGCGCCTTCATGCGCCGGAACCCGAAGTTGTTTTGAGTCGGATCGTTCGCCGCGACCGTATCGGGCCACGCGTCGAGCTCGTTGTTCATCCGCGCGACGATCACGGGATGGGCGCGTTCGTCCCCTTCCGGGATCAGGACCAAGACTTCGTCGTTCGCCGCGAACGGATAGTACTCGCCTTCGCCGGCGCCCGCGACACCCCCCGCGACCCGGCACCGGCACGGGATCCCGGACGGCTGAAGCGTCACGTCGACGATCGGGCCGAGCCCTTTCTCGAACGTAACGGATCGGGAATCGGGTCCGTCCGGATCGACGGTACCGTACGAGACCCACTGGCGCGTATCGGCGCCAGGAAAACTCGTCATATCGCTGAGCTCGCGCTCCATCAGGACACCTTCGGCTGACGCTTCGTCGGGCCGGCCCCTTTCGGACTCTTCTGCTCTTCACCCTGCGGAAGCTCTTGGTCCATCCTGACCTCGACGTAGTTCACGCCGCCGATCGTGAACGAGACCCCATCGTCGATCGACCATTCGCCGGAGTACTCGCGAAGTCGGAACGTCGATTGAAACCCCGCGTTCGCGTACGCGGCCGCATAGGCGTTCGCGAGGTCGGCCGAGTAACCGGCTGCCTCGAGGAATCGGCGGGCCCCGTCCGCGACCAACATCTCCTGCTCGATCCCCGTAAGGGTCGAGTAGTCCGCATCGCGATTGACCAGGATCTCGAACGCATCCCCCGGCTTCATGTCGAAGATATCGGGATCTTCGTTCCCACCGCCGAACGAAGCGAGGTTCCGGGTCTTGAGCGTCACGGCGAGCTCGTTCCGACCGACCGTTTCGTAGATCGACTGCGCGATGACCCGCATCGTTTTCTCGTCCTCGATTCCCGAGACTCGCCAGACGAGATACTTCTGCTCGCTGTGACCGTCCCCGGGGTTCGCGCTCGTCACGATCGCGCTCGCCGGAAACCGAACGACCAACACCTTCTTTCGCTTCGCGATGTAGGACCGAACCTCGACATTCGTTGGGGCCGTCTTCGCGTACCGGCGCGCGACCTTGTAGCCCAGGACGTTTCGCCCGTAGATGAAGTGACGGCGCTCCATCTGGAGGCCCGACGGGAGCGTGCGGGTCGTGAACGGATCCTCGGGTCGCTGCGATACCGTGCTCGATAGCATCGAACGGGCCCGCTGAATCACCACGACGGTCCCCTCGACCATCACGACGTGTCCGAGCGCCCCGCAGGCATCCGTCAGGTAGTCCCAGACCGACATCTTGTTCGGCGACCCACCGGCTTTCGTTGGGGCCGGCCCGAGCTTGGGCTTGTAGGACGTCTTGGAAAGCGCTCCGTCGAGCGACGGAACCTGCTCGCCGGCGGGCCGGCACTCGACCGCCATACCGGCGAACTGGGGGAAGTTCGACAGGTACGTCGCGATCGCTTCATCGATTGGCTTGTTGGCCGCCAAGACGAGTCTCGGGGGCGCATCCTGGTCGATCAGAACCTTCGTATTGTCCCGGCACGTTAGGGTCGCGATCGGTTCGTTGTCCTCGTCCCAGTCGACCTCCCACTCGTCGACCCAGCCCTGAAACCGAAGATTCGACCGCGGTCGACCGGTCGCGTCGACCCAACCGTCCGGGAGTAGGAACGCGCCGGCGGCGCCCGGCGTTCGGTCGGCGGCCGAGTGTTCGTCCCCCTGCATCGCGGCCTCGTAGTCGGACGCCTTGATGGTTCCGACGTAAAGCTCGACCGCGCAGGTCCGGATCGCCCTCGGGTCGAACGGTGCGTCGACGAACTTCAGGACCAACTTCAGTTCGTTCGCACTCCGGATCCCGTTCTCCTTCCACGACGCCTGTTTCGGCACGACCCCACCGATCGACCACGATAGGCCATCGGCGCTCTTGTCTTCCTGCTGGGGGCTGTCGGCGGAACCCGACTTCGGCGATAGGACGAGCCGCTTCGTTCCGGCGGGCGCATCCGGATCCTGCCGGACCTCGAGCGCGTTCCGGGATGACTTCGTTCCCCGGAGCGTTTGGACGAGCTTCCGCGGCGCGTCTCCCTTTACGACCGGCGATCCGAACTCTTCGAACCGGACGATCAGCCGCGCCTTCGCAAGCGGGTAGTAGGACTGTTCAGGCTGTTCGGGATCCGGCACCCCTAAGGGTCCCAGCGGGGGGCCGGAGCCGTCAAGCGGTCCGCTGCGGATCGAGGATCGGGATGACTAGGGTTCGGCCGGGCGTCAGGGTCCGCTGATGCCACGGAAGGTGGTTCGCGCGCGCGATATCGACGGCCCGGTCCGGGGTCCCGTAGTGCTTCTGCGAGACGCTCGCCATGGTGTCGCCATCCTTGCACACGTGAACCTCGACCGTTTTCCGAGGAACGAGCGCGCGGGGACCGGACGCGATGAGACGATCCTCCATCTTGGACGCGTCCGTGCCGAGCTGATTCGCCGCGTCGTGGACGCGACCGAAGTACCGCATCGAGCGACCGATCGCGACGACGTCCTGAATATGCGTCATGGTCTCGACCGGAGTTCGGTCGATCTGGTCCTTCCCCTGATTGACCGCGAGCCTCATGCTCGCCGCGAGGGTCTTGCCAGCGCTCGCGATCTGGCTCGGGATCGTGGCGGCTTTCTGCGCGACCCCGATGATTCGGCCGACGTCGTTCGCGATCCGGGTCGTCTGATCGATCATCGTATCGACGATCGCGGCCGGCCCGAGCGCGATCGTTTCGAGTGACCCGAGCGTCAGGAATGTTGAGGTCGCGATCGGTGGCGCCGTGTTGTCGGCCGCTGCCTGGGCGGCCGCGCTTCGCTCGAGTTGTGCGGCCGACCGGGCCGCCACACCCGCGATCTCGTTCGCGGAGCTCGCGAGCCCCCGGGTCGCGCTCGCGAGGTCACCCTCGCGGGTCGAGACCGCCTTCTGTTGGGCACCACCGCGGCCAGACCAGTCGAAGCGGGCTTTCCACCGGACGTCGTACGCGGTGTCGGCGAGCCCCTCGAGCGACGTCAGGCGCCCCTCGCGTGAGCGCGTCGCGCGCGTCGACCCGTTCTCGTCCTGAACGATCCACTGGACCCGAAGCTTCGTGCCCTTGATTCGGAATTCGTCGAGCGCATCCCAGAGGTCGAACGGCGACACGACCTTCTGGTCCCCCTCGGGGGTCGAGATCACACACGGGGTCTTGGCCAGACGGGTGCGGTTCCACTCCCCCTCCCATTCGGAGGGTTCCTCCTGGGGACCCAGAACCTGCTGGGTCGCCTCGATCGAGTTCCCCGGGTACCAGGTCGTCTTGACGTTCTGGGTACCCTTCCAGCTCGCGCCCTTCAGCGGCAGGCCGGCCCCCCGGAGCTCAACACGCTCGCCGGACGGACCAAGGTCCTCGATCACAAGCGTGCTGAGGATCGCCACGGCTCACCGCGCCGCGCGGCGCGGTCCCCCTACTTCTTGCCGGCCCAGGCCGCGAGGCCCTTGCCGAACGATGCCTTTTTCTTGGGGGCGGGAGAAGCCGAGCTTTCGGACTCCGACTCGCTAGCCGAGCTTTCGGACTCGCTGGCGGAGCTTTCGGACTCGCTCGACGCATCGAGCTTTTTCTTGAGGAACGGGGGCATCGCCATGTTGGATTCTCCTGGCCAGAACCCTACCGCTGCTGAGGCGCCCGCACAACTAGATGCCGAACGGAGTCCCGAGTCGGCTCTGGTTACGCGCGATCGCGTTCCGGACAAGGTCGCGGCGGAACGTCAGTAGAATCCGGTCCGGGTCCGAGTCTTTAAAGTCCTGCTTGATGTTGAAGGTGTTGCCGTTGAAGTTCATCTGGACCTTGTCAGGCAGCTTCCCGTGCGCGGCGTCGGTCCCCATTCCCTTGAGGATCTTGGCGAATTCCTCCGACTTCCCGCCGACGAGTTCCGCGAGGTGATCGAACCCACCCTCGACGTTCGCCCCGCTCGCGAGGAACGCATTCTGGAGCATCTCGGATCCCGCGAGCGCGTTCGCCGCGTACCGCTGAACCGCTTCGTTCTGCTGAAGCACCGCGCCGTTGAAGATATCGACCCAACGTTTCGCGCTCTCGACTTCGTCGCCCTGACCGGCCCGCTGTGCGATCTCGTCGACCTCCTCGGCCGACTGCCGGAGGATCCGGTGATGCTCCCAGACCGCATCCGCGTATTCGCCGGCCGCGCGTTGCGACATCCCCATCGCGTCCGCCTGGTCGATGTAGGCGGCCCGAAGCTTGTCGAACTCCTTCGTGTCGATCTTCTCGGCTGAACCCCCCATGTCGCGGAGCCTGACGTTGCGAGCCTCTTCGTTCTGCTCAGCATCCGACTTTCCGTGCGTCATGTCGCGGAGCTTGTTCCACTGGTCGATCGCGAGCTTCCAGGCCCCAACGGCGGCCGCGAACGCCGCGACCGCGAGCCCGAACGACGCGAGCCCCCCGGCACTCATCAGGCTGCCGCCCTTCAGCCCCATGCCGCCCATGCCGGCGAGTGAGCTCGCGACCTCGATACCGCCCTTCGCGGCCCCGATCGCGCCCGGCAGAACCGCCTTCGCGCCGAACGCGATCGCGATCTCCTCCTTGTGGGCCAGGATCCACTGCACGACCGCCTTCGCGGCGTCGAACCCCTCCTGAATCGCTTTTTTGATCTCCTCGGCGTGGTTCTGAAGGTACTGGAATCCCTCCCGGATCTTCTCGGCCGCTTCCTTGATCCAAACCCCGACCTTTACCCCCACCTCGTGAGCCCACTTCGAGATCGCCTCGCGATTCTGAACGAAGTACTCCTTCAGCTTCACGAGCGGGCCCGTCATGGCCTTCAGGATCGGGGCCCCCATCTGCTCGAACACTTCTTCCCGCATCGACTTGAGCGACTCGACCGCCTGCCCGAACGTCACGGGTGCTTTCTTCATTTTTTCCGACATCCGCTCGACGGCCTGCTCGGCGAGCTTCATCACCTTTTCCTGCCCGCCCTCGCCGGACTGAAACATCGCCGATAGGCCCTTCGAGACCTTCTTCGCGTTCCCTTCGACGGTGCCGGTCATGATCATCAGCTGAACGAGCGCGTTGCGGGGCCGGACGATCCCGGTTTCGAGATCGCGGAACGCGTTCGCCATTCCCTCCATCCCGCCCGGGACCGCGCGACTCGCGTAGACCATGTTCTCGGTCAGCTCTTTCGTCTGTTCGATCGACCGCTGACTTCTCGCCTGGATCGTCGAGAACGCATCGATGATCGATTCCGTCGACGCTCCCGCCGCGATCCCGAGCCCCTCGAGCTCCTCGTGAAGCTCACCCGCTTGGGCTTTGATCTCCTCGTACGAACGCCCGCTCTTGTCGCCGATCGCGATCGATCCCGCGAGCTGCTTCTGTTCTTCCCCGAGGTTCTTCGCGGCGTTGAAGACCTCGTGCCCGAACTCCTTGATCGACTCGATCCCATGGTCGATCTGAAAGCCAGCCGCCATCGCGAGAGAGGTCTTGAAGAGCCCCGCCATCTCGTGTTGGGCCTCGTGGACCCGCTCCGACATGTGCTCGAACCCGCCCTTTACCTTCTCGACGACGTGACTCGATTGGTCGTCGAGTTTGAGTATTGACCTGATCTCGACCGACTCAGCCATGGTCTTCTTCTTTCCTTCCGACCTGGCTTTCGAGCCGGATCACCTCCGCCAGATCGTGGTACTTGGCCTTGAACTCCTCAAGGTCTTCGTCCTGCCAGTCGCGGTCGAGCAGACTCTGGCGACCGTACCGGGCCATGTAGGAGAACATTCGCCGGCGATCCTGCTCCTGTTCCTCCGGATCGATGCTGACGTGGAGCGGCCAAAGGCAGCAGAAGACGCGCCGGGACCGCGCCGTATGGCGGTGCCGGTCCGACGCGAACGACTGGTCGTGTGCCCCCGGAACGAAGATCGCGTCCAGGATATCGTCGAGCGTGTCGGGGTCTAGCGGCCACGCCCCCGAGGGGTCTGCTGCCTCGGCGAAGGACCGACCGTCCTGACAGCGAGGCAATTCCCTAAAAAATGCAGCTTCTCGTCCTGCCCGAGCGTGTGGACCTTCATGTAGTGGTTCAGGATCAAGAGCCGGCACTTCTTGCCGATCTCGTCCCAGAAACGGTTCGGGCTATTGGGGGCCGTATCGAGTCCCCAGTTCACGACCTGGCCGTCGATCGCCCGGATCATCTGTTTGGCCTGCTCGTCCATCACGCCGTCCGGATCCCCCTTCGCGCGCCGGCGCGAGAACTTCTCGTCCCCAACCGAAAGGTTCCAGACGATGCACTGCCGCTCCCCGAGCGCGGGCCGGTCGGTCCACTCGGGTTCGAACCGCATTGCCGTCATCGTGACACCAGCGGGCGGAATCGGGAGGTCAGCCGGGATCCTGACCCAGTCCGGCATCCCGACCGCTTCCGAGCTCTGGAGCCGCCCTGGCAGCACCTGCGGGGTATCGTCGTCCCCATCGAGCTCCTGAAGCTCCTGCTCTTCTTCCGGCGTTGCCGGCCGTTCCCTCACCTTGTCGGCGAGGTCCTTCATCGTGCCCGGTCCGGGCTTCTTATGTTCTCTCACGGCGGCCTCCACTTGGCCGGGCCCCCAGTTCCCGGTGGAGGTACTCCCGAAGGGGTACGGGAACCAGAGGCCCGTCGCGCGTTGCGTCCTCCACTACCGGAGCCCGTCGGGCTCCGGCCCCCGGGATCAAACGAGGTTCTCGTCAACCGAGCTGACGAAACCCTCCATCTTGGCCTTCACGTAGTCGCCGCGGCTCGCGACGTTCTTCGGGATCGGGCCCCACGATACGTCCGCGTACGTGACGGTCGGGGTATCGCCGTTCGGAAAAAAGTACGTGACGGTGACGTTGAAGACGAGGTCCGGAAGCGTTCGCTGAGCCTTCGCGATCACCTTTTGCTTGAACCGGAACCACTCCTGGCTCTGAAGGTGAAGCGAGAGGTCGAACTTCGTCCCGTTGTAGATCGAGTCGCCGCGGTTGCTGACCTCGCCCAGGTACCCGAGTTGTTTGATCTCGAGCATGTCCTCGTCGTTGAACTCACTGATCGAGTTCAACGTGTCCTCGAGGACCCCATCCGAAACGATGTTGATCACGACCTCTTGGCCCTTGATCCTCTGCGGGGTCGGCATTGTCCGGTTCCTTCCTTCTTCGCTTCCCTGTCGCTTACGCGGCTTCCGTTACGTCGACGGTTTCGCCGATCGTCGTATCGAGCACGATCGAATCGAGTGACGAGATCGTCGTGACCGCGACCTTGACCCGATAGAGGCCCTGGCCGAGCGTCGTCGGCGTGTTGCCCTGCTTGTCGGAAGCCGAGAACGCCGCGATCCGCTGACTCGCGAGATCGTCCGGCGACAAGAGCCCCTTCAGGAATCCGCGAACCTCGGCCAAAAGAGCCTTGCGGCGACGGATCGTCGAGAGCTTTTTCCCGAAGCCCGTGATGCGGTTCGCGAGCGTATCTTGGATGAAGTCCGCCATCCGGCGACGCGCGATGTTCTTCAGGTTCGGGTACGCGAGCGGATCGACCGACGTCACGCCCGACTGAAAGCTCGCGGTGCCGGCGTCCATCCGGAGCGCGCAGATACCGGCGGCCTTGAACGCGATGTAGTCCGACATCGTTAGGGATTGAGACGAGAGCCCCGACTCGATCCCGATGATGTTCCCGAGGAGCCCCGCGTCCTGGCCGGGGTTTTCCTCCGGCGGGAGCTGGCTCAGAACGCTCGCGAGGAACCCGTCGGCCCCCACGTCGACGTTGCCATCGACCGTGAAGCCAGTGCCGCCCGAGAGTCCGAGGCGTGCGATCCCGGGTACGTTCGTGCGAGCGTTCGGGTAGCAGTAGACGACCCGCTGATCCCGGTACGGGCCAACGCCCGGTTCAGAGGTGCCCTTCGCGATTGCCTTCGCGAGTGCCATCGGGGACCGCGCGAGGAACATGCGGCCGAAACAGCCGTTTGCACTCGCGCTGAGTGCGTTGTCCTTGCCCTTGCGGCGCACCGAGTTCGACTGACGAGCCGACCACGCAACGTTGATGACCTTCGCGACCGTGTTGATGTCGAGGGTCGCGTCGAACGCAGCCGAGTACGCGGCGTCGATCTGGGATTCCGTCAGGGCCGCGACGGTCGGCGTGAGGTTGATAACGGAGAACGCCGCGAGGTCGATCGGCGAAACCGAGTCGACGAGCGTGATGGAGCCGGCGATCGATGCCGTACCGGTCCCGTCGTCGGTCGCGTGCCGCACCTTGACCGTGTAGGGTCCGGCCGATGCCGCCGTCACGGCGACGTCCTGCATCGTGACGTATTTGACCGGACCGCTCGTTTTGACGACCGTCCCGGCCGGGATCTTCCCAGCGTCACCCGTTACGGCGGTGCCGACGCCGGCCGAAAACCCGAAGTCGGTCGCGGTCGTCGGCGTACTGAGTTCGACGGTCCCCGTGAGGGCCGTGTTGCTCGAGAGGCGCGGTGCGCCGCTCGAAGTCTGGTCCATCGTCGTACCCGTTAGGGCGGTTTCGACGATCAGCTTCAGCTCCGCGAACGTCACGGCGTTCGAGTTCGCTACGTTCCCGGACCCACTGACCGTGCCGGCCGTCAGGCCGAGCTTCGCCGCGGTCGCACCGGTGTCGAACCCGACGACGACGTTCTTTGCGCCGCTGCCCTTTTGGCGGGACGTCAGCCGAACTTCGGTGGTTGAGGTCGACGCGTACGTGAAACCCGCGTACTGGTTAATCCGCGCGATCACGGCGGCCTGGGTCGTGTCGGTCGAGAGGAACGTGACGGTGAAGGCCGGCGCTGAGTCGTACTGGAGCGTGACGGTCTCGCCCCCGACGATCGCGTAGGTGGCCGATGCTCCGGTCGTGACGGCCGCGACGGCCGTGAAAGTCGCGGTTACGGCGCCGGCGCCGTTGATCTTGAACGAGAGCGTGTCGGCCGTCGTGATCTGGTAGCTCGGCTTCGCGACTCCTGTGGACGAGCCGAGCCGCGAAAAGCTGACGCTCCCAACGCTCGTGTCGACCCGAACGAGCACGAGTCGGCTGAATCGCTTCCCCGAGAGCTGAACGGCTCCGTTGCCGTTCCAGTATTCGGGTGCGACGGCCGAGTCGGCATTGCGGGTGCGGGCCGACGGATTCTGGCCGGTCGTTCCCCCGTACGTGTAGCCGAGTGATCCGAACGTCTGCTGCATGTCCTCGGCGCCCGTGATCTCGGTCGCGAGATTGAAGGGTCCGTTTTCGAACTCCCCCACCAGCATCGCGGTGCCGGTCCCGACCCCCGTGATGGCGGCCGGCGGATCCCGGTCGATCACGTTGACCGACTCGATGTTCAGCAGGATATCGTTGCCGGGATCGGTCGTAAAACGCCTGATGAAGTTCGCCATGGTTCGGTTTCCCTCGCGCGCGATCGAATCGTGGCACGCACGCTCCCAGGCTTCAAACGTCCGAGTCGGGACCCCCGAGGCCAAACTCGAATGTCCCGACCTCGACTTCGGGTCGGAACCCCTCGACCGGAACCAGTTTGACGACCTCGAACCTCATCTCGAGCCCCAGGTGGGCCCAGCGCCGGTTCCGGACCGCATCCGGGTCGTCGGGCCGCATTGAGGTCGCGAGCGTGAAACAGACCGTTTGGTCGTGGTAGTCGGGCATCCGGAACCGGAGCCCGTAGATCGCTTCCGACGGGACGAACGCGTCCTCGAGTGCCGCGACGAGTGACCGCCGGAGCGGCATCGAGTCGGCCCAGCACTCGACCGTAAAGGCCTCGAAGTACTCCCCCATCACCTGGAGCGCACAGTCCTTCCGTTCCTCGTCTCGCGTCGACTCAACCACGTAGGGGGTCAGACCGACCGGCTGGTATTCACCCGCACCCGGCAAGAATACGATCGACGGGAACCGGAGCTTGTCGACGTTGTCGGGCTGCTCGATGTGGACGTCCTCCGGTTTGATCCGGTACGGGATCGTGACGGGCGATCCCTTGTCACCCGGGAGCTGAAAGATGAGCTCCGAGATGTAGCGGGCCAGGATCCTGAGCGCGACCGTACGGCCGTCGACCGCCTGAAGCGCTACCTCGGGGCGGGCCGGCCACGGCGCCGTGTTGGGCGTCGCGCCGTTCATCAGGTCGTGGGCTCGTTCGCGGGTACTCATCAGGTTGCCCCGAAGGCCCGGCGGAGCTCGCGCGCGACCTCTTCGCGAATGTACTGGGGACCGAGTCGACGAGTCGTTTTGGCGAGCGGCTGGAGGCCCCCCTTCTCGGGGTGGAAGATGCCGGTCCGCTTCATCTTGGTCGCGATCGCCCACGCGACCGACCGGTACAGTTCATCAGCAGGCCGGCCCTTCGTGACCCTGCCGGACGCGGTCTGGTTTCGCTGAGACCCAATGCCCTTTCGGCGGGCCCACTCCGCGAGGGCATCGATCATCTTCCGACCGATCTTGATGTTTTGGGGCCTGACCCCACCTTCCATCAGGACCGCCTCCAGGACCGTATTGAAGATCGCGGCTCCCGCCGGAACCTGTTCGGCTCGCCACCCGGCTCGCGCGGTTCCGCGGTCGAGCGGGAGGTCGAGGGTTTTGATCGCCCCTACGATTCGGTAAGCGGCCGCCAAGAGTCCCCGCCGGGCCGCATCCGGCATCGCGCGCCCGATCCCGGCCGCCCAGGCGCCGGCCTCTTCGATCGGGATAACGGTCGAGGGCATGCCGGAAGCTTGGCGGCCCCGCGCCATCGGTTCAACGATGGTTACGCTAATCGTTTACGTCGCGGCCGCGTTTGGGTTCTACCAACACTGGGATGCTGACCTCGTGGAGCACGGGCGGTGGGACCGACCGCTCCTGGTCCTTCAGGCGTCGGTCTGGTTCGGGATCGTGCTCGTGATGGTCTTGTTCGCGGCTATCTCGGGCGCGGCGCGCGCCGGCGGTGCCGTCCAGCGCTGGCTCACCAGCTAAGGCAGCTGACGCGCCGGTGGGTCGTCCGAGATTCTCTCGAGTGCGACCGCCCAAAAGACCTGCTCGGCATTCCGGAACGGCTGCCCCAGGATCCGGTACTTCTGCGGTCGAACCGGCCCCCCAGAGCGACCGTCCTCGACGAGCTCGTACCAGAAGTCGAACCGCTCCGGAACTTCGTCCGCGCCCGTGCGCGGGTATCCGAGCCCATTGAGCTGGTCCTCCGTGTACCGCATCGAGATCTCGTCGACCCGGATGGATCCGACCGGGTACGCGCCGGCGTGGAACGGTACCCGCGAGACCGCGTCGAGCGGGCTGACGCGCGGGGTCGGGAGCAGCTCTACCCGGCTGAGCTCGCGCTCGCGTCCTTCGCCGCGTTCCTCCCCCGTCCACCCCGAGTGAACCAAGAATACCCGGTATGGCCGGATCCCGAGCTTGGTCGCGAGCTGACGAATCTTGTCGGCCTTCCCGACGAGCTTGTCGATGAGGGTTCGGCCGACCTTACCCGGCGGGAGCGGTCCGACCTTCGGCATCCGTCAGTGAACGATCGGCACGTTGATGCCGACCGCTCCCCCACCGGATTGCCAAAATCGCTTGTCGTACGGGTTCGGGATCACACCCAAGATGTTGGCGAGCCCGTTCCGGATGAAGTCGTACCGCTGGATGACCTTCTCGAACTCGTCCGGGTTCAGGTCGATCGACCCGACCTTGCTTGCGACGAGCGTCTCGGTGTCGTCGAACAGTTGGAACTCGACCGCGTCGAGTTGATCGAGGAGCTGTCGCGCCTTCGCCTCGGCCGGCAACAGGATCTTGTCCATCGCGGGCTCGATCATGAACTGGGTCTGGACCGACGCCGGGACACCTAACACGAACGTCGCGACCTCCGCGACGTTGAGGTAGCCGAGGTGATGCCGAATCCGGACCCGTTCGTCCTCCGAAAGCGCCACCCTACTCCTCCAGCTTCTGGAGCTGAACTCCCTGACCGATGAGGTCCTCGATCCGGTAGTTCGACTCGTCGACGATCTTGCCGGGCTTCAGCATCGTCAGGGAACCGCGGTGCATGATCCGACGTTCTTGAAGGACCCGGTAGCGGGCGACCGGTACGACGGGCTCATCGGGCTCGCGTTCCTCGCGCGCGGCCCTGACGAGGTCGGGGGGCGCGAGCGGGATCGTTGCCGAGTCGTGTTCGACGAACGGTGCCCCCGAACTTCCCCCGGGGATCTGGGATTCTGCCTGCTGGGCCTGCTGCGGCTTCGGTGCTGATCTGGCCATCTCGTCTGTACCTCCGCGGTTCCTTTACCGCCCCCGCGAAGGGCGGACAAGCAAAAGGCCACCCGGCGTAAACCAGGTGGCCCTTCGCGGCTTACGGGAAGCGACTAAGCGCTAGCCCAATGCGTGCTCAATCACGACAGCGCGCTTGTAGAGCTCGCTGCCACCCTGCGCGGTGAAGTCGGTCGGGGCCGACCAGCCGGCCGTGATGGACCAGCTCGAACTGACGAGGTCCTGCATGCGGTTCACGGGAGCCCGGATGATCAGCCGGATACGGTCGGTCGAGATCTGGACGCCGTTGTTCACGATGTCGAACTCGCCGATCTTCCCGTTGACGCCCGCTTCGCTCACGTAGGCGGACTCGTCGAGCCCGTGCTCGTAGAGGGCGCCGCGGCCACATACGATCACGCGTCCGACCTTTACGCCGCCGTTGTTGACGACTTCGGCGCCGATGTCGGCCGCGTAGAACGCATTCGCCGAAGTTCCGGTCAGGGTCCCGGAGTTCCCCGAGTCAGGCGACTCGGTGTTCATGTAGAACGAGACGCCCGCGACGGTCCCGATGTACGCCTGCTTGTAGGGGGCGTTCTCGGGCAGCGATTGCTGAAGGCGCTGGTAGACCGGGTCCTGGAACACTTGAGCGTTCGTCAGGCTCGACAGGTGAGCGTGATAGAACCCGTCCTCGTGGGGCGGCACGTTGCGCTGGCGGAGTTCCGCGCAGGCATTGATGACGTCCTGAAGCGCGATCGTGTCCGAGCTTGAAAGCGCGTCGACCGAGTCACCACCGCCGCTGCGGAGGATCTTCGGGCGGAGCGCCGAAAGCACGGGCGAGCGGGTCGCGACGACCGACCCGACGGTCGCGGAGAGCGTCAAGGTACCGGGCCCGAACGGGTCCGTGGGGTCGTCGGGAGCGAAACCGATCGCGTTGCGGACGATCGGGGTCGCGCCGTTCATGATCGTGATCGAGAGCGGCGAGGAGGGACCGATCGGAACCGGGCGAACCTGAGCGTTCGTCGAACCGATGACGGTCGTGAACCCGTTGAGGGCCGCGACCCGGATCGTGGTGTCGCCGGTACCGGTTGCGGCGATCAGGTTCGTCGAGCCTCCCAAGTAGGGCTTGAAGAACGCGTTGCGGGCCATTCGGTTGACCGACATACCGGCCTGGATGCCGAGTTGGTGAACGTTCCGGCCGAACTGGTCGCCGATCGAAACGGCGCTGGTCGGCATGTGGGTGTCGATCGAATCGCCGTATTGGTCGATGCGCGCGTACCACTGCTCGTACGTCAGGGCCTGGGGATTGGGGTCGACGCCCGCGACGAGCGGGGTTGTCTTGGGGCGCAGAAGGCCCGGGCGGGTCTCCAGCTTCTCGGTGCCGAGGTTACCCTCGAAGCGCTGAAACATACCCTCGGCGCGGTACTGGAGCGCCGGCACAAGACCGTCGTGGAATGCCCTCTCGAGCATCCCCTCTTGGATGAGCGACTGAATGCCCTCCGGGAGGGCAGAGACGATAGAGCCTTGGATGGCCATTGGGATGGATCTTTCGGGTGGGGGTTCTGGTAGCCTTCGCTACTGGGCCTCTGCCACTCCTCCCGGGACCGACCGTTAACCGCCGTCGTGCGCGTATTGGGGGACTGGGTCTGCCTGTTCGCGTCTGGACACCGGAACCGTGGCATTCGTCCCGAGCCCGCGCAAGCCGCCCCCAAAAGCAGAAGGGGCAAACGACCTCTCGATCGCTTGCCCCTCCGGGGATCAGGACGTCCTCGTTACCAGGACATACCGCGCGCCCGCTTGTACTCGGCGAGCTCGGTGCTGTTCATCGAGTTCGGCTGACCGGGCCGCGGGGTCTTACCGCCGAACTTCCCCATGTCGAGAGAAGACGTTGCGGTCTTGCGGTCCTTCGGTTTCGTATCGAGCGGCACCTTCGGTTTCTTGGCCGCCTCGGCCGTCTCGCGCTTCTTCTTGTCGTCGTCGGTCTCGGTCGAATCGGCCCCGCGCGCAATCTTCGGGTGCTTCTCCGCGTACTGCCGGAACCAGGTCGAAACATCTTCTTCGTCCATCGCCCTGACCTTCGAGCTTGAGAGCCCCCGGACGTGGCGACGGAATCGGTCGAGCGCGACATCGACGTAGTCTTCCTCGAACAGCTTCGCGGCGATCTTCGTCAGGACCTGCTCCTGGCGATCGGCCAACATCCCCTCTTCCTTCTCGGAATTGAGGCGCTCGAGTTCCGCGATCCGGTCCTCCTTCTTCTTGAGGTCCTCCTTGAGTCGCGTCTCCTCGTCGAGCTTCGCCCGGCGCTCTTCATCCGCCTTTGCGTCGGCGGCTTCTTTCGCCTTCTTGAGCGACTGGGCTTCCTTGCGCTCTTCGGCGATCTTGTCGAGATCGCTCGTTCCGAAGATCCGGCGGAGTTCCTTCGCCGACATCTGGGCGACCCGCTTGAGGAACTGGGCCTGCGGGATCTTGTAGACGCCGTCGTCATCCGGGACGAGATCGTCGTCGTCACCCTTCGCGGCTTTCGGCGGATCTTTCGGCTTCTCTTCGGAAGCCTTCGGGGGATCCTTCGGTTTCTCTTCGAGCGTCTTCTCGACCGGTTTCTCAACCGGCTTTTCTTCTTCAGCCATTGATTCCTCCACGGGGTCAGGGGTCGTTTATCCCCCGACCCCGCGGGGCGAACACGCGAGACCCTCTCAGGTCAGGACGCCTTCGGAAGCCTTCAGGAGCGTATCGAGGTTCGTACCGGGCACGAGACCGAGCGTGATGGTCGCTTGCGTGACGGCATCGGCGGAAACGAACTGAACCGTGTCCTTCGCGAGGTTGAGGTTGCACTGAAGGGTCGTGCTGGAGCGCGAACCCGGCGCAATCACTTTGCCCTCACCCGTCACGGTCCCGACCGTCAGAACGGCCCGGAGCAACATCACGGCGCCGATCGCGGTCACGGATGTCGGGAGTGCAATATCACTCGTCACGACCGGGAGCGTGAGCGTTACGGTATCCATGACGGCCGGCAAGTAGTCGACGTCGACGCGAGTCCAGGCGTCAGCGGACGCGAACGTCAGGTCGCCGGCGGCCGAGATGTTGATGTGACCGGCGGCGGTGGCGCTCGTCATCGGGGGAGTGTCGATCACCAACTCGGCAGGAGTGCCGGAACCCGCGACCGCGACCGCTCGATGAATCCGACACGCCTTCGCGTCGTTCGGGAGCTTGAGCGTGTGGGTCGAGGCAATCTGGTCGAGCGGCACGGGCGCGCTGGGGGCCTGCTTGTAGAGGTGAACCGAGAGGGACCGCAGGACGTCGCCGAGTTTTGCGGTGCGGAACTCGTCAGCGAGATGGTTCGGGTTGGCTCGGTTGAAAGCGTCCTTCAGGCTCATTGGGCATTCTCCTCGGGGTGGGCCCCCAGAACGTGATTCACTGCGGTCCGGCGATCAAGTAAACGATCTTGCCGTTCCCCTTGGCCTCGAGGCCCTTCAGGTAGCCGTTCGAGGGGAATTCGAACATCTGCGTGCCGTCGATCGGAAGGATCGACACGATATCGGATCCGCCCCCCGGGTCCTGTAGCGTGAGCCGGATCTGAAACCCCGACCCGCCCGCGACCCTCACGTACAGGAGCGTCCCCTGCTGAACCGTATCGGTCGGGCCGACCCCCGAGAGGGTTGCGAACGATCCGGCGCTCGCGAGGTTCCGCTCGAGGGTTCCGGTTGAGGCGTTGACGAGCTTCTTTTGCGGGGCGAGCGAAAGCGGTTCCGTATGGGTCCCGGACGGGAACGACGAGTCAGAGACCACGTCGGGTCCGACCGAGAGACTGCCGTCCAGGACCGCGATCGACACGGGTTACTTCCCGAGCCTGTACGATTTGCGGGGATTCCCCATCGAGCCAGCACCGCGCTCGGGGGACGCCGGCGCGTCGAGTTTTTTCAGGAGCTCGCCGGAGGGTGACGTTTCGGTATTGAGGTCGGACGACTCACCCTGGGGTTGCTTCTTCTGCTCACCCTTCGTGAAGTCGCGGCCCTCGCCGGTCTTCATACCGCCCGGATTGCGGGTGAAGTCGTTGCCGGCGCCGGTCTTGACGCCGCCCGGGTTTTTGACGAAGTCGTTTCCACCGGTCGTCGGGCCGGTCGCGGTCGAGGCTCCCTTGCCGTTTCCGAAGGGGCTCTCTTTACCGGTACCGGGATATTTGCCGTCAGCGTTCATCTGTCACCTCGCAGGCCAATCATGGATGGGGGCGCGGAGTGGTTCAACCACGCAACCGATAAGACTTCTTGGGGGCTTCTTTCGCGGGAGGCTTGAGCGGGGTCTCGCCGTCGGGGCCGGGGTCACGTTTCACCTCGCCGGGCGGATACCCCGGGTAGACCTTGGTTGGAGCAACGGCGGCCGGTGGGTCGGGCATCTTGCCGGGTGCCGGTTTCCCGCTGAGCGAGTACTGCCCCGTGTGGTCCCGTAGTCCGGTTGCGTCTCTCAGCTTGTAAGGTTTCGTCGCCATCCTGGCCTCCACCGCGCCGCGCGGCGCGGTCCCGTAGCTTCGCGCCCCCAGGGGAGCGGTGCAAGGGGCGCTACTTTCCGAACTTCTCGAGCGGGATCGTCGTCATCTTGGGCCGCGGCGGTACGGGGCCCTTCCGGCCCTCCGCGCGCCAGCGCGCGCTTACCTGCTCGGCCGGACGCCACGCGAGCGTCGCGGGGATCGGCCACGAAACCCGGTGCGGGATGACGGTCTCGCGATCGTTCGGTCGATTCGGTGGGTGTTGGTAAAGCCCGAGGTACCAACCGAACGGTTCCTGCATTCGACGGATCTGGCCATGAACCTGGTAGGAGTCCCACGAGGTGCGGTCGTCGAACACCGCGCACAGGATCTTCGTCATATCGCCAAGCTGCTTGTCCGCCTCCTGCATCCCCTCGTGCGCGGCAGCGTTGTACGCGTACATCGACTCAGTGCGAACGATCCGTTCCGCCCAGTGTTTCGGAGCCCCCTGGAGGAAAGGCGAGTTTTCGACGAGGTCCTGCCGGACTTCCGCCCATGACTTGCGGGCCACGAGCCCGACCTGAAGCGACTCCTCGAACTGCCCCACCACCTCTTCGCCGTACCGGTCCAGGATCCCCTTCTTGGCCGGATGCTCAGGCGTCTCATCGCCGGTCGACATCAGCCGGCGCAGCATCGACGAATCGGTCCCGGAATAGGCACGGTCGAGGATCGCGGCTTCCTTCAGCGCGAGCGGTCGCGCCCCAACCCCCCTGAATGCCTTCTCGGCGCGTCCGAGGTAGTCGACGAGGTTACCGACGGACCGGTCGACCGCGTCGTGCCCTTGGTCGACCACGAGCCGCCCCAGGCCCTTCTGGAGTCCCTTCGAGACATCCCGGACCTGCCGGAGCGTCGCCTGAAGTTGCTCGTGTGTGAACGACCCCTGACCGGGCCCTCCACCGGCACGCGTCGACGCTGCGATCCGTTTCGTCAGGTCGGCCGCGGCCCGGTCGAGGAGCTTCTGAAGTCGTTTCTGCCCGACCCGGCTCGAAAGGTCGATCGCCTCGGCGCGGTTGCGCTTAACGACGTCGAGTAGGGCCTCGTCCCGCTTGGCCATTACGGATCCTCTCGAGTCGGCGGGTCGCGGCCCAGCAGAGGTCGCACAGACAGGTCTTCAGGACCCCGCTCTGGCACCGGCGTGCCGCGTGGTCGGAGATTAACCGGATGAGCCTGTCGATCTCGATCTGCTCGGGAGCAGGCGGTTGAACGCGGCGACGCATTCACGATCGTGAACACGCGGCGCCTCTACTTCAAACCGGGTGGCTTCGGAGCTTTCGGTGCGAACGGATTCGGCGGCCTTTTGGGCATCCCGGGTTTCGGCTCGGGTTCGCTCTCGTCGTCCTCGTCGTCATCTTCCCCGGGAGCGTCGTCTTTCCCAACCGGGCCACCCGCGGGCGGGAACATCGTGGCCTGCCGGACCTGGTCTTCTTGGTTCGACTTCTGAACCTTCCCCCACTCCTCGGCGGGGTCGCGGTTGAAGATCGTCGCGGCTTCCTCGACCGCCGTTTGCTGCGACAGAACCGCTTTGCCGCCCGACGCGAGCTGGACTGCCTGTACGGCCTGGTTCTTGTCCTGGGCCGTCAGCGGGAACCATTCGCCCCACCCGAGGTCGATCCGCTCGCCTTTGCCCGGAACCCGTTCGACTTCTTCGAACATCGGGATATCGGGTTCGGGTTCTTCTGACTTCGGTTCCGGGATCCCGTCTGGTCCGATCTTCGGGGGGTCCGGGGGAGGCTTCGGAACCGGCACCATCTTGGGCGGCAGATCGATCGATTCGACTGCTTCGACCGAATTGGATTCAGCCTCAGAAGATTCGCTTTCTGATTCCGACTTCGGGTCGGCCGGAACCTGAATCGTGACGGGTCGGCCGTTACGCTCGCGCGCGACCCGGAGCTGCTGCTCGATGAGCAGCTTGATCCCGGCCCCATAGAGCTCTCGGTGAACGGCTGCCTTCCCGAGCATCGGAGCGTAGATCGCTTTGATCGCGACCGAGCTCGTACCGGCCGCCGCGACCTGATCGGGGTCCGGGATCACGCACTGGCAGGCCTCGAGGATCGACGCGCGCGCGTCCGCCTTCGCGGCGAGTCCGGCCGTGACGCCCGAGCCAGCAATCTCGAGGTAGTGGGCATCGCCGTTCTCGCCGACCGTCAGGGCGTTGTCCGACCCCTTCTTGATCCCGGTCCGGCCCGCGACGATCGCGTTCATCTTCAGGACCACGGTTGGGTCGAGGTTGAGGATCGTGCCGCGCGAGATGACGGAGTTCAGGAGGTCGAGCGAGTCCATCGCGTCGTACTGCCCGTGGTAGTCCGGAACCCCCTCGGGGTCGCTCGACGGCTGATTTTGAATCCAAACAAACGGGCAGAACCCGAACCCGTGTTGGACTTTACCTTGGGGATCCTCGATCCACATCGGCTCGACGCCCGGTTTGAAAGGCGCCGGCAAGAACGACACCGTCGCGTCCGGGGTCCAGTCCTGACGCTGCCAGTAGTAGTTCCGAACGATACGCTTCTTCAGAGCGTCGTACTCGTCTTCGTGCGTGATGGTGAACTCCGAGACGTGCGCGACGATCTGCTTCTTCCGGTCTTCCCACTCGTGCACGTAAAGGTTCCGGACGTTGTGGACCTCGACCCGCGGCTTACCGCGGTCGAACGCCCACGAGATTCCGACGGACCCGGTGGCGCCCCCGAGGTTTCGGGCCTGCACCATCGCGACCCTCAGGCCCTCTTCTTTCGCGAGCGCTTCCGCGTAATCTTGCGTGTCGGGGTCGCCCGAGCAGAGAAGTCGGGGCCAGCGGTCTTCCCCGAACAGCATGTTGGTGAAGGCTTCGACGATCGTTTTGCCGATCCGGATCGGCGCCGACGGCCGACGCTGACGAAGCGGGATGTAGAAGCTCGCGACCTCGGCCGTGATGAGCGGCTGCATGGCCTCCGAGCCGCGGCGCTGAATTCGGCCGTCGAAGTCGTACTGCTTGTAATCGTGTTGGGTGCAGTCGAAGTACTGGAGCATCCTGGTGAGCTCGAAGTACCGCTCGCTCTTGATGATCGCGGATGCTTTAAAGTCGTCGTCCGCCATCACCGGGCCCTCGCGCGGGCGGCCGCGGAGCCCGCGAGCGGCGCGGCAGCGGCCGGCATCGGACGCGCGCGTTCGGCTCGTCCTTCTTCGATCATTCGCTCGGCTTCTGCCGAGAGCGATACGCCGAGGATCTCGTCCGGCTCCTCGACCGCGCCGCGCGGCGCGGTACCGGCCCGGTCGAGCGCCGGCGACAACCGGCACCCAACCTCGAGGAGCGCGAGACCGGCCCCGTACAGGGCGAGTCCCGCGACGTCGCCGACGAGCGTCCTGAACCTCATCTGTTCCCTTCTAGCCCCCGGGGACCGGGGACTCAAACGGCTCAGGCGAGGACCGAGAACCAAACCGTGATCGTGACGCTACCGGCCGTGAGAGCCGCGAGCGTGTGGCCTCCATCGGGCGTGAAGGTCGCGTTGAGTTGCTGGGCCGAGAACTTCCCTTGCGCGTGAGCACCGGTGCGGGGCGATAGGGAACCGGTCGCGGCGCCCGTGAAGACGTCCATCTGGCTCACGATCGCGGCCGCGACGGTGCCGCCGATGTCGAGCTTCACGGCCGAGACCGAGCCGCCCGAGAACAGGGTCGTGACGAGTACTTCGTGCGCGAGCACGATCGCGTTCGCCGGCAGGGCAGCGCCGATCGCGACTACTTGGGCTTCGCCCGCGACCGCGTCCGTCAGGGTCGCGTCCGTCACCGTCACGGTGCGCTTCTGGAGCGCAATCGCGGCGTCTGCCGATGCTTTCACTTCCGCGAGTGCGGTCTCAACGTTCTGCGCCGTGAAGAGCGAACCGGCATCTTCGATTCCGACGGCTGAGGCGCCCGAACCAGTCGCGGTCGACGCGAGGCTGGCGTTGAGCCCGACCATCATGATCTCTTCGAGTTCGACTTCGTTCGCCCCTTTTGCGTGCGCCGCAACCGCTTTGGCGGCTGCTGCCGCGACCGTCGGGTCCGTTGTCGGCACCAGCAAGGCGCCAGCCCCGGTGGCCTGACTGTAGGAGAACGCGTCGACGACGCTATCGAGCGTGACACCAGGAAGCAGTTTGCCGCCCGCGAACGTGACGGTGTTGATCAAAAAGTAGGTCGCCATCTTGGGTTCTCCTCGGGAGTACCCAATGATGTCAGAGCCCGGCAGACGCCGCAACGAATCAGGTCGAGCAGTTTCCCGGATTCATCAGGACCCAGTTGGCGGCACCGCCTCCGAGGGTTGCGTTGATCGTATAGACGATCTCGGCGTACCCGGGTCCAAACGTAGGAGCCCCCGGAACGTGACAGAGCGTAACGGCCCCCGCGTTTTTGATCGTCAGGTCGAAGAGTCCGGAGAAGTTGAAGATCTTGACGATCGCCCCCGGTTTAACCGGAACGTCGTTGTAGAAGGTAACGATGTGCCCCTCGCCATCAGGTGAAAGCGCGAGCTCGGTGATCGATGCCGTCAGGCGAATGTCGTGTGTGGTTCCATAGCCGGCGGATGTATCGCCCGAGATGATCTGTACCTGAAGTTCCGGCGGAACTTGGGAACCGTCAAACTGCTGATACTCCTTAACGACCCACACACCCGACCCGATATGGATCCAGGTGATGAACGACGATTTGCCCGATACCGAACCGGCATCGGTCCAGGGGTTCGTGATGAAGTTCCCATTCCAGGTAATTTCGGTTCCCCCGGCTTGAGGGCGGAAGTAAAGTGTGAGCGTCCACCAAAGTGGAGGATTCACACCGTTGAACTTCGGCTGGTTGACCTTGAGGCTGCTGGAATAGATGACGTGTTGCTCGAACCCATTCAGTAGATCGGGCGAGATCTCATCAGGCGTCGGCCCGGTGTTGATCGGGCACAGGTAGTAGTTTCCGAACGTCCCGTCGGGGGTTGCGCTTCCCCCCTTGGAGAGAAGCTGCATCGTTGTGTCCGTCATGTTCGACAGATCGACGAGAGACCACGACCCACCGTTCGTCCAGACAGACCAACGCGGTTTAACGGTACCGGCGAACTGCGACCCGATCGTCGTGATGTGTACGATCGTGCCAGTACCGGCCTGCGTAGGTTCGAACGTATAGAGGTCCCCCGAGTGACACATGTCGAACTCGATCGCCGCGATGGTCGTATTGTTCGCCGCATGCATGCGGATAAAGTTGCCTAGGTGCAGGCTGTCCGCGTTGTTCTCCCAATGGCACGTTTGAAACTTGAGCTGGTTACAGGCGTTGTTGTTATCGGCCGGTCGAAAGAACGTGCTGGCCTGCCCGATGTTCGCCTGAAACAGCGCACCAGTAAAAGACGACTCACCTAGTCCCTCCAGATCGAGACCGACCCCACATGCTTGGGCCGATAGGCCGATCGACTTGTGTGTATTCGAGCCGATGTAGTGAAGCCCTCGCCCGCACCCTACGACCGCAAGATCGTCTTGCGTACAGGCGAACGTTGTGTCGAAGTCGATACCAATTTTGAAGTTCGCGAATATGACATCGGTCAACTTGCAATTGACCCAATCGTGAGCGAGTCCTGTATTCCGTCCAAGTCCGGTACCCGTACCATAACCCGGTCCAACAACGGCGAAGTGCGCGAGCGTCGGTCCCACGTACGGTTGGCCGTCCACTTCTAAGAAACCACCCGAAAACACGCGTACGGTCGAGCCGTATTGCAGATCGGTTCTTAGCCAGTCGTCTGAACCAAATACCGACTGGGCGAGTGTAGCGGCGCCATGTCCGCTGATCTTAAGCCCGGGAATCGTAATCTGATCAAGCGGACCCGACAGCGCGTACGCGCGCGCACTACCCGGTATCAGAACCTCTTTACCTCGAGCCTGTGCGAAGGCGATCGCGTCGTTGAACGACGCGAGATTGTCGGTGCCGTAGCAGAATCGCAGGGAGCTCCCGGCGACAGTTGCACCTGGGGAGATCGTGACGTTGTGCGAGTTGACGAGCGCAGAGATCGTCGCCGCGTGTTGAACACTCCGGTAGAACGTCTGCCCCGAAAGACTCGGCGGCGCCGGGTAGATGTATGCGCTGGTGTTGCTCGCGACCGAGACGACGTTGTATTCGGCAGACGCAATCTTGATCCGCTGGCCCGTAAAAAACTCCGTCGTGAACAGAGTACCGGACCCTGTGAGCAAATAGCCTTCATTCGCGACGAACGAAGTACTAGTCGTGACGGTTCCGGTCCCGACAGTTTTCGGCGTGTGAATCAGGACGATCTTGCCGACGTCGGCCGCCGTGAAGGTCGTCGCGGTCGACTGGAGGTTGTTGACGCTTCCGCCCGACAACACACCGTCAGCGGCCCCCGCGACATCGGAGATAGCTCCGAAACTCAGAACGTCCACGGGACCACTGACGACCAGTTGACCTGTTGTGTCGGTGATCAACGATCCCGCGCCGTATCGACCAAGCCGCTGCGCCCGCATATCGATATCGGGCATCGCGGTCGAGTTACCAGAAGACGCGATACTGGCGCCGATACAAGACTTCAACGCGACCCGGACGTCGTGGGCTTGTGCGTAAACAGACCCAAACAGATCGTTCCCTTGCGTGTCGTACACCGACGGGTGGTCCTGCGAGATCCAGAACTGGCACCCGGTCGCGCGGAATGCCGAATTGGTCGGGAGCTCCTGCGAACCGATCTGGGTTTTGGCTTCGACGTACACGAAACCAGACCCGGAATAAGTACCGTTGCCGACAGACCCAACGAGTGTGAAGGTGTTGGCATCGGACACCGTCACGGTCCAGAAACCGTTGGCGCTGGTGTTGCCTAGCGCTCCGAAGACTTCGATCCGATCGCCTGTTTTGAGAAGGTGCGCCGCCGCCGTGCATACGATAGGGGCTGTGTTCGTCGCAGCCGTAATGGCAAAGTTACGTTGGTTCCAGATCAAACCACCTTCGATATCGACGGCACCACCGAGAAAGTCGATCGCGACGTCCCAGTCGCCCGTATACGCGCTGGCGTTGACGGGTGACATGTACCACTCGCAATTCTTCATCAGAATCGAGCCAGCGCCCGACCCGACTCCGCCTCCACTATTCACGATTGCGTTGTTGCCCTCGGCTTCGACATCGTACAGGGCAAGGCGCGCGTTACCGCCCGCCAGAACCGCCGCCCCCACGCATCCGTTGATTACGCCACCGAACATGGATGTCGGGCCCGACGACAACGCCATGTTAAGCCCATAGCGAAAGTAGTTGAGTGCGCTTCCAAACAGCGCAACGTTTTTCGTATTGTTCCCGGCTAGGTTCACGATGCCGTCGGCAAGTTGCCCGACCAAGTAGGTCGTCTGGATCGTGCATCCGTAAAAACGGATGTTGTCTGTTTGGGTGATACCTCCGGTGTTGGGACCGAGGGCTACGGCGGCGCCGCCTGCCACGTTCCTGGGGCTTGTGATCTGGCAGTCGTGAATGTCGACACCTGATGCGCCGATCGCGTTCACTTGGTCGGGACGGATCCAAAGGACGCGCTTAGCAACGCCCGCACCGTCTAACCATAGGTTTTGAATCCGTAGACCATTCACTCCCGGACAATCCAATAACGTGCCATCGGTCGCGCCTGTCCAACGGAGCCGCACGCCCATGTTACCCGCACCCGACGCGGTCTCACCTATGAGTCGAATTGTTTGATTCGGATGACCCTGAATCGTAAGCGTCTGGTTGATGCCGTAAAACCCCGAACCCGCGACAGGAAACGGAATCCGGATCTCGAGACTTTTCGTACTCGTCAGAGTCGCGGCGAGATTGATCGCAGCTTGAATTCCCGCTGTATCGGCAGCGTCGATTCCACGACCTGCCCCGAACCAAGCGGTGCTGATAGCTCCCGAATACTGCCGCTCCCAGCGCCCCGTCGTAAGAGCCGCTGCGGTTCCGAACCCTGGTTGGATTACGACTCCGCCGTCGTGAAGTGCGGTCGAGGTCGCGTTCCATCGGAACGTCCCACCCCCGTTATCGCCCGCTGCTGCGAAGTTCGCGACCTCGACGGTTTTGGCTCTGTTGGATCGAGCCCCCACAAGAGCCGCGATCGTCGCGAACGTCGGCGTGAGGGCAGTGCGATCCCCTTCCGTCGCTTGAGCCCACCCACGAGCGTTTGAGGAGGAATTGTCCTCACCCAAAACTTCTCGAAATGCCGGCTCGCGCCCACCATCATCCCACAATAGACCGTTCGGATCGCGCGTTACCGCGAAGATGAAACTTTTGAGGTTTGCCCCAAGCCCATCTCCGACCGTCAACTGCGCTCGATAGGTCCCGGGCGTTGTCGCCAAATAGGTAGCGTGAAACGAGTTCGGACTCGACGGTTGTGTCTGGGCGGCTCCCGCAGGCCACGCCGTGAAGGTCCAGATCGGATTCGTCTGCCCGCTCGACGATTGCGCAACGAAGTCGATCGTAGTCCCGGACCGAAGATCGACGCGTGCGATATCCTGTGTACCGGGACTGTCTTCCTGGCTTACCGTGAAATGAGCGCCGCTCATAGGGGTGTCAATCCGTTCGCTGTAGAGAAGAATGTTCGAAGTTTTGCGCGGTCCGATGCAGAAGGGATTCCAGACGCGATGTAGATATCGGCGACGTCACCCCCCCACGGCTGACCGGCGTAGCTCTCGCCGATCTTAAACCCAGACGTGCCAATATCCGACGACACATTTGACGACGTCAATACGCGCGTTACGCCGTTCACGCGCACGACTACTGGAGCGCCTACTGTCAATTCCCATTCGATCAAGAATGGTTGAGTGATGTCTGGTGCGGTCGCCGTGAGTTCGGAAGCAAGTCCTCCGACACCGTCGTTCCAATAGTAACAAGCACCGCCTATGTTGGTAGGGTATAGGATCGATACTGCACCCGTCGTTCTGAATTGAAAGATCGTGCCGCCTACCGAGGTGCTGGCTTTCGCGACTGCTAGCGCGTAGCGAGGGGCTCCTGCCGCTAGGATGTCGGTGGTGTCGGCTAAGAGCTGATTACTGCCGATAGTGAAAGCGATCGTGGGTCGGCCATTAATACCGTTCGCGATTGCGGGGCGCAAGCTAGCGTTGCTCTGTGTGCCCGTGAAAGCAGCGGGTGGTGCCGTTGTAGCCCATGCGCTTGCGGCGCCCGAAACATTCGTAACGCGTTCACGTGCCCCGAACCACGCGACTGTTTCGGGGACATCAAACGGAGACCAACCCCGCCAGTCTTGCCAGTCTTGCGGCATTCAGGGCCCCGATAGACCAAATACCGTCGCGGTCGTTGCTGCATTGACCTTGCTGAGGGCGATCCGGATCCGCGTGCCGGCAACCTGGGTACCGAGCGATTGAGCAGTTCCGCCAACGCCCGTGACGTTGACGTTGCCCGTCACGGCTACGAACAGCCCCTTGGTACAAGTAGCGGTGACGTCCGTAGAATCGCTCGGCGTGATCGCCGTAAGGGTGTTGGGGTCCTTCAGCGCGAGTATGTCGGTGTGAAGGGTATCGAGTTTTCCCGCGAGCGTCGTCGCGAGATCCGTGTGAAGGGTTGTCCCGAGGTCGGCATGGAGGGTATCGAGCTTCGTGTTCGCGCTCGTCTGAAGCGCGCTCGTCGCGAGTCCCGCCGTCGAAACAGTCGCCGTGACGTTGACGGTTCCGGCCCCGAGGTCTCCCCCCATCGTGAACGTATAGGTGCCGGTGGCGTCTCCCCCGGGAGGCGTCACGAGCAGGAACGCGCTGATCGATCCGGCCGAATTCTCGGCCCTGTTCGTCAGCGCCGGCACCGTGAAGTACGAGAGCTTCCCGGGGTCGACCGTTTGGGTCGCGCTCAGGTACCAGGCCTGCGTGATGTCGTCGTACACGTAAAGCGCGACCGACATCGAGTTCGGACTTCCCGACCCAACGTACTGGTACCCGACCACGATGTTTTGGATCGGGAACCCGTTGATGTTGCTGATTACGCAGTCGAACTCGGGGTTGTTCGACGTGTTCTGAGGGGCGTCGGTCGGGGCCGAGTCGGTCCCGAGCGTCGGAAACGTAGCGGCGCCGACGGAGCGGCTGAAGGCCTTGCCGAATCGCATCCCCTACCGTGGCAGCCGCCCCGCGGGCGTTCAACCACCGCGCCGCGCGGCGCGGTCAGGAGGTAGCGCGCGTGACGTCCGGTACGACCGAACAGATCCCGGTCTGGACGGTCGTGACGTTCCCGGTCGAGTCCATCACCTGGACGTCGTACCGGAGGTTCACGGGGTTATCGGGCAACGCGAGCGTCGGGGCCGGCGGGATCGTGACCCGAACCCGGCCCCCGAGAGCATCGACGATCGCGACTCCCGAGGTCGTGGTCGAGAGCGCGATCGTCGCGGATGCGTCCTGGTCCGATACGGTCCGCTTGGCCGTGAACCACGCCTTGCCGGCCGTCAGGTCGATTACCTGTAGGAACCCGGTCGCGGGATCCGGCCGCTTCGCGACGACCTCGAACGCGTACGTGTCGCCGCGCGGGAACGAGATGTCCTTCTGCTCCATCCCGGGATGTTACGCCGTCTGGGAGACGGCTGCCCATTCGACCGAGAGGCCCTTGCCGTGGCCGAAGAGCGCGAACCCCGCGTACCCGATCGTCCGGACCGCCATCGCGACCTCTCCCCCGACGATCCAAGAATCATCGCTCGGGTGAATCGTGACGGCGTCCGAGATTCGGGCGAGCGCCCCCTGCTCCCCACCGGCCTGAACCCCAACCAGCATCGACATATGCTGGGCGCCGTCGGGCGCGAACCTAACGGACGCGTCCTGCGTGACGTCCTCGATCTTCACGCCGGCGTTGAGCCGCACACGGGCTCGCCAGTGAAACCGCGGGAACGCCGGGTCGCAGAACATCAAAAGCTTCGCGACCGCCGACGGATGTTGCGAGAGTGGCCACCCGGCTCCCCAGGACCGCACCACGTAACCACCAGCGCCGTTCCGGAGCATCATCTCGGGCACGACCGGGATCGTCGTCGCCCCCATCGCCTCGAGCGCGGTCGCCTTCTCGCGCGAGACGAACGCGCCGTTCCAGAAGTTCCCCGTCGGATCGCTAAGTACAACGTGTTGGTTGCTCATGTTCGTCCCTTTGCCTTTTCCTCGACCCAGGACGCGAGCGCCAAGCCCGTCAGGGCCGTCACGGCGCCCGCGTACGCGACCACGACGAAGACGGCCAAGAGGATCCAGGCTGCGTCGTCGGCGGCTCGGTCGAGCTTCATCAGGTCAGGGATGGCGCCGGCGAGCCGTACGGGAACCGGCGAATTGCTTCGCGCCGTGCTTCCAGGCCGGGAACGCGGCCCCAAAGACGCTCCGGACCTGGCCGCCGTCCATCAGGATCTGGTAACCACCCGCGTCCATCGAGTAGGGAGCCGCGAGTTTTCCGAGTTGGTCGAATCTTCGGCTCGTTGGTTTTCCGTCGAAGTACTCGGGGAACACGAAGTTCGACACGCTCACCGGTGAGGTCCCGGTCGAGAGCTTCATCGGATAGCTGTCGCCTTCGACGGGGTCGCAAAGCTCGAGCGCGATCAGGGTTCCGTTCGGCATCTGGGCCCAGCGGTTCGCGATCGGGTCCCCGTAGATCTCGAGCGCCTCGTGCGAGAGCGTCACGGACACGGAATTCGGACCATCAATCTCGGTCCCGCCGTTCTGGAGAATCAGATCGACGAAAACCTTCCCGTACGGATACCCGTGCGGATCTTGGTCGTGATACCCGAGGGCGCCCGCGACATCCGGATTGTCGAGCAACCAGAGCCGCGATGCCGACTTCGGGACCGCGGTGACGTCGCGGAAGTACTGGACCGCCCAGGCGGCTCGTCCCCACGCGACGCTCGCGTGGCGCTGAATCTGTTGCTGGACCGCTTCCGCCATCGCTTCGACGAGGTTCGGTAGTCCGGTAAAGTGCGCCGACTTGTTCAGGATCGCGATCAGCATCGTTACCTCCGGGTGAGAAAGTCGGCTGCTTCCTCGCAGAGCGAGGGGGGGAAGTCCTTCGACCGTTGAGCGGCCGTGACCATCCGGGTCAGGATCTGCTTCGTGGCTTGGAAGTCATCCCAGGCCTGCTTTCGGTGCGACTCGAGTCGGGCGCATTCGTCCGCGAGTCTCGTGTCGGTCGCGATCGCTTCGTCGACCTTCTGATTCAGGATCTTGAGCTCCGCGAGAGCGCTCTGTTCCTGGGGCGCCTGATGTACTTCTTCGAATCGTTTCGCCATCGCCCGACCATGCCGCGGGCGCCATCCGGGGTCAATGGCAACGCAAGAGCTTCACCGTTCCGCGCAGTTACCCCTTCATCCCGAAGTCCACAAGGGGGACTGCCGCGGATGCCTCGAATTCCTCTGCGGGGGGTGCGAGCGCTGGCGCGGCTTCTGCCAGGGCTGCGGCGACGATATGCCGGAGCTCTGCGACCTCTGCTACCAGGACGTCATCGAGTGGCGATCCTGGGCCCTTCTGCGCGAGCTCCCGCTTGATGATCAGATCGTAATCACTCCGATATCGGTCGGGAAAGAAAAAGCGATCGCCCCCGTCGTTATTCGCGTTCCGCCCAGGCCTGGAGTCCCGGCCGTGGGACCCGGACGACGCGAGCCCTGACGGTTCGGTTCCCGAGAATCCGGTTGGCCTCGACCCGGTGATGACCGTTGTGCAGGTACAGGACGCCCCCGCTCGCGACCACGATCGGTAGGTCCTGCGCGAAACCGTTCTTCGAGACGTCGTCCGGTTCGCCTTTCCCGCCCCGCTCGACGTAGTGCTGGACGCGCGACTTTCGAACCGTGTGCTGGACCGCGTGAAGATCCCGGATCGGCACGTCGCGAATATCCGCGGCGTCGAACTGGGAACGCGTGATCTTCCCCCCGTACCCCTTCTTCCCGTCCCGGTACGGGAGCGTCACGTCCTCGAAGTCGGAAGCCACGGCTCAGTTGGGGCGCTGGGGCGGATCCCGGCGGAGCGCTTCTGTCGCGTCTTGAACGAGCTCCTCGAGAGACTCGCGATCGAGCTGGATCCAGAATCCCTTCCGCTCGTCCGGTCCCGGGTCCTCGTTGAGCGTGACGACGAGCCCGAACTCGTCGTCAGTGATCTTCCGAATCTCGAGGTCGTGAACTTCCCCGCCGTCGGCCGGGTCGAGGTCGTCGCGGGGATCTGCCATCTCGGGAGCCTCGCACCCCCCGGGGGGCCGTTCAACCACCGCGCCGCGCGGCGCGGTCAGACCTGCCGGACCGTAATCTCGGCCTGCCCGACCCCGAAGTGAATGAGCGCAGCCTTACGGGCCTCGAACCACGTCTGGGCCATCACGCGGAACGGAGCCGACCCTTCGACGGGTTGGCCGCACGACGTCCGGGTCGCCTCCCACGGAATAGGGCGATCCGGCGGGACCGCGCACTCGTGCTCCTTCGGCCCCCGGGACTTCGGAGCGCTGCCTCTAGCGTGCCTTCTTTGCGCCACGGCCCGCTCCCTTTCGCTTGAAGTGTTCGACTTCGGCCAACCGTTCCTTCGCCTCGCTCATCGTCAGGTCCGGGCGGCTGAGCGGCTTCCCCGCTTCGCTCGTGACCTGGTGCCCCTGTTTCGTTTTCTTGATCATCGCTTTCGTTCCTTCGCGCCCTTCAGGCGCTGCTCGATGTAGGCGTCAACGCGCCGCGCGTCGACCGTCGCCCTATGGCATTCGCCGTACTCGCGGTCGAAGCTGATCACCTGGAGGTACTGGCTCGACCGGTACGCGGCTCCGTTATGCCAAGCGTCGCGTGGGGCTAACGTGTTGAAGTACTCCATCTTTACGTCCGGGTATTCCTCGACCTTCACGACCTTCTTGTGATGGATGTGCCCGAGGATCCAGACCTTGTAGTTCGCCTTACCCCAGTAGCTCCGGCAACCCGGGATCCCGTTCGGACCGCAGTCGGTCGCCATCACGCCCGGGAGTTGTTCGGGCCGCGTCTCGTCGCCGTGGCAGGTCCCGATCAGATTCTTCCCGAACAGCTTGTAGGCGAACGGATTCAGGTTCTCCTCGATCACGACCCGGTCGTCGTTCCGGTACATCTCGAGCAGCAACATCTGGAGGACCGTCGAGAGCTTCGGGTCGTGGTTGCCCCGCCGGATATCGACCGTCACGAGCTCGTGCTTCTGCTTGCAGAGGTCGATGAGGCGACGAAACAGGTCGAGCCCGACCCGGATCACCTTCCCCTGGCGGGAGTCGACGTCGACCTTGTTATGACCGCGGGGCGTCAGTTGGTTGTCGTCATCGGCGTGAAAGAAGTCTCCGACATCGACGATGAAGGCTTCCTTCGCCGGCGGGGCCATCTCGACCAGCATCTCGACGCACCGGTAAAGCTGCTCCTGCGCGATCTTCAAGTCGAAGTCGCGGCCGCCGGTCTCGCGCCCCCACGCCAGCATCCCGATGTGGGGATCGCCGAGCACGTACGTGCTCAGGAGGTCGAGACGCTTCATCGGCATCGGCTTCGAAGGCTTCGAGAGCCCCCGGTACTGCTTCGCGTGCTGCTTCGCCTGTCGCCAGAACTCCTCCAGGTTCTTCTGGTTCTTGTCCGCGACCGCGCGCTGGTGCTGGATCAGGACCTCGCCCTGACGCCCATACATGGTCGAGACACGCTCGAGCGAGAAGTTCGGCGGGAGCGGATCGACCTTTGGTTTCCCCGAGGGGCCGCGCTCGCTCTTCACCCACTGCTTCGTCAGCTTTCCCTTCTCGTAATGGTCCGAGTTCCCCTTCAGCCGCATCGGTTCCGGAACCGGCTTCTGCCATCCGTACGCGGGCGCGAGCCCCTGCGAGGCTGCGAACTTCCGGACGACTCCGAGCGCGTGCAGGATGCTCGACGGCGATATCCCCATGCGGCGCGCTGCTTCGTGCGCGTTCCCACCGCACTCAATCGTAAGGTCGATCTTCGCAAGCTGCGTTGGAGTCGTGACGAACTGCTTGAGCTGTTCGAGCTCGCCGACGCTCGCGCTCGGCACTCCGCCTCGCCGAACCCCTAGGAACGGGGTCGCGGAGACTTCCGCCTCCGGAGCGTGAACGCTGCCCGCGGAGGACTTGGGAACCGGAACCCGACGGACCTTAGGATCGGTAGCTGATGAACGGCGTGACATTCGATGAACTGCTCCTTGTATTCGAACCCGGTGTCCTCGAGCGCAACGTGCCCGAGTTCGTGGAGGAGCGTCGTTTCCCAGGTCCCACGGGGAGCCCGGGGATTCAGGTAGATCCGCCGGGCGGTGAACTCGACGAACGCGTGGTCGTCGATCCCGTCAGCGTTACGACCGAAGCCGGCGACTATCTCGGGGGTCGCGAAGTAGACCCGCCACGCGCGGTGGCGGTCGTCGCGGAACCCGAACCAGAAGACCGGCTTCAGCTTCGCCACGAGGGGTCTATGACGCCCCCACCGGACCCCTACAAGTTATCCCCAGGTTAGCGAGCCGTTCGGGGGAAGGCCGGTGACGCTACGTCCCACGCGTCGAGCTCGGGGGTCCCGAGGTGAAGCGAGCAGTTCGGGCCGTCCCGGAGCCCGCTATACATCACGCTCGGGAGCGGGCCCTCGTAGTGAAGGTCGCCACCGGCGAACCGGAGCCCGAGCGCGTGGCCGAACTCGTGAAGCATCGCCCGGCGGAGCTCGTCCTCCGTGAACCCGAACCCCGCCACGATCGCGGGGTCGATCCCGATGTGGGCCGTCAGGGGCTCCGGGTTCTCGGCTCGCCAGCCCGTGCCGGCCAAGTGGGGCGCTACCGCTTCCGACTCGACCCGCCAGGTCCCGTCGTGCCACTCCGACCCCGCCGGAACCGAGACGACGAGGAACGACATCCCGGTCGCGGCCGACCACTCGGTCGCGGCTTCCTGGACCGGTTGAAAAAAGGTCTCGTCCGCCTCCACGATGACGTCCGCGGCCCTCGCGACTACCTGCCCGGCCTGGGGCGCCGGGTCGACCGTCGGGACCGGGCCGGCCCCGTAGGCGCACGCGTTCGCCAGCATCATCGTCGCCACCAGAATCATCTTCTTCATGTCTCTCATCATACTTGTCTAGACGACGTTGTCTAGACAATCTTAAGCGCCGTAAGCGCTTTCTTTTTTGACGAGAGTGGGCGCGGTTAAGAAGAAAGGTAGGACGACATCGCCTTCCGGATCAGATCCGTGATCCCGATGCCTTCCTGAAGGGCCCGGACCCGCCAGGTCTCATACTCGGAATGCCGGAACCGGAACCCTCTCATCTTCGAGCTCTCGGGAGTCGGCGGAGTCGGGTCCGGCGGAACGGACTTCTGTTTTTTGGTTCTCATGGGATGTCTATACGGGCTTTCAACCCTCCCGTACACCCCTCCAGTACCAGAGGGCGCGGGGTACTAACGAAGGACGGACGCGAGAGCTAGGCGGGTCGTCGTACGAGCCGCCCGGACTTTCGCCGACGATCTTCGGATCTCCCAGATCCGAGCCGCGATCCGGCCCGCGTCCTCGGCTCGCCCCGCCCGCATCGCGAGCTTCCACTCCTCCTGCAACCCCGCGATCAACTCCGTTTCCATCTTCCGTCCCTCCTGCGTTCGTTCCATGCCCCTTAGGAACGGCGCTGTCTAGACAACCTTTAACGCTTTCTTGCGGCATCGCGGGAGGGGGAAAGGACGACATTGCGCCCGCTGGCCTCACGAGGATCCGGCGGTAGCCGATCCGGCGGAGCTGTGAGACCGCGAGGTCAACGAACCCACCCTGTCGGGTCAGCGTCACGTTCCGGCTTCCCTCTCGGTGGTGCGTCCCGATAACCCGGTAGGATTCGTCTTCACACATCGAGTTCCTCTTTCGCGATCTCACACAGCAGTTTTGACGCAACCGGGTCGAGCGCGTGAAGGCGTCCGAATGCGGTC